GATGTTGTGTACCGTGACTAGAAACACATGATACATTTAAATCCGCGTCTGTAACGGTTTTTTGTTCTATATTTTCAGTGCGCCATTTATAAAAAGGAGTCCCAAATGTATTTACAGAATTATCTACGTCCAAGTAAGAACAGGTTTCGCTAGGACACGTATAAGTTCCACATAAACCGTTATTGTTACCATCCCAAGGACCCAAGTAATTATTTGTGGTTTCATCTATGGACGTACATTTGAAATCTAATACTTTATCAAAATCACTTACAAACTTCTCTTTATATTTATTATAAATTGAATAAATATAAACTAAAGACAAAAATATTATTAGTGGATATAATAATATTAACATTTAATTAATTAATACAAAATTATGTTCTAAATCTTTATAGATTCAAGAAGGACGATAAATATGTTTTTGGTGATTATACAACTCTAATGCCTCATAATCAGTTAATACTCGATCAAACACTCCCGATGAACCTATTATAATTTCTGTGTTTCTAAGTCCATTTATTGTAGTTCCATATTTATTCTTTTCTCCATAATCATATCCTAATGAATAAGGACTATTATATGGTATATTGAAAGGTTTTATACTATTATCTGAAGCGAGCCGGTTTATATGTAAAGTCTTAATTCCATTCCAATAATGGCGCCAATATGTTTTACCATCTGTATCTTTTTCAATGGATACAACAAGATGAAACCATGTGTCAGGTGTAAAAACGTTGTTCGGAGTAGCAAGAAAATTATGAGTATGTACGCTATCATTTCCCATTATACTACATAGTACACGACCTTGGTCTATCTGTGTTCGTATAGAAAACGCTCTGTTTACAGTAGGATCTGTCGCGAAACCTGCGATAAAACAGTATGATGAGTTAGTAAAATATGATTGATTTACATTTAACCACATACTTGTTGTCCAACCAACATTAACAGTAGTTCCTGTTGATATAATTGCTTTGTTTCCAATATTTCTAGCAATAAATCCAGATTTAGCGTTAGTCATTCTTATACCATATCCACTTGTAACTTCATGAGTTCCTGACGATTCATATTTATTCATATGACGATTATTACCAGAAATATCTAGGATTGTTGTAGGATTTGCGTCCACATTAGTTAAATCGTAATACACAACAGCCGAATTAGTAATAGGTGTTCTAACAGTTAATGTTCTTGTGAAAATTGGTGCTAAAGGATTACATCTTTTAAGCTTTATTTCCCTTCTAACTTGCACTGAACTATCATTATTTGTTATTCTTGAAGAATCAAATGATGTAAATAATATAGGCATTCTTGGAGGATCCCAATCATTTGCTCTAAAAGAATATGTTCGTGTATTGGCTAAATTTTTCATTAAAATTGGAATATTTTCATTAAATCTTGTTTCGATAATTTCTGGACTTGATGAAATTACTGAAGTGCCTTTAAACATTTTGAATATAAATGTTGGGATATCACAAGAATCGTCTCTTATAGTTAATGTTTTTGCTTCTTTACTACCACAACCTACTATATCGTAAATTCTTTCAATTTGAATTGTAGAATTCATTGTTATTCTTGAATCAAATGATGTTAATATCGTAGGCATTGTTGAATTCCATTGAATTGCTGTAAAAGAATATGTTTTATCATTAGAACTATTTGTTAAAGAAATTAGAGCACCTCCAATAAAATCTGTTTTTAAAATTGAAGCTTGACTTGATAAAGGCGTATTTGTAAAAGCGTTTGTTTTAACAATTTGAAAAATATACGAAGCGGTTTTACAAATACAATATGGTCCAGTTTTAGTTTCAGTTCTTATTAAATCTCCATTAGTACCTGGAGTATTAATGGAGTTTGTATTCAAAAAAAAACAGTTACCAGAAGCTGTTGTGACTTTTGTGTCTTTTCTAAATTTCTTTTCGCATAAATTATTATTTTTCCTATTATTTGTATCTGTAGTTAACGTTTCCCAATCAACAGAATTAAATACAGTTGTCCTTGTATATGAATCTGGATCTGTAGGTGTATTTTGTACATAATATATATCTCCTTTTTCACAGTCTCCACATGTTGCTGTACAACCAGGTGTATTAATACATTGTTGAACTTTTTTTGAATCGGAAGCAGGACAAGGTAAAACATTGTCTCCATAACTTTGTGTTGTAATAGTAATAGGACACTCTCTAGAGAAAACACATTTATTATCAACACTATCTTCCCAATTAGTACATCCGTTATCGTAATTGAAATCACACATTACCTGGCATTTTGGAATAGGACATCCTGGAACGTTTGTTCTTACTTCATTTATATCTTCGTAATAAACTGAATTTTCCGTATTATTTAATGGTTTATGTCGTAATGCTTCCAGACAACTCATTCCATCACCACGTTGTTTTGTCGTTACACTATATGTGTATGTTGTTTTACCTGTTAAATTCATATCAGAACCATTCTCATTTCGACCAGAACATAATGAATTATCATAACTTACACATGGACTTATTGAAGCTTCATCAGATAATACACAATCAACAGGACAATTTCCAAGACCTCCTATATTTTCATATCTAAAGACAATTCTATTATTTTTATAAATACCAGAGTGAACGTTTTCTAACTCAGGATATGACATGATATCTGTTGTTGATCTATCAAATACACAAGAAAGAATGGTTTCAGGAGTGGTTTGTGGAACGGTATTTGTTAATTTTATTTTTTTTGTAATTGAATTGTATTTACATAAATCAAATTTTGTAACATCAGTGCTATTGAACAGGTCTTCGTCTAATGTCGATGTTGATGCTGTATGACCTAAAGCCACTTCAGATTCAAATACTCTTACTGGAACACATGGTGGAATAATGCAAGTATTGGTATCATCATCCTCTACATATCCAATAGGGCAAACAGATTTACAAGAGTCCATAGTATACGTTAAACCTACTGGGTTTTCTCTCGTGTACAAACATGGTTCAAACGGATCATCATTGAGTTGTTTTTTTCGATACATATAAAATTTAAAATTATGATCGTCTAAACATTTTGTGGTTAAAGGATTTGTCATAGGACAATCTATAACATCTCTACATTGCATTGTTTTCAAATCCAACGCTTGATTGTTTGGACAAGCATCACAATAGGTATCACCGATTGCAGAATACACTAATGGTTTACTACAATCTTCTTCACAATCACTGGGTGCTGTTGACCTACATAACGAACTAGAAGTAACACTACCATCATCATCATCAATTTTACTTTCAACATATGCTTCATCATTGTAAGTACGCTTTTTCTTAATATTTCCAGTCGGATTTATATTTTCATAACAGACGGTAGAACCTCCACAAACAGCTAAATCATAACACGCATTTCTTTCTGTAAATTGTGTATGATCTGACAAAAATTTACCTTGTGGACAAGGAGTACACTTCTGTTCATCAACATTTCGATATTCATTTGAGTTAGAACAAAATTGTAATTCGTATGTAGGACAATTAAACCCACCTAACGTATTTACATCAAACTGTTTACTTAATCTCGGGTTAACGCTCTGATATATACATTTAGTTCCGTCTCCACTCAAAACAGATCTATATGGGGTATACTCGAAAAAGTCTCTTTCGTCCAAGTTACAGCAAAATCTATAATCAGGTAAAGAACAATCTAAGCTTGTTGTGTATGTATCTAGTGTATAATTATTCGCACAAGCTCCATCCGACATATCTCCCTCTCCGTCATCATTCGGTAAACATTTATTTTCTTTATCAAAATATCTACATACGTTATTGTGTAACTTTTTTGTATATAAAACACTTTCAAATACGCGTTCTATAGAATTCAATCTGTATCTTACAATAGGGGTAGCGTTCGTATCACAACTAGAACACTCTGATATTTTTTTACATGTTAATCCTGTGTCGTCATTTTCGTCTATAGCATAACGCTCATAATTATCCATTATAGGGACACCGTCGGTTGATACTGTAGCACATGCTTTATTCATCGAAGAACAATTAAATTTTTCTTTCATACAATCTTCAAAATAATCATCTGTTTTATTTACGTCTGAAGAATCATTTATATTTTCCCAAATACAATTCCCTTGAGAATCTAATTTTTTAATATACTCTTTCTTAAACCAATCCTTTTTAAAAACATCTGAATCAGAAGATTCGTATTCAAAACAAAAATTACTAGCACCTAAATCATAACAAGTTGGAGATTCTGTGGTACAATATACATTATTTGCAACATCCTCTTTTGTAGAACACACAAACTCTCTATCTTCCGTATAAGACCCTATCATATTTGTTGTTTCTGTTCTATAAACATATTCGTTTGTTCTAGTATCAAGAACCAGTTTATTACAAGTCTCTAAAGGACATATATTCTTTTCACATTTTCCAGTGTTCCAATTATAATCTTGGTAACTATTATTAGTATTTACAACACATTTGTAATCCAAAACATCATCAAAGTCACTCACAAACTTTTCATTTATTTTCCATAGTTTTGTTACTATTAATATTAAAATTAAAACTAGAAGAAAATAAAAAATATAATTCATTTTTATTTTTTAAAATATTTAAGTTTGAACACATTTCAATTGATCGTCAATATATTTCATACGATAAAATGAAGGACAATAATAATTACAAGTTTCTAAAATATCTTCTTCATCTACTTCATTTCTAAGAATACAATTAGAGTCATACCTATAATTCTTAGCGTTATAGTCGTCATTTGGGTCTACACATGGTCTATGTGGTTGTTTCCTTTTACATATAGTTGGACTATTACAAGTTTTACTACAGCCTTTAGGATCTACACACTCGCCTTTACTGTCATCTACTTTAGGAGTATAATATAAACTACAATCGGGGTTTAGACAAGGTGTTGTATATAAAGAACACCTAGGTTTTAACTCACAAGCGCTATCAAACGTTTTGGCTTCCCTATTCACCATGATACTATTCATTCCACATTCCATACATATATTTCTGCTTTCAAAATAAAACTCCTTTTCCGTACAAGTTGGTTTAGGTGCTCTTGGTGGTACTATTTGTTGCATTAATCTAGGTTGTACTATTGGTTGCGTAGTGGTGGTTGCTGGTACATAGGTTTGTTGTATTGGCTGTATATATGTTTGTCTTGGTTGTATGTACGTTTGTGTTGGTTGTATGTACGTTTGTGTTGGTTGTATGTACGTTTGTGTTGGTTGTATATATGTTTGTGTTGGTTGCGTAGAAGTTTCAACAATAGTGTTACAATTTTGATAGTTTACATCATCTTGAGATTTGGAAACACATACACTATTTTTTAACAGTTGTTTACCTGTATATACGGAACCATCTGCTTTTATACAAGTCTCTGTAGGACAAGATGATATAATACATTTACCTGTTCGGTAGTCATAATCAGAATATCCACCACCCAAGTCTATACATTTATTATCCAAAATATCTTCAAATGTGTAAGTGTTAAAAGTTTCAATATCTTTTGAATAATTATAAAAAATATGAATTGAAAATAAAATAATAACTATTAGTAAAATTATAATTATTAGAGAGTAAAGTATCATTTTAATTAAAGAAGTATAGAAATAAATAAAATTAATTTAAGTTTTTTTTTTAAGAAGGTTCAGGTGCAGATTTTTTATCCCATACTTCAAAACAAGGTTCATCGCAATCACTAGATCCACACACAAATAATTTAGAGTCTACCATTTTTATACATCCTTCAGAACCAAACTTTATACCTTTACCAAAATCAGGTTTAACAACTTCACCAATTTCTGCTGATTGACCCAATTTATTCAATATACCTGCTCTATCTGATATACCTGTTGGTATTAGTGATGTTAGAACTTGTTTAGTATCACCTATATACGCTGTTTCTACATTAATATTTCCAGGACTCGCTGTAATTGATTTAACATATTTGCTAGGTACATTAATACTATAGCCATTTATATCCCCAGTAGGATTAGGATGGTTAGTAACATCGTATCCATTAATATCACCAGAAGTAAAACCATGACCAGCAAAAGTACCGTGTAAAGTATCCCTTTTTGCAATTGTTTTAACGTCTCCTCGTTCAGATTGAATACCTGAGACGCCTGTATCAATCTCTGTATCATGTTCTGTATCATCATTTTTAATAAATTTTATTATATTACCATCTTTACGAACATTTTTAATATAATTGGTATCGGCCTTTTTCATATAACCGTCTAGTAATGGTATATCACTGGGCCTACCAGAGGCTAAAGTTGTATCTAGTTTTAATTGTCCAACATTTTTTAATATAATATTACCTGTTTCCTCCACATTTATATCTCCATTTCTAACATTTATTTTGTTTCTGTTATAATTATTACCTCCTACTCCTTCAAAATCGATATTTTTTGTTATAATGGTAGGTACACTTAGTGTAGAAGATGTTGTTATATTCGTAAAATCCATATTCAAATTGTTATTACCTCTATCAGCTGATTTTATTAATCCAAAACCACGAACATCAGAATTGAATTGACTAGAAGGGTCGTCGTTTAATGAAGATGTTTCTAAAGTATTTAATCTATCATCAATTGTTTGACATTGTTTAAGTCCACCTGATGTTCCAATACACATCTCATGAACAATATCACCACTAATAGTAGTCGTCTTTGGAATTCCTGTATATAAATCATTAATTCTAAATGAGTTTCGTTTTACATCTCCAAATTGACCTTTTCCATAATCAGCTTTTTTAAACCATTCCTCTTCATCAGGATGAGTTAAAGTTGTACTATAATCATCTGTAGATGGATTCAAAATATGAAACAAATTCATCTTGCTAACACCACCATTGGCTTTGTCTGTATTTATAGTATTTATTTTCGTTTCTATTTCTTCTAATTTTGATCCAAGAGAATCACCGAATGTATATCTACTATTTTTTGAATCTGTATTATTTAATATTCCGATTCTATCATTGTCACGATTATATTGAGATATTCCAATATCATAAAACGAATCGACAAATATTTTACCACCTTCTGGTATAGGAGAACCTCCGCTTTTCATTCCAATATTTTTTCTCGATAAAATCAAATCAGTGCCTTTTTTAAATTCAACATGTTCTCCATCATCATCTTGTGTATTTTTTCCATTATCATTACTGCTATAAAATAATTCACCATTTTTTTTAAATTTTAATAAAGGACCCGAATCATCATCTATAGAACCAATTTTCGAATTGGCTATATTGTTATCTACTACTCCACGGTAATCAAATATTTCATCAAGAGTATTTAGATATGTGCCGTGTTTATCAATATTTGTTTTCACATCCATACCTTTAACTGTAAATTCGCCTGTTACATCTAAATTTGATGTATCTAAATTTGATGTATTTAAATCGTTCAAATATAAATTTTGATTGTTTAATTTTCTAGATAATCCAAGTTGATTTAAATTATTAGTTATTCTATCGAATGAAGTTTCTAAAGTGGTATCGAAATTGCTACTGAAATTAGTAACGAAATTATCATCGAAATAAGTTTTTGCATACAGTTTGGTCTCGTCGTTAGACAACGTATTTGATTCTATTCGAGAAAACAACGAACCCAATGTTATTCTTCCATCTGTTTCTAAATCTGAAGACGAAAGTATACCGGTTTCGGTTACATTTTGTTTTAATAAGTCAAAATCTATTTTCATTTGTGTAATAACATCTGTATTTGATGATATATTCGATAAACTATTTAAATTAAAATTGTACTCATTATTAATATAACTATATAGATTGGATTTTTTCAAATTGTTAGGATCATTAATAATTCCCTTAATTTTTTTTTCATGTTCTGAATTTGATTGTTGTAATCTAAATATATTAACTTCCTCATTAAGTAATCTCGAAGATACATCGTCAGAATTAGATAACAAAGACTCCATATTATTAAAGTTTTGGTATTTAGACTCAGGGAAATAGTTATTATCAAACCAATTATTGAAATTATTATCACCAGTAACGTCGTTATAACTATTAATTAAAAACGTCTCTTCATTATTTGGTAAATTAAAGAAATTGTTTAAACTTGAAGAAACTTTTTGATGCCCTGAAGAAACAGTTGTATCAAGAAGATTATATAAACCCAGAGTCATGTCATTAGACACTGACATTTTTCCTAATAAATTAGAATTAAAATTATATATATCTCTTGACATACTATCGTTTTTTGCATCTAAATTTGACATTTTACTTCTATATGGACCAGTTCTAAAATTATCGAAATTTGTTTTATTTTCCAATATATCATCACTGAGTCTTGAATTAATAGTTTGTTGTTCTAATCTATTTTTTCTAATTTTTTCTTTATTTATTAAAATGTCTGAAGCTAATCTTTCGTTTTCTGCTGTCATACGATTATTAACTCCAATAAAGTTAGCTGTTGTTATATTTTTATAACTATTAAATCGTTTATCTATATTATTTACTTTTCGTTCAGTCTCTTTATTCTCTTTTTTCAATTCATCTTTAGTAACTTTGTGATTATGTTCTAATTTTTTGTTATTTTTGTTAATTTCATTTACTAAATTATTCATTTTTTGTTCTGATGAGTATTTGTCACTTTGAAACTTAAGTTTTGTATCTTTATATAATGTATCTATATTCTTAACTTTTGCCTTATTTTTAATTACAATAACTGTTGTTGTCGTAACTATAAAAAACGCAAGTAGTGAAAATATTAAAGAAACAATCATTTTAAATATAAGTAGAGTTTTTTATTTTGTTAAACGTATTAAAGCATCATAATTTTTCATCATATTGTAATACTGGTCGGAGTTATTAACAACTGCTTTATCTTCTTTAGTTGAATTTTCTGAAAGTTGGACGAAATTGTTATTTTCTTCGTATACATCATGAATATACTTTTGATTTTGAAATAATTTTTTATCGTTATAATTAACAGCTTCGATTATATTCTTAATTTGTATATTATTTTCTAAAGCATCATCTTTTAACTCATTAATTAGCATCTTATTTGAATAAATAAAGAATCCTAATGACATTGCAAAAAATAAAAGAATAATTATAGGTAGATAAAACATTATAACGTCCATATTTTATATTTTATAATCCAAAAGATATTTTTATCAATGAGTATGAGTTAAATGATTTATATAGTAAATATATCAAGTAAGGACTTATAACTATACCCCAATTTGGTTGAATAAAAGGTTCCATTTTTAAAACATACTTTTGAATTTCAAAAAATAACATAATTATCAAAATAATTATATAAATTATACTTCCGTATTTTTCAATAACAAATCCACTAGCTTCTGTTTTTTTCATATTCATAAATTGATCGTAATTGTCAGTATCAATGAATTTAATATTTTTATCTTCCAAATTTATTGTATCTAAACTATGATCGTACCACATCATTTTACTTCGTGTTTCAGACACCTCTAATTCGTCCTTCTGGTTAGAGATGGCTAAATCCTCTTCAGTTTCTATACTCATAATTAATTTTTTCCTTTTTTATTTATAATACTTTATTTCGTTCATGAACATCAATATCTAACAACTTTCTTTGTGTTTTATTTATCAATGGTGCTTGAATATCTGTTCTAGATTCAAATTGTTTCACAAGTTTATCTTTGACTGTGTATATATTTATCATAGAACTTAATTCACTCAATAAAGCATCAATTTGTTGAGATATAGGGAAAAGTGTTCCAGAATTCATTATTTTAATAATTGCACTTTTTTTAATCAAATAACAATGAGTCAACATAAATCTTTCTACTTCGTTGTATTTTTCGTACTTCATACATTTACTACAAACATACCCATACAAAATTATATCCCAATCATTGGGTATGTACATTATTTCTTCATTAATACTTTTCAATATGTCTTTGGGTACTTGAGCATCATCTTCAAATATTAAAACAGTTTCATAATTATTTTTTAAAATATTTTCCCAAATTTTTACATGCGATAAATAACATCCTATCGCACCTTTTGTTAGTTGATAATGTTTAGTTCTGAATCCGGTGGATTCTAACTGTTGTAATTCACCTTTTGCTAACTCTGATAAAGGTATACTATTCATTTCTAATTTACTTCCATCTATTGCATCAAATTTGAGTAATGGAATATTTTTCATATCAGAGTTTTTATAGTAATTTAAAAAATTCTTAAGTCTGTCAGGTCTTCTTTTAAGATTCATTAAATAAACTTTATCAAAAACATTTGATGTATTATTAATTTTATAAATCTTATAAGAGCAAATTGAACTTAAAAAAATAAAAATAATAATTAAAACAATTAAAATAATTTTGTTTGTGTGTATCATTTAATATAATGAATTAAAATTATAATCATTTCATTTCATTTCATTTTCATATAACAAATACCATACTTTCAACGGATCACATCTTCCTGGTCTTTGTGCTCTTCCAATAACCTGTTTCTCAATTTGTGAATCAAATTTATGAAATAAGATTACATCGGTTGTATTTTCTAAATTTAGACCACTTCCAAACGATTGTGAATTCACCATTAACACATCCAAATTACCATGTTTATATGCTTTCAAGTTGTTTGACAAAACTCTACCCTTTAACATACCATAATGAATTCCAACTTCCTTTAAAATAGTTCCAATTTTAGAAAACGTGTTGTCATATTCAGAGAAAATCAAAACCTTTTTATTTTTATTTACCATATCTTTCATCATTTCTTTCAACATTTCAAATTTATCCATCATATCATCTTCTACAATTAGCTCTTCTTTTTTGTCATCAATCACAAATAAACTTTCACTCATACTACTTAATGCTTTTTTACACAAAGGACAAGAACTCTTAATATTCAACCAAGTACAGATACATTTGAAACAAAATGTGTTATTGCAACAAATAGTTACCGTTTTCTTATCATGTTCACAATAACAAATACTACATATATTCCAATTTGCTATTCTTTCGATTAACATTGTTATTTTGTTTTTAATAGAAACTTCTTCTACCATCAAACTTTTGATTTTATTTTGTTTTAAAACTTCGTCATCACAAATGATATTTTTGTTATATTCGATAGAAAGTTGAATATTTGTTAACGATTTATCTAAATCACTTTTTACAATGTTTATAATATGATCTTGATTACCTGTGTTATTCTTGTTGAGATAAGAAATTGCTGTTTCCAAGTCTCCACCATTTAATGAATTGATTATGTTTTTATTAGTTATTCCATTCAACACATTAATGACTTTATTTTTACATTTTATAGTTTGTATTTGCATTTCTGGTAATTTGAAAGATTCGTTTATATAAGAATCACTATTTTTAACAATTAAATTGTAAATTAATAACCAATCTGAAGGTGACATAGATTTATATAAATTACCAAACAAATTTTTAATAAATACATTGTTGTTAACACCTGTCGAAACTAATATTTTTTGAAAGTTTATATTCATTGAATTTGTATGATACTGGTACTTGGGAAAAGGATTAATAATATTTTTGTATGAAGCTGTAACAAACCAATAAAAGTTTGCTGGTATTTGTTTAGAGTTTGGAGTAACCGAACTATCCGCTTCATCAAAAATAACTCTCTTCACATGATAATTATTTCCATTCAAAAATTTAACGATGTGTTGATAAAATGTAGAAGAGACTAACAATAAATTATAAGATTCAAAATTATCAATAAATTCATTAAGATTTGTGTGTTTATTAACAATTGTATAATTGAAAGTGTCACTCATTGTTTTAATATACAATTTCCATTGGTCAATAAGTCCAAAAGAACACACAATAATATTCAAGTTTAGACATTTTTTAAAATTCTTATTGTTGTATTCTATGTAAAGTGTATTGTTCCCTAAGACATTTATATTATTAAAAGAATTTTTAGGAAACTCGTTCACTAAAATGAGAGACAATATAACATACGATTTACCACTACCAACCCTGTCTGATAAAATCCCAATGTTTGTTTTTATTTCAATGTACTTTTCAGTATTATTTAATATGCTATCATTTTCTAATTCAATACACCTTTGAAGACTAGTCAATTGATGTTTTTTTAATTTAATATTAGAGTTTAAAATTTCTTTTTCATATATGTTATCGTCAACAGTCATTTCATTAACATCGAATGTCGCCATTGTTTTTCACGAAAGTTACTCTTTATATGTTATATATTTTTAAACTTAAATTGTTTTTAAACTTAAATTTTTTTTAAGGTTGTGTTCTTCCCGAAAATGCAGAAACGTTTTTATAAATATCAGCCAAGAATCCATTCATCAACGAATTCCAAGGTACAGAAGCTTGGACGATAGCTAATGATAGTAACAATTCGCTTAACGCTCGAATAGCTCTTAAACCGTCATCTTTGTATAAGAAATATTTTTTCTTATACATTTGGGAAGCAACTATTCTTCCAATGATAACATTCACTATGGTTGCTATGAAATAATCTGGTAATATATATGAATTGATAGCATCCGATCTTATTTCGAATATGTACATAACACCAAACATAAGCGCTAAAAATACTGCCATCATAATCATTTCAATAGCTAAATACAAATATACCATATTTGATAAAAGCGGTGGATTCTCATTTTTAACCAATACTTTATCCATATAAATCTGTGTAGTATAGTTCTTCGCAATCATTAAAGATACATATGTAAATATTATTCTTAGTACTTTTGCTATCATTAAAAGTATCAAAGAATTTGGTGCATAAACCATAACTATTTTTTATTTAATTATACATATTAAATAAAAAATATGAGTTTGTTTGACAAGCTATCAAATTTGAATCTTATAAATTCAAATAACATAGTTATTATTCTTATTGTTATTTCAATATTCGTTTTTGTATATGGATTTATTTATTTTTACCAAGACAACAAACAAAAGAAAAATAAGTTATTAGAATTCATTAAATTCACATTGAATACAATTGTAGTTACAGTATTAGTGACCGCTTTATTATTCATGATATTGTCTTCTGTTGGATTAGGAAATGCTTTTCAAATCGAAGCGTTACTCATGTTTGCTTTGCTTTCAATATTACATAAAACATTTTTATTACTTATGAAATATTTGAACGATACTTCGAAAATGTCAAAAACAAGTCTATTACTCGTTTTACCATTCTTCCATTTACTAATTATTGGTGTATACTTTATAAATCAATCTTCAGATATATTAGTTTCATTAAATGATATAGGTAAAGTTTTTAGTTACATTAAGTTGTCAAATACGAATGGTAAGTTGTCTGATAATATTCTCAAGTATATGATTTTTGAATTTATGTTTATATTAGGTTATGTTAGTCTTTTAATTTATGGCTCAAAATATGAAAAGACATTCTTCAAAAAGTTGTGTGATAATAAGAAATTTAAAATTAATGAAATTTGTTTTAGTGAAACAATAGATGATTTACAAGTATTTACTCAATTCTTAAAATTAATTGGATTCGGTCTAATACTAACTAGATCTATTATAGAAAACAACACACATGGTGGTATGTCTAAACATGTTATGATTGATACAACAAATGAAGATTCTGTAAAGAATGAAGAACAGAAAGCTATGAGACAAGCACAAAGAGAACAAAATATAGCTCAAAGAGAAGCACAAGCAAATGTGGATAAACAAAATAAAGAAGCTAAAATGGCACAAAAACAACAAAATAAAGAAGCTAAAATGGCACAAAAACAACAAAATAAAGAGGCTAAAATGGCACAAAAACAACAAAAGAAAAACGATAAATTAGCTAAAAATCAATTAAATAAAGAAGCCAAATTAGCTAAAAAATTACAAAATAAAGAAGCTAAAGCATTAAAAAAAATTAACAATAAAGGTAAAGGAAACTTTTTTACAAATAAAGCAAAAGGGTTAGCTAATAAATTAAAAAGTAGTAAGAAAAATCTAACAAATATTAGTAGTGTTAAACCTGATAGTAGTGTTAAACCTGATAGTAGTGTTAAACCTGATAGTAGTATTAAACCTGATAGTAGTATTAAACCTGATAGTAGTATTAAACCACCTGAAACGAATAAGGAAATTCCCGAAAGTAATAAGAAAAAAACTAAATTATCTATTAAATCTACCGTTTTAGCTAAAAATTGGGCTAAAAGAGCAAAGAATAAAGTTAATAAAGCAGTAGTAAATAAATCACAGAGTTTATCATCAAAGTTAAAATCAAAAGTAGAATCAAAAGTGCTTTCAACAGTACTATCAAAAGTAGCACCTAATATTCCAGCTAATGCTTTAAACAACTTATCATCATCAAATTTAAAAAAAAATATTCCAACTAACATTTTAAATAACTTGTCATCATCGAAATTATCAGATATTGTTAAAAAATCGCCAAACATTAATTTACAAACATTAACAGAACCAAATAAGTTGAAAAATGATAAAAAATCAAAATCAAACATTCAAGTAGCAACAGAAAAAGTAAGTTCAATAGTTAACGAATCATTACCAAAAGTAGAAGAGCCACCACAACAACCACCAATTACATCAAAATTAGCAAAAGCACAAGAAGTATCTCTATCACAAAAACCACCAAATACATCAATATTAGCAAAAGAAGAAGTAAAATCTCAATCAGCACCACCTGCATCTGTACCACCATCAGCACCACAACTACAAGTACCAACACCATTACCACCAGCACTACCACCATCACCACCATCAGCATTACCAGCACCAATACCAACACCATTACCACCAGCATCTGCAATAGCATCTGTACCAACACCATTACCACCAGCACCACAATTACCAACACCAGCACAATCACCACAAGCACAACAACAACCTAATGAAACTTACAAGATGAATTCAAAAATGTTGAGAAGTAGTTTTGATACTGTAAGTGATATATTTGGTGCATTTGGTACTTTGCTTCCATGATCTAAATGAATAAATTAAACATAAAGCAAATAGATGAAAACACTTTTTGTTTAACATCTTTATTTTTACTAAATTCTTTACCAGAATCAAACATAATCAAGAAGCATTGAATTACTAAAGCTAGTATAGTTTGAAAGATTACTGTTTTTGTAATAGGATTGAATTCGTTCAATAAACCACTATCCATCATATCATAGTAAGTGTCTTTAATAGATGAAATAATCCCACCACCAATATCTCCAGAATTTTGAATCAAATCTTTATTCGTTGTAAGACTAAAAATACTCTTTATATAGTCTTTCATTATCGGTAAACCTAAAACGACGATTAACACAAAAAATATACTCAAGTATGTTTTCAGAATAAGTTCGCCAATATGTCCTTTATAACGTTTAATAAAAAATACAAATATATAATTCAATTTCAATATCATAAATGCAATAAATAATTTAGCAAAGTTTTCAAATTTATTAGATTTGTCATTAATATCCAATAAAATTGAAAATATCGATTTTACAATTAAAATACAAGCCATAAAAATAGTCAATGATATTATCAATTCGAAACTAAAAACAATTATATTATATTTTTTCTTTTCTTTGTCATCTAATTTATCAAACAACTTGCTTAATATTTTATGGAAATTAGTAGTTTTTTCTAGAATACTAAAGAATTTACCAATAACAAATTGTGACATAGGAAAAAACTCATAAATATGTGTTTCAAAGAATGTTTCAATCGTTCTTATTGATAATTTACTAGTTTCAACAACATATAAAAAAACAGTAGATATAATATTTATAATGTTTAAAACAACATATTCATTCATCTCTTTGTATTATATAATGACAAAAATTGCAATGATTTTCTTTTTTTTTATAATAACAAAATCGAAGATACAACCAAAGATATAGTTGATACAACTAACATAAGAGACATATCAATCTTAACTATTCTTTTTTCTTTTTCTTTGTTACCATTTCTCAATAAAACGAGTATTGAAAGAACAAAAATATTTATAATAGTATTGATTATAAATGACTTTAATATAAATTTAAGAAATGAATTTTTAATGTTCATAAATTGATTCTGTTCTGGAATTGTATTTTTAATGATATTATATAAGACATTTTCGTTACCAGTTATTTTCTGTTGGACTAGATCAAGAACAAACACACAATATATAACCATACAAAAAATTAATAAAGTATATATGTAATTAAATAAATATATTAGAATTAGTTCGTGTCTTTCGTATTCATACTTTGGGTCGTATGTGTATCCCTGAATAAAAGATAAATCTATATATTTATTAAATCTCAATCCTACAAATATTGAACTAAATATAAAGAATAAAAACATGTTTTACTTGATAATATTTATTTTATTTTAATTTTATATATTTTATTTAAATTTTAATAAATTAAATAAACTAAATAATGGACAAAGAATATTTGAAAGAAGAAATATCTTATTTGAAAAAAAAAGCGAACTATTTAGAAAGTCTTTTGAAACAAGAGAAATTTACACCTATGGTAACTGAAGAAGAAGAAGAAAAGGTTAGAAAACCAAAGAGTAAATTAATTAAAAACTTAAAATTTATTAATTAACAAAAAAACATATTTTTTATTTGTTAAACACTTTAAGACTCCATAACACTAATAAAACACTAGATGGATATAATAATTTAATAAATGTTTCTTTATTATGTGTGAAATCGTTAATTTGTAAGTAATTCTTTAAAAGATCACTTAATACATAATGAATACTTATAGCCAATAGAATAGTTATTGATATATTAATTAATTTTAAAACATCTTTTTTCTTGCTAACAAATCTATCATATATAGGTTCAGTATCTTTCTTTACAGCTGTTTTTTGTTTTTCTAATTCAAGTTGTAACTCTTTAATTCGTTCTTCATTCTTTTGAAATATGGGTTCATTAGGTATTTGGGGATACATCATAACTTTATCAGGAGGACAAATTGGATTTTCTCTTGGAATTTCTGGAGTATACTCTACAACAGGTTTTTGTGAAGAAGATGTTGGATTATAGTATGCTGTATCTAATTCAGTACCGAACATTTATTATAAAATATATTTAAATAAAAATGAAAGTATCAGAAGATTTTTTTGATAATTTTAACGATTTAGAAGTATTACAAAAAAAAAGAAATGATATAGAACCTGTTTTACAAATTGTTAAAAAGTTTTTAATAGATAACAAGGTTATTTTATATGGTGGAACTGCTATGAATTTATATTTACCAAAAAATAAACAATTCTATTCTGATTTAGATATTCCAGATTATGATGGATATTCTTCAAAAGCAAAAGAATTATCCATTTCATTAATTAATGTTTTAAAAACTAAAAAATATGATTTTCTTTTGGTAAAGTATGCTCTTCATGAAGGTACTTATAAGCTTGCTTGGGAATTTAAGGATATTGCAGATTTCACTAATATTCATAAAACCGAATATGAAAATATTCTGAAGAAAAGTGTTCAGCTCAAAGGAAATGGTCTTTATTTAGCACCTTTAAATTTATTAAAATCAAATTCGTATATTGAATTAGGTATGCCCAAGAGTTCAATGTTTAGATGGAAGAAAGTGTTTACACGATTGCAATTATTAGAGAATACTTTTCCTTTGAAATCAAATATACTTAAATCAAATATATTTACGACCACATTAAAAGATGATATTGTTGTAGAGTTAATAAATAAAATAAATACATATATTCAATTTAATCATTTACCACTTTTAGGTAATTCTGCAATAAAGTTTTATCTAGGAATGAAAAATTGTGATAAATATTTAGATAATAAATATTTTAGATTTGTTCAAGTATTATCTAATGATATGTATACAACTATAGAAGATGTTAAAAAGATACTAGGGACATATAAAGACATTGAGTATGTGACAACAACTAACACTGAATCACAACTTGTACCAAATAAGATAAGTATAGATATTATTTACAATAAAAAAAAATATAGGTTAATCTCTGTATTTGATGCAACAAAAAGTTGTTACGGAGTTATAAGCTCTAAAGGAAATGTATTTGGTTCTGTGTTTTTGTTAATGCATGTTTATTATTACTATCTTTTTATGAGAAACGAAAATTCTAAAACTTCAGGAATACTTAAAAGAGTCATGTTAGAATTGTCTAAAAATATTAATGAATCAAGTTTTACAACAAGTTGTTATGGATTCGATAGGTCGATGAGTGTTATTAAAAAATCTCGTGTGAAAAAAGGAAAACCAACCATTTTAAAATCCTTCATAAATGCGAAATAAAATTTATTATTTATAATAAAACAATGTTAAATAATCAGTTTTGGATGTTTGGTGTTCTTTTAATGATTATCACAGTTATTAGCGCTTTAGGTGGTGGAATTAGATATAGAGAGAATTTTTTAGAAGAAGTGTTTGATTTGAACGATATCACTAACGAATTAGAACAATCAAACAATTATTATCCAATCAATTTTAGAGTACCTGAAGAAGAAGAAATTGTAGAAGAAGAAAAAATTGATAATTTGATAGCTCCAAATAGACCAGTATTAGAAGAACCTTCTAGACAAGTGGTTAGACCTTCTTCTCAAGTTGTACAAAATCCAACACCAACTAAACAAGTAGTACAAAATCCAACACCAATTAAACCCAATGTTTATGAACCCATAAAGCCCCAAGGTGTACCAACTTTCAAACAACCATTTGAAACTATAGAAGCATATTCTGGTGGATTATTTGCAACTTTTTAAATGATGAATAAGGAAACTAAGAATTTAGTTAAATATGAATTTAATGAAAATATTATTAACATTATAAATAATGTAATTAAAAAACAAATACCATCTTTAATTGACAGTATAAGTATTATAGAAAGTATAGATAAGAAAAAACTACAACAACTTAAAAAAGATTTCGATAGTAAACAACAATAAAGTAATTTTTTACAAAAGTTAATATAATTATAAATAAATGAATTCAGTTATTATAGGAGTATTAATAGTTTTACTAATAATTTTACTTACTGTAGTCATTTTATCTTTTCAATTGATAACTTATCCTTCCATCTTCAAATCAGATGTTGAAGAAGAAGAAGAAGATAAAAAAGAAGATGAAGAAGTGAATGATGCAAATGATTTTGATAATATTGAAGCAGGTAATGATATAGATACTTCATACGCACCTTTAGATGTCGATCCAAATAGAAAGGAAAAATGTTGTTATATAAATAATTTTCATTGTCCTAAAGACAGAGATTGTTTAAGTGGAGTTGAAAAAAGGTGTGGTCATTATGCTGATAAAGATTGTAACGAATCTATGATAAATTGTGCTGTAATGAATAAAGATAATTGTAAATCATATCCTAATAACAACTATTGTGCTTTTACAGAACATGATAACAAATGTAAACAAAAAGAAAGTTCAAGGAATGGAGAAGAGATTACTTGTGAAAGATTTAATCGATTCAAAGAAGCGAATGTACCACATATGAATTATAATTGTGAGTCAGATTTATTCATATTTTAAAGGATTGATATAATATTAGGGTATAAATCTAAGAAGGGAATTCTTAATCCATATCCCTTCACAGTGTAAGTTTTATTTTTTTCTAATTTAACTAATATTTCAGAAGCATTAAATTTTAACAATAGATATTTGTTTTGAACCATGTATATTGTATTCGATGTGTCTGAAATTAGATTCAACATTGTTTTGTTATTTGTACTTACCATTAAAAAGTCTTCCTTAACTGTTATTTCTTTTGTAAATTTTGTTGTAAAAAAATACAAATAGAACAATATAATATAGATTACTAAAGTAGCTACATAAAACAACACATAATTCATATTTAAAAACATATCCATATTTATTTACATATTCATTATATAAATTTATATAATGAAAACACTATCTATAAAATCTTCTCAAAATTTTGAATTATATAAATCACACTTATCAAAATCAACACCCGATGTGATTATTTGTACTGGACCTGCTGGATCAGGTAAAACGATGCATGCTTGTCAATTTGGTATACAACATTTGAAAAGTAACAGTTTTAAAAAAATGATTATTACAAGACCCAGTGTATCTATTGACGAAGATTTGGGATATCTTCCTGGAGATATTGATAAAAAGATGTATCCTATGTTGATTCCTATTTATGATCAACTTGAAACAGCGTCTTCTAGGAATTTCATTCATAAACTATTGTATAATGAGACAATTGAAATTGTACCATTAGGATTTTTAAGGGGAAGAACTTTTGACAACACAATCATTATTGCAGACGAAATGCAAAACTCTACTATTTCTCAAATGCTAACACTATTAACAAGATTAGGTAAAAACTCAAAACTAATTATTACAGGTGATTTGGATCAATGTGATTTATCTATTTTAAATGGATTAGAAGATTTCATCATCAAATTAACTTCGTATGATGAAGAAATTATATCATCTATTCATCATGTATCATTGGACGAATCAGACATTATGAGAAGTGACATAGTTAAAGATGTTCTAAAAATATATGATAGTTATGACAAATGATTTAAAAAAAGTATTTCCCCAAGTATTCTTTTTTCCCAAATATTTATTTAGTAGAAATAAGTATAGATAAACTAAACAATGAAAGAATAATAATTGTTAAATAAACATCATCGTTATCAATATACGCCCATTTAAACTTGATGTAATTTAAAAACATGATAGTGATAAAAAAGTTAATAACTAAATTCAATACTAACGTTATATAATCTTTATACTTTTCATATTGTAAAATATTATATTTTTTCATTAGATTGATAATAAATATGTGTATGGATCTATTAATAATAGAACCAATTGTTATTACCACTAAAAATTTATAAATAACCGAAGGGTTGAACAAATATTTTAATCTAAATAAATAATTATTGTAAGAAATTTTTTGAATAGTGTCTCCTATTTTAAAGAAATTTTGAACAAAAACAATATCTGTAAAATAAGTGAGACAAATACCAAGAATAAAATCAGAAAAGAAAATACCTTTTACGTTAGGTAATGTTAATCCCAATAAATAAACAGATACTGTTATTATTAGATTTAACGCAGAACTTCTTTTAACAACTGTTTCGTCAATACCAGTTGTATTTATTAATTTCATTATTATTTACTTAATTAAAATATTAATAATTTTTTTGAATCATTCGGTTTCTTTGAATTGAAATGATGGTAAAATTTTTGAATCAATTTCAACAGCGTCTAATAAAGTACCTATGAGAGAAGTTTGAGAATAACTATCATTCAAAGTACAATTTTGAGAATGACATATTGGAGTTCTTTTTTCTGGTACATTCCAAGTTTGATTGGCCAATAAGTTCATATTCTTATCTACATTAGTATACAAACTTTCAAGTTCACAGTGATATTTTAACTTGTCCATGTTTCTTTTTTGTTCTAAAGTTGCTAACTCGTTACCTCTAATCTTAAATTCATTGTAAAATTCACAAGAATTTTCATTAACCGGAACTGTGTTATCGTCAGTTGTTTTAGGTTTAGATTTTAATAAATCAGTTGTTTTTATTTTTATGGTTTCCAAAGTTGTTTTGTTTATTTCTGGACGACCTATTTTATATTCGATGTTAGATTTATCATCAACCAATGAAGTAGTTTCTTTTGTTTCTTCTGTATTGTTTGTTATTACAACTTCTTTTGTTAATTTAACGTCATCTTTACCGTGTTCCCCCTTTTTATTAGTCTCTTTTTCAGCAAACTTTACATAATCACTGTATTCGGGAGTTTTTTTCAAGTAATTTATAAAAGCCTCTTTGTTTTCCATTTTTTCAGCATACTTCATCACTAAAAATTCAATCCAAACTACTTCGTAATTAGTTTCCATTAAAGGCATTTCTTCTTGTAAAATATTCATTACTTTAGAGTGACGGTCAAAGACAACAGGTGATTTACCTTCAGTGGTTGTATTTGTATTCGAACGTCTAATATTATTCTTATTTTTGAATTCATCGGATTCTTGTAAATTTTTAGTTAAATAAAATACATCTTTCGATTTATCCGTTTTCATATCATTAAATGAAACATTTAACTCGTCGTCGTTAGGATCTCTATCTAATATTAATTGGTAAGCATCAATAATAGAAAAATATTTATCTTTATCATCTTCTGAAAGATTCAAATCCATTTCATCTTGAAAAGACTCAATAAATCGTTTGTGCATTAATTTGGATTTATGAATGAAAATACATAACAAGACAATAACAATTATAATAAAAAATAAAAATAGAATTAGCATTTTTGTATGTTTTATTTAATTTAATATTATTTAATAAAGTTTCTTCAAGTTTGGAATTTTAAGTGTGAAATTTAGTAGAGATTCCCATACTTTGGATTTCTTGAAAGAGCAGTTTACTGGCAAATGGAATTCTTATTTCTGCAAAATTAGTCTTGTTACTACAACAATGGCAAATGTAAATATTTGCTACGGGATTAACATTTGCAATATTTCCACATTTCTTACATGTAAACACTCTATAATTATCAGAACAATCCATAAATCTTTCTTTCAAGAAATTCATAGTACCGTGCCCCCAATTACATTCTACTTCCATTTCTCCTAATCTCAATCCACCGTCTCTAGCACGACCTTCCGCTGGTTGACGAGTAAGTAACACAACTGGACCATTGCTATTTCTTGAATGAATCTTATCACATACCATATGTTTCAATCTTTGATAATATGTTGGACCTACAAATATTGAAGTCTTCATTTGCTCTCCTGTTCTGCTATTATACATCAATTGATTTCCATGTGGTTCTAGTTTACAATCATTAGCTAATACTTCACAAATATCATTCACACCCAAGCTTGTGAATGGTGTCGCGTTACCTACTGTACCCATTGTAGCACAAGCTTTACCCATAATTGTTTCAATCAATTGGGCAATTGTCATTCGACTAGGAATAGCATGGGGATTAATGATAATGTCAGGCACCAATCCTTCTTTAGTATAGGGTAAATCTTCTTGATTATACATTATACCAATACTTCCTTTTTGTGCGTGATTACTACTTAATTTATCACCAATGGTTGGTTCACGAAAATTTCTAATCTTAATTTTACAGAAACTATACCCATCAGAACTTGTATTTTTGAAATATTTATCATTGGTACAAGACAAATCAATGTATCCAATTTCATTATTTTTCATCGTAATACTATTATCTTTGTGAAAGAAGTTTGTTGAAGTTTTTTGTGGCATACACTTCCCGATTAGTACATCACCAGCTTCAACAAACGAATTTTCAGAAACAAAGCCATCTTTATCGATTTTATCATAATTTTGCGGTTTTTTTGTAAATGATTCTAAATTCATAGGATTACAAAATATTTCTTCTTCACCAGTTGAAAGATTCTTGTTACATTGCTCTTTTAAAGTTCTATAGAAAGTTGATGTAAATAATCCTCTTTGAACTGAAGAAGCGTTCAATATAATAGAATCCTCTTGGTTGTATCCGGTATATGTCGCAATTGCAACAATAACGTTTGTACCACATGGCATATTACTTAAATTCAACAAAGTAGACATATTCGTTTTAACTAAAGGTTGTTGTGGATAGTTAAGCACATGAGATAATGTATCCAATCTTGTTTTAAAATTTGTAGCATATAGTCCAATAGCTTGCTTTCCCATTGCTGATTGATAAGTATTTCTTGGTGCTTGATTGTGATTAGAGAATGGAATATTAGAAGCCAATACTCCCAATATTAAAGACGGATGAATCTCCATGTGAGTATAATTTAACGGTAATCTTTCGCCTCTTCTTCCCTTGAACAAATCTGTATATACACTTGCTATCATTAACGAGTTGTGTTCTTCTACATCAACATATTCGACAATTGATTTATACCCTTTTAACTTTTCATCATTGATCGTAATATCTGCTATCAAGTTATTCCAAGTCAACTCCTTATTTTTTAATGCGAGTACATATTTTTTGTTAAATAGAAGTTTGTTATCTTCAACAATGTAAATCGGTCTTACACATCGTCCCGCTTCAGTCGAAATATTAATAACATCTTTATAAATATCCCAACTAATACTGGTATACATGTTAATAATTCCGTTTCGTTTATGCTTGATTAGTTTTTCGTATAAATCTTTTGGAACTCTATGAATTCCAATAATGCTTCCGTTCACGAAAACCCAAGTGTTCGAATTGTATTCTTTAATATTTTCTATACCCATATTTTCTACCCCAAACTCTTTCAAGAACGTATGAATACTTCTCGAGTCACTAGCAACAGTAATGGTTGACATGATGGATAAATTCTTAACTAAACCAACACTAGCACCTTCTGGTGTTTCAGAAGGACAAATGATTCCCCATTGCGTATTATGAAGCTTTCTTGGCTGAATCAATTTACCTGATTTTTCCATTGGAGTATTTACCCTTCTTAAATGTGAAATAGTAGCGTTGTAAGTCAATCGATTCAAAACTTGTGCAACACCTTGCTTCGCATTTGTGTTTTTTATACCCCAGTTACCAGTTGCTAAACCATACTTCAAGCCCGATTCAATGGTAGAAGGTTTCACAATTTTATATATATTACTCTTATTAATTAAATTTACCAAATCATTTGTAACTTTCCAACTTCCGTTATTCAACTCTTTGTAAATCATATTTTTAATATCTTTTACAACTTTTCCATAATATTGTCTGAATAAATTTGCCAACATAATACCTGGAGTATCCACACGTTTATTCAAATAACTATCACGATCATCCATTGGATTGATTCCTAGAAAACACTTGAGTAGTTTATTAACCATAAATCCAAGATATAGTGCCTTCTTAAACCTGTCGTCTCCAACATGGGGTAGGAAGTCGTTCTTCAATATATCTAGAATGATATTAATTCTTTTTGATTTATTTTGCATAATCTCTTTGGGGAATCCACTGATATTTAAGAACTTTTGAAGATTATCCAAAGCAGACAATCTGTTTAGAATTGTGTTACTGTCTTCAATACAACCTTTCAAATTATCAATCAATATTTTGTTATGTTTGTCGTCAATATCAAACACACACAACTTCACAATCTCCTTATCAGATTCAAATCCTAGTGCTCGAAAGAGAATGAATATAGGAATATCAATACGAATATGATGAATTGAAGCTCGGATGTAATGACCAAATTGAGTTTGCTTTGAAGATAATTTTAAGGAAGTCAATTTTGGTGGCCCAAACACATTATCTGGAACAGACCTAATTTCAGCAATATGAGAATATTGTGAAAGCTTATTATCCAAAAATACATAAGTTTTATTTTCAGCAATCCTATCATGACTGATTACAACTTTTTCATTACCATTAATAATAAAGTATCCACCGTAATCATACTTGCACTCTTGAGAATTGATTTGAAAGTATGGATTATCAAGAATACAATAATTTGAACCCACCATAATTGGAATTTTTCCAATATTTACATTTTTCATAATTTTTTTACATTCTTGTTTTTTATTATCGTTGTCGTACCATTTGATATGAATATGAAACTCAACATACATGTTTGAAGAATAACTGAAGTTCCTCTGTCTCGCATCAGTGGGTGTCATCAATTTTGTCGATCCATCTTTCTCATGAATAGTTGGACGAGTCAATACTGGTTTAGACACTTTAATTAAAACAGTATACTTAAAATCCTCCAATTCGGGAATGTACCTATGTTGAATCTGAAGATTATTGAAACCATCAATGATTTGTTCCAACTTTTTCAAAATACAATCGTTGTAAGATTCAATTTGATGTTTAATTAAACATTTGCTTCTCGATTCGTCAAAGTATGATTGAATTACATCCCAAGTATACTTTTCGAACTCAGCGGGAGTCATACCATAATCCATATCTGTTAAAGTCATTATAAAGTTATAAAGTAAATTTTATAGTATTATTCTTACACTTCATTTAAGAGTTAAATCAATTTTTAATATATTATAAAGTATTCATTGTTTAGTATTATTTATAAAATTGATACTCGATTAACAATAGTTTTAATTAAAGCTTACTAAAATATGATTTATGATGACTACGTATTGTACACTGACAAATACAAGCAAATCTATGGAGAAAAGACTATAGTATTTATAGAAATTGGATCTTTTTTTGAAATATATGGAGTCAATAACAATTCGAACGAAATATCTGGAGCCAATATGATTGAAATTGGAAATTTATTAAATATTCAAGTTTCCAGAAAGAATAAATCTATTTTGGAAAATTCGAGAGAAAATCCAATGATGGCTGGATTTCCAAATCACTCTCTTAAAAAATTCATTGATGTATTGATTCTTCATAATTACACTAATGTGATTGTAGAACAAGTAACACCACCACCAAATCCTAAAAGAGAAGTAACAAGAATTATTAGCCCTTCTACATATATCGACAATTTAACAAGTTATGAAAAAAATACTTTAATGGTTGTTTATATTGAAGAATTGATTCATTGGAAGACATCTAAAAAATCATTTGGACTAGGTGTAAGTTGTGTTGATTTATCGACCAGTAGAACGACATCTATCGAATCATATGTTGACATACACTCTATAAACGAAGAACTTGTAAGATTGTGTCTTTTATTTAATCCGAAAGAGTTGGTTATATGTTCTACAAAAGACATTGAAGTGTATGAGCCAAATAACGTATACTTTCATAACAAAATTTCAAAACTAAGTGAAGATTATTTTAATAAAAAGTTTCAAAATGTTATCTTGAATAAAGTTTTCATTGAAAAAGGAATACTCTCACCCATCGAATTTCTAAATATGGAAAGAAAGCAAATTGCGTTGGTATCGTTTGTATACATGTTAGAGTTTGTTTACGAACATAACGAGAAATTATTATTGAATATAACAAAACCTGTTATTGTAGAAAATGATACGAATTTAATACTTACAAACAACGCGTTATTCCAATTAGACATTGTGGGTAAGAAACATTGTTTATGTGACATTTTAAATAATTGTAAAACTTCAATAGGTAAAAGATTCTTCAAAGAGATCCTTTCAAACCCGATTAAAGAAGTTAAAAGATTAAACGAAATGTATGAGAAAACAGACTTATATCTCAAGGATGATTTGTACAACCACACAAGACCTATTTTGAAGCAAATTATGGATATAGAAAGAATAATAAACATTCAAAAAATTAATCCGTTTGACATTGTAAATTTATATAATTCGCTCATTGAAGTGGAAAAGTTACAACACTTAATAGTTACATCTCATGATAGTACTATTAAAGAAGCTACTTTGTATATAGAAACAACATTGGATATTGAAACTGCTTCAAAATATAAATTATCTAATATTGAAGAAAATATTTTTAAAAATGGATTTGATAACGAATTAGATAAAATTACAAATCAAATTGAAGAGATTCTATTATATTTTAATCAAATACAAAATAAATATTCAAATTATTTAAAATTGGAAAGAAGTGATAAATATGGATTGATTCTTATTACAACTAACAAAAAATATGGTGAAATGAAAAAAGAAATTAAAGAATGTTATGAGAGTGTGAAAATTAAACAAACCCATGTAAGACTTCAATCTAGTGAGTTAGATTTGAAAAATAATCAATATATATTTTTGAAAGAGACTTTGAGAACCCGAGTTCAATCTAAATTTCAAGAATATTGTATTACATATTTAGATAAATTTAATAAACTTTTCTTAGAAGCGATTTCATTCATTGAAGAAGTTGATTTTTTCTCAAATAACGCATATAATAGTTTTAAGATGGGATTAACAAAACCAAAAATTACAGATAGTAAAAGTCATATTAACTGTCAACAACTCAGACATCCTATTATAGAGTATATACAAAAAGATACAAAATATATTCCAAATGACGTATGTTTGAACGAAAATTCAAGTGGTATTATATTGTATGGGATTAATGCTTCGGGTAAGAGTAGTTTAATGAAATCAATTGGTATATCTATTATAATGGCTCAAGCGGGTATGTTCGTTCCAGCCACCAATTACAACTTCTATCCTTACAACGATATACATACAAGAATTCTTAACAATGATAATTTATATAAAAAACAATCTACTTTTACAGTTGAAATGAGTGAAATCAGAAATATATTGAATAATTGTTCCGCTTCTAGTTTAATCATTGGTGATGAATTATGTTCGGGGACTGAATCTATTTCTGCAATCTCTTTAGTTACTGCAGGTATAATACATTTATCAGCTCATAAAAGTTCATTCATATTTGCAACTCATTTACACGAATTAAGTAAAATAGATGAAGTTAAATCTTTAAAAAATGTAAATATTCAGCATCTAAGTGTTCATTACGACAATTCATTAAATACCATAATATATGATAGAAAACTAAAAAATGGATCAGGAGATACTTTGTATGGATTAGAAGTATGTAAATCATTGGATTTGGATCCAAACTTTCTACTTACAGCAAATAGAGTTAGAAAGAATTTATTAAAAATGTCATCCACAATAGTTCATAATAAAAAATCTAATTTCAACCATTCAATCTATAAAGACGTTTGTTACATTTGTAAAAAGACAGCTGAAGATGTTCATCATATAGAACATCAATGTACGGCAGATGAAAACAATAAGATAAATCATTATCATAAAAACAGTGAATTTAACTTAGTTGCATTATGTAAAAGTTGTCATCATAAAACACATAAGGATGAAATAAATATAGAAGGGTTTGTGGATACTTATGAAGGGAAAAAGTTAAAGTATAAAGTTAAAGATTAATAAAATGTTTAATATTGATTTAAGGATTATCTTCATCATAATAAGTATAATAGAATAGTTTAAAACATTTTATTATCATTTATAAAAAATAGAAAATACCAAAAAAAATAACACATACACACATTATTTTTTCATATATAATATGTTTTTTTGTCATGATGCCCGAGCGGTCTAAGGGGGTAGACTTAAGCTCTACTGAAGAAATTCGCGCAGGTTCGAACCCTGCTCATGACACAAAACATCATATTTTATATTCTTAAAAAAGTCTCTCTATCTTATTTAATACATTTACACGGGGAAACTTTTAAAAAAACATTTAAACTAAAGACTCAATATAAACCATAAAGCGTTTCATAAAAAAAAAGAATGTCTACGAATCCCAATATCCAAGAAATCCACGAAATACATGAACTTTTGATTATCAATGATAATAACAAGACACGAAAGATTAAAAGAAAATTAGATAAAGATTTACAAAATTTAATTAGTAAATATGATTTCATGTATTCCAAATATGTTATAAAAAATAAACCACTTAAAAACTTAAAATATGAAAAAGAAAAGGATATCGCTATTGTTCAAAATTCAATTAAAACCTTTTTCCCATATATTCTTGCTTATAACATAGCACAAATGAGTGATCCGGATGAAATATAAATATGTTTTTTTAATTGGTATTAACAATTTTATACAATTTGAGAAAGAATAGTTCATAATGGTAAAGTGGTTTGGATGATAAACAAATATTATGATCTAGTTCAGATACATTATTAATTAATTCATGTAAAATAGTTGGTGTTTTTTTATATTTTTTGTAAATCGAATAATAAATTGATTTTGAAATTTCTCGATGTGGTACATTATAAATGATAAATTTATACATTATTTCTCTAATTTTAGTTATATAAGTGGCTATATTTTTTGAGCGTTTAATCAAAATTATAATTTGATTAAATTCATTTTCAATTATATTCAAATGCATTCCAGTATGTAAGTGAAGTAAACTTGAGTATAGGTTTTTATCTAATTTAATTATTTCTTTAAAAGTCTCTTCGTCACCAACAAAATAATCATTTTGGTATTTTTTTAGAATATAGGGTAGATTACTCAACGGTAATCTTTTACAAAAGTTTCTACTCTTAATTCTTTCAATAATTTTTGAGAAATTATTTGTTGTACAAATAATAACAGTTGACTTTTGAGAATCCATTAATGAAGCTAATATCTGTTGTTGTGTTTTACTTAAAATATGAATGTTTTTAATAAAGATGTAAAGCTTTCCATCTAACATAATTTTGTTATTTGAAATGGTTCGCAAGTAACTCAGAAAATCTGCAAACAGAGATACAATTGTAGATGATTCGAACACAACGAATTGTAGATTATATCCAAATTCGATACCATTAAAAGTTGTTTTATTAACTGTTTTCACCGAATTAAACTTTAATTTAATGTTTGTATAAATGAAGCATTCTATTAGAAAAAGGTCGTTACTGTATAAAACAACATTCAAGTCGTCATAAAGAATATTCTCCACTTCATAATACTTTTCGAAATTCTCTTTGAAATCGTTTAAATAAATTGTATCCATAGTAATGTATAAACTTTTTTATAAAAATATAATATGAATTCTCTTCTAAGTGATAAATACAAATTATTGGAAGTGGATGAGAATAGTACTTTAGATGAAATAAAGAAGTCTTATCGAAAGTTATGTTTAAAATATCATCCAGACAAGAATACAAAAGATGATGATGCCAGTAAGTTTATTGAAATACAAAAAGCTTATGTTGAAGTTGTTAAATCAAAAGAGACAAATATCAATTTTTTTATTATGTTTTGGTATTTTGTACAATCTCTTACTAAAGATTGTAATGTAACTATGAATTTGATTGTTTCAATTGAAGATATTTATAACAATAAAATTAAAAAAATAACATACAATCGTATATCAAATGAATTAAAGAAAGTGTCTGAAGTATTTTATTTGGAATTATGTACTTGGCAAGAATCTTATCATTTAGATAATTTAGGAGATTATAATGTAATTGGAAAATGTTACGGTGACTTGATATTAAATATTAAAGTTGATTTCACAAACTATCCTACATTAGCTTTGAATAACATTGTTGATGTATATGAATTGAATATAGTAGTCAATATTAACTTATATGAATATTATTTTGGTGTTTGTAAACAAATATCATACATAAACAACGATATGATAGAACTAAACTACATACCCTATATTAATGGTGATACTCAAATAATTAAAGAAAAAGGATTAAACAAAGACGAAAATTTGAGAGCTGACTTGTTTATATTTTATAAAGTTGATTTAACCAAAATAAATAAAAATTTTGAAAATGAAAAAGAGCTTCTAAATAATCTATTTAATATTTGAATTAATTAAAAGTTGTTGTTTATTTTTTATTGTTTAATTTGATTATTTTATTTATTACCATTATTACACCAAGAAATTTACTTAAGGATTTCTACATTTAATTAATAATAATAAAACTAAAGTATAATATGACAAAAGCCAACACCTCTAATGTAAATGTCGTTATTCCGGAAGTAGTCGAACCATTTGAAAAAAAAATTACATCAGAAACCCCGAGTGAAGAAAAAAAACCTGATATTGAAAATCCAGTAAGTGTGTATGTTTCAAAACTTAATAATTATGTTGAACGGATTGCTTCTATGAATAAGGAATTGAAAGAGTTGGTAAATGTTGGTAAGAGTTTGGAAAAAGACTTTGGTAACATTGTTAAAGTTATGTCAAAAAAAAATAAGAATAAATCATCAGAGAATAAGCGTAATCCTAGTGGATTCGCGATGCCTTCGTATATTACCAAATCGCTTGCTGAATTTCTTAACATTCCGTATGGAGAGAAAGTTCCACGTAACGATGTTACACGAATGATAAATGAGTATATTACGAGTAACGGTCTTCGTGATGAAAAAGACAAACGAGTGATTCGTCCAAACGAAGCATTGCAAAAGATTTTTAATAGTTTGGATACAGACAATATCACATATTTTAATCTACAAACTTATATTAAACATCACTTTATTAAAGAACTTGTTTAGAAAAAATGTTATTTAAAACCTTGGTTTAAAAGTTTTTTTAATGTTAATACTATATTAACAAATATGAGTTTTGATTTACATTCTTTGGAGTTTTACAAATTACAGGAAGACAAAAAAGATGTATGCAAATACATATACGCATCATTAGATGGTTCTATATATGATATAGCACACGTCGTTCATTTTTTATATAAGGATATTTACAAAGTTGCTAGACTAAAAAGTAAATTATGGTATGTGTTTGATGGTTTGAAATGGAAACCATCAGAACTCGGTCCATATTATGAATTGTCTACAAAAGTGGTTGATATCTATAATATGTATATCAAAGAAGAAATAGAGAAGAGACAAACGATTGAAGATCAAATTGAATTAGAATCTTGTAATCCATCTGAAAACGAAACACAAATATTACATTACAAACATTCTTTGAAAACGACCCAAAGAATTATAGCTAGTTTTGAAAAGATTTGTCAAAAATTGAAAAACGTTCATACGAAAGAATCTATTTGCAAAGAATGCTTGTATTTGTTTTACGATTCGGAGTTTTTATCTCACTTGGACACAAATAAAAATTTGATTTGTTTTTTGAATGGTATATTAGATTTCCAAAATAACTTATTGAGAGGTGGGCTTTGTACCGACAACATATCTATTGTCATAAACACAAACTTTGTTACTCCAAAAACAAAGAAAGAGAAGAACGAACTATCAATTTTATTGGAAGACTTTCAAAGCTTTTGTGATAAAATTACATCAAAACGACAAAATAAACTATTATTCATCGTATAAATAAAAAATTGATAAAATATACTTAAGGATATTTTATAAATCTTAAGCATATACATATAATACTTCTAACAATGAGCTCTATTATCCTTCCTTCTGAATTCGATATCAAGAACATCACCTATGGTGATATCAAGCGTATGGATAATGGTGGAAAGATAATTTTCGTTGGATATAACAAGTCTCCATTAATTATTCAAACTTGCGAATGTTATGCGCCTTTTGGAATTCAATGTTATCAGAATGATGACGGGAAAACACCTTCTTCATACACTCTTGATCTTTCGTTCAAGAATATGGAAAGTCGTAAATCACTTCAAAAGTTACACGATGTTTTCTCTCAACTTGATGGGAAAAATATTGAAATGGGTATGGAAAATGCTATGACATGGTTGAATCAAAAGAAAATTCCAAAGTCAAGTGAAGTCATTGAAGCTCTATACAAACCAATTATTAAAGTTCCCAAGCAAGAACAATATCCTTCGACATTTAAGGTGAAAATTCCGTTCAAGAATGGTTCATTTGGTTGTGATATTTTTGATAAGAATCATGATTTGATTGACCTAACAACTTATGAAGAAAATCGTACCAAAGGTGCTAAGTGTACCGCACTTATTCAGTGCACCGGTATCTACTTGGCTGGTTCTAGTTTTGGAATGACTTGGAGATGTGTTCAATTGAAATGTTGTATTCAAGAAAACTTCAGTGGATTCTGTATGAAATTTAATCCAGAAGATACTATTGTAGGAGAAGACATTGAAGACGACAATGAAAAAGTTAATGTCGTCCAAAAGAAACCAGTAGCTAAACTTGAATCTGTTGAAGTGGTGGAGAAAGACGAGGAAGAAGATGAAGATGAGGAAGAAGATGAGGACGGAGATGAAGACGAAGAACCGCTTCCAATTGTGGTATCTAAGAAAAAGAAATAGATAATATATAAATGAGTGGTAGTAGTAATACTTTTGTAAATATTGATGTGGGTGAGGTAGCAAAGTTTATATTTGAAAATGATAATAAAGAAATTTACATAAATATACAATCTTTAAAAACGAAAAAACAACTTTTTTTTTTCATATTTGATCTTTTTTGTAAAGGAATTATCATATTATTTGGAGATGGTAAAAGAATGTGTCTCAATTCGTTAAGTCTGGAACAATTTGATGAGATTAAAATTAAAATGAAGAATGCTCATTTGCTTTTGAACATGTGTGTATATGATAAAGATACTGCCATTTTACTTGATATGATTCCAGAAAACTTGGAAAATCAAGAAAAAAATATAATTCAAAAAAGTATAAATAAGATAACAATGATGGAGGATGATTTAGATTTGAAAGAATACATCTTTCATTTATACATGAATGACGCTTTATTTTGTATAAGTTTCGATATCATCAGATGATATATTTGTTTTGAAATGTATATATTTAACTACTCGAAAGGAACTATTTTTAATAACTTCATTTTTAGATAAATTATCAGTTTGAATAAATGAAACTGATAGTAAATCATTAAAGTAAATGTTTTTGTTAATGTTAGCTTTATGAAAAACTTCAATATAAGTTAACTCTTTATTCTCTGAAATTATTTCTAAATATTTCTTTAAAAACATATCGTTTTCATCACTTTTACTATCTTCCAAATTAATTACATAACCAGAACCTTGATAAAACATAGACTTATCACTATAATCAGATAATTTTAAGGATTCTTCTTCAATAACAAGTACTTCTTCTTCAATTATAACATTATTCTCAAATTTACTTAATAATGCTTTGTATTTCAATATTCTGCTTTCATTTGAAGGGTTGTATTCGTCAATCATATTTTTACAAGTTTGTGTATAAACAGATTTGTCAAAGGTTACTCTAACATTTTCAATTAAATCAACAGCTTTCATCATTTCAAAGTCGTTGTAGTACATTTCGTTATTTTGAAAAGGTTCGCAATTGTGAATAATGGGTACACCCAAATGAAACATTTCTAAATGTAAAAAGTTTAAATTATTTAATAAAGTATAACTCACAACAATATTTAGATAATCGTTATTTTTTTCTATAACATCAATAATATATGGTGTTATAATTCTTCCATACGTTTCTAACTTAGAATCTTTGTAAAGTTCCAAATTTTGTAATAAACTTACATTCTTGTTGCTTATAACATTGTCACCACACAATATATATATTTTATTAATTTTGTCTTTATTATTTTTATAATATTCTTCACAAATGAGAAGTGGGATAAGTGAGTTTTTATGAATAGACATATTGGGTTCGAAGATAAGTAAATTTACTTTTGAATGATCTCTTGGTTTATTGTTTAAAATTGTATTTTTGTTAACATACTCTTGTATAATATCAGTATCCCATACATACGGTGTTATCGTTGTTTCTTTACCTGACAAAATCCTAATGTAGTCTTTCGAGTATTCATACATTTCTAAAACCCAATTTTCTGTGATGTAATTGTGAATATAGTTTTTTAGTATATTGTGTTGGTTGAATACAAATTCTTCTTGGTGGAGTATAAATAAATTTCCACAAATTAAATTAATTATAGGTCTACCAAAAGAAACAAGATTTGTAATGAAAGCGATATTGTTTTCGTAAGATAAAACTAGAGAGCCCATAATTAAACAATTGTATGAAGAAAAGTCAGTTTTATCATTCGTATATAGGATAGGAGTTTCTGTTATTTCAAAATTTGTATAATCTTGTTGTACTGACAATAAATTGACTTCGTAACCTATGTTATCAATAATTTTTTTTAAAAATAAGATTTGTTGAACACAACCATTAGAGAATATATTTTCAGGCCTTTTCACAAAGATTCCTATTTTCATATTTTTTGATAATATTTATATTAAAAACAATTTAAATTATATAATACAAACTTGTCTTATAAAAAAAAGAATAACAAAATGAGTTCATTTGTGACTAAAATAACACAAGACAACGAAATTGTAATTTTCTCAAAACCAAATTGTTCTAGGTGTGATGTCATTAAATTGTTTTTAAAAGCAGAAAGTGTTGAATTTATTGAATTAGATGTAACAACAATTGAAGATTTTAAAGATTATGAAGATATTGATTCAATGGAAGTTGTTGAGTTTGTTAAAAACACTTGTAACGAATCATGTAATCCAATGAAGTATTATCCTTTTTGTTTTTACAAAGGAGTTCAAATTGACATGAATCTTCTTAAAAAAAAGTTTATAAATTTAAAATTTGATGATTTTTAAAGTTGTGAAAAAGGGATAAAAAGGTTTATTTAAGTTATAATGTCAATCATATTATTGTGTGGGTACAAAAGCAGTGGTAAGGACACTTTTGCTAATCATTTAGAAGAAGAACATGGGTTCAAACATTTTAAAATTGCGAAACCATTGAAAGATGCTCTTAAAATCTTGTTTAATTTTACAGAAGCACATCTTGAAGGGGATCTTAAAGAAATTGTTGATAAAGATTTGAAGACCACACCGAGAGAAGTGATGAAATTTGTAGGTACAAATATGTTTCAATATAAAATTCAAGAACTGTTACCAAATATTGGTAGAAACTTTTGGGTAAATAAACTGGTAAAAGAGTTAGAATCTTCAAAAGAAAAAAATATTGTCATATCAGATTTAAGATTTATTCATGAATACGAAACATTACATTGTTACGGAATGAAACATAATATACAAGTCAAAATTGTTAAAATAATTAGACCTTCATTATTAGTTTATAATGCAGATAACAAAGATTTTTCTGAAACAGAACATTTGAAATTTAAGTTTAATTGTGTTGTTGAAAACAATTCCATTGAAGAATTCAAACAAACTATCAATAATATATTACTCATTTAAATGAAAGCAAAGCATTACCATTGAAAGTCGTCATATTTTTAATTGAATTTTTACAACAACTACTTGCTCTTACAATATTTTCTTTTTTATCATTTTTTAATGTTTTCTGACGAGATAACATATCCCTTTCGACTTCAGAAACATGCTTTTCTAAGTTAATAATAATTTCATTTTCTATAGCCCATCTAAAAAAGTTTAATTGTCCAATAGTAGTTGAAAAACATTTATTTGTTTCATAATGAAACAAAATTCTTTCTCTTCTTCTAAATGGATCGAATAATATTTTTTTAAACGCTTTCAACTGAGACCTATAATTCATATAGACATTGAAGTATTCGTTATTTACTTTTTGGTGTAAAATATAAACAATATTCTGTTGTTTGCAGTAGTTTGTCACATACCAATCAATTAACCTTAATGAAAGTTTGGATTTACTTTCAACAATGTCTTTAAGAATATGTAAATTTTGAGATTTAGAATAATAATTAGTTAAAGAAAGTAACAATAAATCTGTGGATGATATATTACTCATCATTAAAGTCTTTTTCAATATGTAATTTAGTATGCACGTAGTATTTAAGTATTTTTTTCTGTTACGGAACATTAAATATGTACTTAGATAATACATTTCTTAAAAAGATTCTCCATAAAGATAGTTATGAACACTTTTTAAAAGAAAAAAAAGATAATTCTTTTGTTTTATCAAAATCAAAACATGAGAGTGTTATGGTTTTTTACAATAAAAATAATGTTATTATATTCGACAAAAGGATAGAACCATATAACATATATGCTTCTCATGATATAGCTACAGTGAATATGATTATTTAATCACATCCGTTAATTTCTAATGGTTTTCTGTTTAGATCGGGATCTATAGTACTTTGCATCCAAGGGGAAACTTTCATTTGAGGATTAGCAGGTTCAGATCTAAGTTGCATATTTGCATTTCTTAAGGTAGAACCAATGGAATTTATACCTACATGATATCCCGCAGTAAGGAAGTTTTGATTTTGAACATCACCTTGACCTGCAGGATTAACTTGAGCCCAATCAGAGTTTGCTGCATCTCTAGGTAATAAATCTTCTGGTGTTAATTTATCTTTAGGAAAGCAATCTTTAGGAAATTCACTCTTAGTATTTGTTCTTGCTAATACTTTTGGATTACTCTCTGTTTTTGTCACTACTGGTTTAGGTACTTCTGGTACAACATCTTCTTCATCTTCTATTGTTTCCATACCAGGGAGAGTTTCATAATCTTCAAAAGATTCCTTATCTTCAGACGACGCCTTTTTGAAATAATCGTATACAAGAAAAATTAAGATTAGAAGTGCTAGTAATATTAAAATACCTTGAAATACCGATTTAGTATCCATTTTTTCTTTTATATTTAATATATTTTAAATATAATTTTTTTCAAAATATTTCTCAAAATTGCTAGATATTTCAGCAAGTAAATTAATATTACTAATGCTTTTTTCCATATTATTTATTTTGTCATAAATAACATTTATTCTATCTTGTTTCATTTTCAAATTATTTTCGATTTTATTTTTTTCTAATTTAAATAATGTTTCTATTTCAAAACTATCCAAAATTTGTTCTTCAACTTCTTCTATTTCATCATCCTTTTCTAAAGATATGGCTATTTTTGTTATTTTATAAATATTTTTCCTTAATTCTTTATCATAATCGACAAAGGCTATACTAACATTATATAAAACATCTTGAGATAATTCAGATTTAAAGTATTTATTAAGAATTAAATTAATTTCAATTCTTTGAGTTAAAAGTACAGATGAGATGTACTTATCAGATTCTGAGTTGTTTTTTTCATAAGAAATAAAATCCCTATGATTAGATTTATGAGTTACAATAAATACTATTTCGTTGTTAGTATTACACGAAAAAAAGACATTTCTGAGAGTAAACATTTTTATATATATGAATTGAATTATCATTAAATAAGTTAATCTTCTCGCCAAAATTAATTTTGTTAACTATTTTGATAAATATATTTAATTAAATCCTTCTCCAAATTATCTTCGTCAAAACTAAACGAATAATTGAGATAAGTTGAAATGTATACATTCTCTTTTAATTTACGAATTAATTGTTTTACAATGCTATCGACCACTTCTTTATTTTCATAATACCATTTATCACAATAATATTCCATTTTTTATTTTTTCAATATAGTATTAAAGATATATATTCTAATATGATATATAGCAATACTATGAACTTATCTTTAGATACTTTGACGGAACTTATGTTCGATTTGAACTATGAATTTTTAATAGATATACACGATGAACTGAAAGAAGATTGCTATTATTTAGGATTATTTCAGTTTAGTCAATCACCACAATTTATACAAACCATTTTAGATAATGTTATATTTGATGAAATGGTAGATGATGATGAATTTATTACAGATTGATAAAAAAATTATTAATATATATAAAATGGTAACAAAAACTGTAGCAAAAAATGTAACAAAAACTGTAAAAAACAAAAGTGGTGGTAGTATGGCGAATGATATTGCCAACTTATCTATTCCTTTTGGTCTGATTCTAGCTCAAAAAAGTTTAGAAAAATATCTTGCTATCAAACCTAAACCAGCTCCTAAAAACTCTGTGGAATCTAAAGGGAAATCAGCTAAAAGTGTTAAAAGCGTTAAAGATGTTAAAAGCGTTAAAGATGTTAAAAGCGTTAAAACTGTTAATGGTGGTAAGAAGAAGTGAAAAAAACCACACTTTTTTTAAGAAGAACCCGTTATTAAAGACAATTTATCATTTATCATATTCGAATATACAAGACCTTTCCTTTTAATACCAACATAATATTTTGAATATAACACTAATTCATCGTAAGTTGATTTTGTGATATATGTAACAACAAAGAACAATCTTTGAAAATATGAATTTGTTGTTTCTGTTTTATCTTTATCAAGATAAATCATATATTTTTTATGCCTAAAACCTGATATAGTTGTATTAGAAGTAATATTCATTCTTTGGAGATAAATGAGTATGATAATTTATGTATATTTTATTATCCTTAATTAATAATAATAAATAATAATATGGATACTTCAAATTTTAAATCTTTAACTGAATTAAATCTTTCTCAAGTTGTCGACAAAGAGTATATACCATTCATAGAAGATTTATTGAGAATGCTAATTTTACAAATCACAATACATTTCATGTATTTTGTATTAAATCCAGTAGAAAACACCTTTTTTACAACTGATATATTAGAATTACTATTTTATATATGTATAGGTGTTTCGGTTTATTGGTTGATATTTAAAAAAATAATCAAAATAACATGAACACATTAAGTCTTGTAGGAAATGATGTATACACTGATTTAGAATTCTTTAACTCTTTTGAAAATGATGACAATGAAACTATTATTAAAGTATTTAATGAATTCACACCAAACAAGTCTTCTTTCGATTACATTAAGAACGAATTATTATATCCTATTTACGATATAGAATCTTTGAAAGACAGACAAAATAAATTGAAACAGATTGAAGAAATATATAATAATAATATTGATCAAGTAGAATCTCTTTTACAAATTATTAAAGGTAACGAAAATGATATTATATCATTGTACAAAAAAACAGAAAACAGCGATGTAGTTGACATTATGGATATGGTATTCTTTCAAAGTAAAGTATTTTATTATTTAAATTTTAATAATAAAGGATCTCTTTTAACTTTAAAAAATGTATACAATATCATTATTGGACCTTCGATAGGAATAATATCACCAATATTCTATATTTTAAGTCCGTATTTGATTCTTAAGTATAAATTCAAGTTCAAAATACCAATAATTCTTTTTATTAAAGTATTATTCAAAACAATTCTAAATGTCTCTTCTACAGGTGTAAAGAGAATCCTATTCTTATCATTATTCACTTATGGTTTGTCAATTTTCATATATATACAAGGGTTAATAAATTCTTATGAACTAGCAAAAAACACTTTCAAAGTTACAAAACACATCGTTAATAAGATGACAAACGTTTACTCTTATTTGGATGCTTGTAAAAGTTTAAATGTTTTATTTAAAAATGAAAACTCTAAATTTTCAAATATGCTAGCACATTTAAGTAAAGTAAAACTTTCATTTTTAAATTTTGGAGAAAAACTTTCTCATTTTAAAAAAATTAATTTAATTGAATTAGAAGAATATATTCAATCTACAAATATTATTCTTTCAAAAATTGTTTATACAAAATTAATTAAAAAGTATGATATGTGTTATACTAACTTTATTGAATCTAACGAAACATATATTTCGGCCGAACAAATATACCACTTTTCTATAAAAAACGCAGTTAAGAACAATTTTTCATTAGAAGCTAATAACTGTATCATCACTGGACCTAATGCTGCAGGTAAATCTACCTTTATGAAAGCTATAGCATTAAACATAGTTTTATCTCAAACAATTGGTATCGCTTCTGCTAATAAATTTGATATAACACCTTTTTATTATATAAATACACAAATTAACATACCTGATTGTAAAGGTAAACAGTCTTTGTTCGAAGCAGAAATGTACCGATGTAAATATAATATAGATATTGTAACCACTCTGCCTAAGGACAAAAAAGCATTCATATTGATGGATGAAGTATTCAATAGTACAAACGTGATAGAAGGTATTTCTGGATCATATGCTATCTTAGAAAGAATGAGTAGACTATCAAATGTATGTACACTAGTCACAACTCATTATTTGTATTTAGCTAAATTAAAACATTTTTCTAAATACAAAATGAATGTTAAATACATTGATGATAATATTACTTATCCATATATATTGAATAAAGGTATTTCAAAACAATTAGTGGCTTTAGAACTTTTAAAAGAAAACTTTGATAATGAAATATTAGATATTGCTATCAATATTAAAAATAAGTTGATAAATGTATAAAATTCATAATAAAGTATTGGTTTAAACATTATTATACCATTTTTATTTAAAATGGCGAAACAACTATATAAATCAAAAAATTCAATACATAATGCAATACTGTTACTTTTATTTGTAGTGGGACTATTTATTCTTTATCGATATGTCAAAAATGTTGATACTGAAAATAAAATGCTTCATACCCATGTTTTGGAACTATCTGAAAAAGTTCATTTATTGAATAATATAAATACTAAAATATTGAAAGAATCTAATGAAGAAATCAATGTTCCGAAACAGAACCAAGTACAGAATCAAGAAAAACTGAACCAAGAAAAACTGAACCAAGTAGAACTAGACCAAGGAGAACTGAACGAATTCTTGGTTCAAGAATTGAATCAAGTATTTGAACCTTACAAACATCAAACTTGTACTGTTGAAGATGTAGAAGATGATGATGATGAATCTATTAAATCAATCGATATCACAGATATGTTGAAAAAAGTTATGGGATCGAATGGTGAAGAAGATGAAAAAGAGGAAGAAGAAGATGATGGTGAACTGTTAGACTTAGAGATTGATGAGATTGTGGAAAAAGTATATGAAGAAGAAGCTAGAAATAATGTTCAAGAAGTTAGTAAAAATATTGTAAAAGATGAAGATGTAGAAGAAGATGATGAAGTTGTGATTGTACCCAAATTCTCTAAAGAAAAACTATTGAAAGAAACAAATGACTCACTAAGAGAAATTCTCAAATCAAAAGGATTATTAACTAAAGGTTCTAAGGCAGAACTTGTAGAGAGGATTATTGGAAGTGTACATTAAAAAATAAAGAAATGATTTATTAAAAAAAATTATATAATAATTTTTTATCTTTATGAATAAAATATAAATATGAATAACAACTGTTCAAAATGTGGGGATGCTCCACAAAATATGGTCCAGAATAAAGCTTCTTCTACTTCTTCAGTATCTGAATGTATGTTTAAAATGCAAGACGGAAGGTCTTTCACTGATTATAGACCAAGATGTACTATTCAGTATCAAATGAAAAACGATAAGAATATGAGTAATAGTTACGAAAGTAGAATGTTTTTAATTAATAATGCTGAAAAAATGATGAAAGCAAATGCTGAAATTGTTCATGAAAAGAATAATTGCTGTAATACAACCCCTAAAATAGATACTGTTTTACCTGAAAGAAATATGGTTGAATGTAATAAATCAACTTGTAATTATCTAAAAGACGTAAATAGTAGTGGTTTAGGTACAGGAAGAATATATAATTAAAGGACCAATAATATAGAATATTTATATTATATAAAACAAATATGATTAAACAATTTAACTCGATTTATTGTAAAGGAAATGTTACATTTTTAAAAAATAATGAAATAATCATCGAAGGTGAAATTAATGACGAAATAACAGATCCAAATATTCAATATTATGCTCCAGCTCCACCTGACTATATGACTACTTTTTCGGGTAGCGGATTACCTTTTGCTTCAGAAAGTCAAGCTTTTTCCAATACTCCTAATAAAGGAATTATTAAATTAGATCAAAATAGATTTATTATAAATATGGCTTGTCCTAATTCGTATTATAAAGATTTTAATACTTATGTTACACCATCGGTAACAATAACTTATAATAACGATAAAAACATAAAACTTATGTTATTAAATGATAAAATAGCTCATCGTTCTTTACAGTATCCTGAATTAAGAAAAAAAGAACAACAAATGTTTTATAATAGAAAATTACCCATAAGGTCACAAGAAAAAATATTAAGAGATTCTGAATATAATCTTTATTCCGAACCTGTAAACTTTTGGGGATTAAAACCACCCATGTAAAATAAAATGTTTTATAAAAATGTTATTTTCTTTTAGAACCATCCTGTAAGTAAACTTGGTAATTTCCAAGAACTAGCTTCTTCTTCAAGTTTACTTTCTTTATGTTTTTTTATTATATGTTTATACGAATCTGGCTGAGAAACATCATTATAATTCAAATCAATTAAATCATTAGCGAATATATCTGTGCTATCTACTGTTGGTGTTGATGTTGTCACAGGAGGAGGTGTTGTTGTGTTAGTTTCTGCTAATAGTTGATTGTATAAGGTCTCGTAACTAGAATTATCATTAGTACTAGAACTTAAATTATTTATATCAATGTCATTTGTGATGCTTGTATTAATTGCATCTGGTAATTCTAATAAACTTTCAGAATTAACAGTGGCATTATTTTTCAATAAGTCATCTATTAATCTTTGCATTTCTCCACCATACTTACCATTGGCTTCTCTAAAAGATTTATCTAAATATATATTCTTTAATCCTAATCTATCTAATTGGGCTAATATTGCTCTATTTGCTTTATCATCTAAATTGGTTGTATTTTTCGGATTATAATGTAATAAATTTGAATCAATTGCGGAAGCCATACTAAATATGTTATCTGTATTTATGTAAGCACATGCTTTGTCATTATCTAAATTAGATAAAGCATTACAATATTTTAAACTTTTCATAAAACATTCTTTTCTTTCTGTAAATGCTTGTATATTATTCCAATCAGTGAATCCGAAGCATTCTTGACTATTACATATAGTTGAATCTGAAAACGGACAATCTCGTGTATATACAAGCAATTGTTTTTGTAATTTTTCATTTTTAGTAATGATTTCATTCATATCGGGCGATAAATATCTTTTGACATTTTTATAATATTGAATTAAACTTTTTATTTCAGTACTATCCAATGCTCTATTCTTATATATACCAAACGCATTCAAATAAAATTTCATACTATTTGCATTCATAATCATCAAAGAATTTCTGATTTCTATTTCGGTATCATCAGCATGTAACTCATATATATTTTTATCGAAACAATTGTCGTCGTCACATGAAATAAAAGTATTTTCATCAACATATAAAAATACTTTACCACTTTCTTTCACAAATGTTATTAAATGATAATTTCCGTCACAAAATATTTTATTGTTAAAGTACTGGTCGCTTGTATATGTATAGGTTAATTCATTTTTAGCCCCACCTACAAAAAGTAATTGAATCATAGGATTCAACATATCTTTTACAAAATTCAATCTTATTTCGAAAAGTGTAAAATTTGAATTTTGAATATTTGCATGATCAAATTTAATTAAACTAAACGATTGACCACCTTCCACAAAATATGATTTAGGTGTAATAAATTTTACGTACCAAAACATAGTAAACGTTTCTATTGAATCAAGTATCTGTTTGGCATTTGGACATTGGACTTGATTCTCAATACGTATACCATCATATTGATTATAAAACTCTGTGGTGTAATTACTTAAATTTTGAATAAATATAGCTCCTATTTCATTCGATATTATATTTTTAACTAAATTGTTTTCAAAATCTAAAAATTCTTTATTGAATGATGAAATATAATACACTAAATCATTTAATAAAGAATTTTTTAAATCAACTACAAAGGGTTCTTTGTAATTTTCAACATTGAATTTAGGTTTATTTGTAGTAATGGAAAACTTTTCAACCTTTTTGATTTTATAATTATAAGCGTACGTTATCAAAATAATAATAGATACCGATACAATAAATATATTTAATATTGATTTATCAACGAACAAAACATACAATAATAATATGAAAGTTGTCCCATATAATAAGTCTTTCATTTTTTCTTAAAATATTAACATATAAAAATATTTAAAAATGAATATTTTGTTGTGTGTGTGTTGAAGTTAAAGATTTTTTAATCTTTCTCATTTATTAAATATGAATCGAGAAGAAAATGATAGCAAAGTCGTATATATAAACAATGATGATGACACAAAAGAAGAAAAAAAACCAAAAATCATTAAAGAAGAATACTCTTCTGATGATGAAGAAGAAGATGTTGAAGATTACGCTAATAATGACGACTTTTCATTAAATGCAGATGATTACTTATCTGATGGTGGTGAATTAAGTGATTCTGAATCAGTGAATACCATTGATATTCTTAACATTGATCCATTATACCTTCGTCTTAAGAAATTTTTACAATCGGAATCAGGAGAAAGCATTGCTGAAACTTTGAAAAAAATAAATGATCAATTAGTTAGCCTTAATGCTAACCTAACCACAAATAAACGTTAAAAAAAACATATACTTACACAAACAATTTTGGGAGGAAAACTTTTTTAAACCTTTTTAGGAGGAAGGACTAGCTTTTTTCTTTGGATTTTTTCAAGGTTATCCTTTAGTAAATTACAAACAAACTCATAAGCAATATTCACATGCTCTATCTTATTAGCACCTGTTATAATTACACATCCACTTTGAAATACTGCAATTGTTATTTTCTTACAAGCATCTGATTTACCATTACAAAATGTGGTACATTGACAATATCCATTATGGGGATAATAATATTCTATTTTTGCTCCAGGATAAATACATGGTTCGTAACTACAATTTATCCTATACGTTTTCGTAACAATCGTAAATAAATAATCCAATCTTATTTCAAAATTTACTCTGAAATCACTATTTATTAACCTTATTCTATAATTCAAATTTTTTAAACTTTCTACATTCTCAAGGATTGTTTTGTCATATTCTTCATATACATTTTTAATAATTTCTATCAAAAAATCTATAGTTTTTTCTCCTTTTTCAATTGACTTAACACCAGTTATTTGAACATTTCCATTCTTGAATAACTTTATATTATATCTACTTCCATCATGCCACAAAACAATTGTTAATTGATTATCGAATCTCTTTCTAATTTTTGGTTCTTTTACCTTCTTCTTTGTTTTAGCACTAGCCTTAACTCCATGTGATACAAATTCATGTTTATTAGAACCATGTTCTAAATAATCAATCTCTTTAGGTGTATATTGAACCAACATTAAATACAATTTATCTAAAACTATATCACTGTTAATACTACCAGTTACAGTGATAGTTGAAATTCTGTAGTTAGTTGCACTGAAAACTACTTCTGTAGGCTGTATAGCAACTTCTGTAGGCTGTATAGCAACTTCTGTAGGCTGTATAGCAACTTCTTCAGTAGGCTGTATAGCAACTTCTTTTATAGACTGTAAAGTAACTTCTTCAGTAGGCTGTATAATAACTTCAGTAGACTGTAAAGTAACTTTTGTAGGCTGTTTAGCAACTTTTGGCATAATTATATGATATGTTGTGTGTGTGTGATATAATTAAATACGATTTAAAAAAATGTTTTTTTTAAATCGTATTTACATTTTTTTAATCAATTTAATTTAAAATCAATTTTTTTTTCAAATCGTTCAAATCATTTCTCCACATTTCTTTTTCACTAACTTCTTGAATCTTTACCAACATTTCATGCTTTTCCAAACACTCCTTTTTCAACTCTTCCTTTTTTTCATAAGTTAAATTATGAATAGGCATCCTTGTTAAATAATTGTAGTTTGTTTCTTGGACTGGGAACTCATGTAACTCCAAATATTCAATAATTACTTGCTTCTTAGTATTCATTATATTCAAATCTCCACTAATAATATCTTCAATAAACTTAATACGGGCTTCTAAGTATCTAAGCTCATCATTCAACTTACAAATCTTAAATTCTTTACGTTTTACATAATACCCTAATCTTATCCAATAAAACTCTTTAAGAATATCTAATGCGCTTTCATATTTCTTAATAGCACCTTCATGAGTGTACAAGTGCATGTTAGTAGTGTTAAGGGGTCTTGTAGAATGCATCTTGAATTCAATTTCAAACTTTGTCATCTTTTTAACCTCATCAAATTCCATATATTTATTAAGTATTTCACTAGACATAAAATGTAACACAAATTTGACATCTTTCTCCGTATAATGACTTTCGTAATCTTTCAACACTTTAGGATTCGCTTCCATATACTTCTCCAAGTACGCCTTGAAATCTTCAGTCCAATACCCAACCGGTAGCTCTGTAACTTCCACTTTCAAAGTTGTTAGCTTCTTGAAAATACCTCTAGACACACCGTCATTATTTGAACCTTTGAATCCTCTATACCAAGGTTCAAATACAGTTTCGTCGTCTAGAACATCGTCCTCCATCATAGTTAGCAAGTGCTCGATAATGTCTTTAGGATTGTAGCATGGAATATTTGTACTAAATCCGGTACCAATTCCTACCGAACCGTTTACAAGTACCATCGGGATAATGGGTATATAATGAGAAGGTTCGATCTTAATACCGTCGTCATCCAAGTACTCTAATACTTCAAAATCATCACTATGAAATACGAAAGGTACAATTGGATTCAATTCTGTGAAAATGTACCTAGGTGACGCCGAATCTTTTCCTCCTTGAATTCTGGTACCAAATTGACCCTTAGGTTGTAAAAGATTGATGTTATTCGCACCCACAAAGTCTTGTGCCATACCAATAATCGCTTCATGTAAACTAGCTTCACCGTGATGATAAGCACCATGTTCGCTTACATATCCAGCCAATTGTGCAACCTTAATTTCTTTATACAACTTTCGCTTGAAACAACAGAACATTATTTTTCTTAAAGACTTCTTGAAACCATCACAAATACTTGGAATAGAACGCTCAATGTTATAATTTGAGAAATGAATCAAATCTTTGTGAATGAATTCGGAATATTCAATCTTGGTGGTGTTCTCAATAACATCATCTAAAATATTCTGTTTGTCGTAATTATACAACCACAACTTTCTATCATCCGCGCGCTTCTTGTTGAATGCCAATTCGATACTTTCGTTAGACTTATCGACATCCCACCAATACTCTAACGCTTTCATATTCTTGAAATACTCTTTAGCTTCCTTATTAGTTGAAGTACCCAACCCTTTGTAATACTTAATTTCCCAACCATGTCCGTTGTCGTTAATTTGTTTCCAATTATCGTAAGCGGTTAAGTTGTAAAAGGATTCACTTTTTTTACCTTTAGTAACCTTAACAATAGGTGTCATCATTGACATCATGAAATCGTCAATCTTCAATAACGAAGGCCACAAAGTATGAAACAAGTTGAACAACAACCCTTTGATATGAGATCCATCTGTATCAGCATCCGTCAATACCATAATGTGCCCGTATCTTAAATCGTTCGTGTTTTCATATACTTTATTCGCTTCTAATCCAATAATTTTTTTAAGATTTACAATTTCTTCATTTTCGTTGACTTTTTTAACGTTTGTATCCTTTACATTCATCAGTTTCCCTTTCAAAGGAAATACACCGTACTTATTTCTTCCAACTTCACTTAAACCGGATATAGCCATTGACTTTGCCGAATCACCTTCAGTAAGAATGAGAATACATTCATTACTTTTAGCTGTACCAGCCCAATTAGCATCATCTAGTTTGTGAATACCACGAATGCTAGATTTCTTCTTACCATCTGTTTTTTTGGCGTTTTTATCCTCATCTTTACCAGATATAGCAATCATCCTATCTATGATATCAAACTTATAAAGCTTTTCAATAACCTTTTCATCAATATCGAACTTTGTTCCGAACTTACTATAAGGTGTTGTAAGGTACTCTTTTGTTTGACTATCAAAGGTCGGATTGTTAATCGTTGATTTTATAAAGACAAACAAGTGATCTTTGATTACACTCGGCTTGATGGTTAGCTTCTTTCGCTTAGTAATCAACTCACCAAGCTTCTTCGTAAGTTGATTGGTAATATAATCTACATGTTTTCCTCCTTTCAAGGTATTAATACCATTCACAAAAGATACATGTTTGAATCCATTACTGCTACTACTTACAGATACTTCCCAACGTTCGTCCGTAGACATCGCATATACACGTGGTACTTCACTTTTAGAAGTTCCCAAATACAAGTCTACATATTTTTCAAAGTTTTTGTATTCAATCTTTTCTTCATTAAAGAATACCTTAATTTCATTGGGTGTAAGAGCACAAATATCATATACACGCTTAACCATCAACTTACACATATCGTCTGATAATTTAGTTTGCTTGAAACGTTTATAATCAGGTTTGAAAGTGATTTTAGTGTAAGGATATTTAGTATAAGGTGTAATTGTTGGTTCAGATTTATCCTTCATGTTGTTCGTAAACTCTTGTAAGTAACATTTTTTCTTCTTACTATCAACCGTTTCAATTATAAAGGATGTCGAAAATATATTACATGCTTTCGCACCAATACCATTTTGACCTCCAATAGTCCTCTCTTCGGTATCGTCGTAATTAGTAGAAGTCAGCATATTTCCAAAAATTAACTCGGGAATATAAACTTTGTGTTCTTTATGCTTTTCACATTCAACACCCTCTCCAGAATTGTATACTTCAATTACTCCAGTTTCTTTATCAATATTTACACGAATCTCTTTTACAGGTTTTTTTGTATCTTTGCAACGAACCACATGATCCAAAGCATTGACAACAATTTCATCATAAATTTTATATAAACCCGAAATGTAACTTATCTTATTAAATTCCATTTTGTCATTAAAAATCCATGTTTCCATATCATCTGCTTCCAATGAACCAATGTACATTCCTGGACGAGCCAAGACATGTTCTTTAGGATCAAGTTTGACATATTTCTGAGAAGCCATTGTTTTGTTGATGTTTATAGATAAAAATCAATCTATATTCTTTAAATTAATATACTTTATAAAAATATTCAATTTTTAAATTTTTTTTTACTTCAAGTTTTTATTTAATAATGTTTTAGTTAATTTTCCGTGTTTGTGTTCTTTGATAGATTTTATAACGGCTGTATTTATTTCATAGTTCAAATTATCAATGAGAGCTTTCTTTTCAAGTTCTTTTAAAGAGAGCTTTCTTAAGAATTTCTTTTCGTAATTATTTTTAAGAATATCATAATCTTTGTATTTTAATAATCCTATTTTTTTAGAACTTTTCCCACCTGTTTGAATATCTAATCCTACACGAGCTAACACATCAGTTGTCATGAAATCGTTTTGATGCGTAGATAACGAATGATAGTTGTTTGTTTCGACACCAAAGAATTCTATAGGATTAGATATTCTTCCACCACTCATTGGAATGCTTGATATTTTATTGTTAAATTTATGAGAAACTATCGATCCAGAAATATCACCAGAGTTGGATGGTTGTAAATCTAATAAATACTTTTGTGATACAGGTGATAAAGTATCGTAAGAAAGTCCTAACTTACCCAAAAATGATTTAGCGTTCTTAAGTGTGTTATTTGTTTGCATTTATAATAAAAAATATTATTTAATTAAATATGTTTAATAATTCTCATGTTGATAAAGAACAATTTGATAATTTAACTTCCCATAAGTTTTTTGCAGAAAAAGGTGCAAATTATGATTTTCAGAAACAAGGTATAAAAAATATACATACAGAAAATCCTATTTCAGCCCTATTTTTTAGCAAGCATAATATATACATTCTTCAAAATGGTATTAGGTATTCTGTTTTTTCGAAAACAGATAATAATTCTGTTATAGGGGTTCAATCAGAAAATGAACTCCTTATTGTTATGCGCTCTATTTATTTACAATATTGTAAGCATATACCAGACCATGTGATAGAACAAGTCAAAGAACTAAATTCTAAAGTATTAGATTTTGCGGTGCCAAGAATCCTTACAGAACTTAATCAATACATTGTTTACAAAAAGGATGCTAGTTCGTTACCTATTCCTTTGGTACATTCACAAAATGTTTCATTAAAAGGCACAAGAGTATTATATAACAATGAATTTTAATTTATATTAAATTTTCTATATCTATAAATAAATAATGAACAGGTCAATCTCTTTAATTTCATTATTAGGGACAATAGTTTTTTTAATGTTAACAACTGTATTAGGATTTGTTATTCACTCTGTAGGTGATCCAAATAAACCCATCTTTTGGTTATTCACTACTTTATTCGTAGGAATGTTTCTTTCGTTAATGTTGTGTTTATCAAATTTAAGAACAGCAATTCAAATAGGAAAAGATAAGTTAGAAAGTATTGAAGATGAGGTAAATTTAACGACTTGTCCTGATTATTGGATAAAAAACGTTGTGTATGACGATGAATCAAAATCTAAAACAATATTATGTTATAACATGATGAATGACGGCACTTTCATTGATGGTGAAATGTTAAAAGATAGTGCCGGCGTGTACACTTTCTCAAACACAAGATTCGCTGGTTCAAATATTACAGATATGAGAAATTTAGCTATAAGTGAAAACAGTAATGTTGAAGCAGAAGTTGTAGAAAACTTTACTCAATTTTATCCTGGTGACACCGATTATCAAAAATATCTACACTCTCATGCAACTATAGATAAAATAGTTCATGGACCAATTTATGTAAATACTCCAGCAATAGGTAATGTGAACTTAGAACACGAACATATATATGAAAATACAGGTAGTGGAAGTCACTCTCATACATTAGACTTTGAAGGTGGAATATATCAACAAAAAAATTATGTTGAAACTCTAAGTAATTTAACAAACTGGATAAGTCCTTACAATAATCCTGAAATATTAGGAAATAAGTATGCCATTGAAATAAATCTTAATGTATTAAATCTTCAAGATAATACTTGTGAACTAGCAAAGATGTTTACTTGGAGTGAAGCACATAATAAATGTATGAATTAAAAAATGATTATTTAAAATGATTATTTAAAAATTTGATAATTTTTAAAATAAATAACTTTTCCAAACATAAGAAAAAAATGAAATTTAAAGATTTTAAAGGAAATTTTAAGCAAATTTTAGAATTCAAAGAATTTTTAAAAAATGAAAAGAAAAGTTCAATCATTATTGTAGGAGACAATTGTACTGGTAAAACAACCTTCTATACAATGCTTCAAAACGAAAATATATATGATATATTGCTTCTAAACGAAAACAATTTTTCTGAAAGTACAATTTCAAACTTTATTGAATGTAAAACAATAACATCCTTTTTTAACCCTCGAGAAAAAATTGTTTTCATTGATGACATTGATACTATATCATCTATTAATAAAAACATAATAAATCTCATCTATTCTCTAAAACAAAAGTGTAAAATGATATTTACGGTTAAATTAAAAGAAGAAAAGAAAATTGTAAGCAATTGGAAGAAGGTTATAGATAATAAAATATATTTAGCTAAACTTACATACAAAGATTGTTTTCAAGTAATGTTACATTTGCTAAAGGATAGAGTTGACATTGATGATGATAGGTTGTTACAACTTATAAAAGCACAAAACTGTAATATTACAAATATTTTAATGTTAATTGATAATGTTACTCACAAAAATGAAGATTTAGTAATTTTAGATTCACATCAAGATTTATTTCATAACAATGTTTATACGAATGTCTCAGACGTTTATAACGAATTATTGACGGATGATTATATAGACAGTTTGTGTAAAAAAGACAACTCATTGTTATCATCTATGCTTCACGAAAATCTCGTTCATGTAAAACATGACATTGATACTTATATTGATATTTATGAAACAATCACTTATTGTGATATAGTTGATAAACACATATACATTAATTGCTCTTGGGGAACTAATATGGATCTTTTGAATAAATATAGATTTACAAAATTCAATAGACTATTAAATAAAAATAATAAAAATAAACCATTCAATGTAATTTTTACAAGACAGTTCACAAATTTGTCTTCACAAATGAATATTAAAAAGAAATTACAAAACTTGTCGAGTGTGTTGTATATAACCAATACATTTGACATTCTCCATCATTTCAAAAAAAAACAGTATGATGAAGTGAATTCTGACAAAGTATTGAAAGATTTAGTGAATAAATTCACAAAAGATTATAATGTTATATAACTAATTAATTGTTTTGATAAAACTCGATAAATATTTTTCTTTTTATTATTTTAAATAAAAGGATGGCACAACCGGCGAATACATCAGTACTTACAAATGTTGCTAATTCACAAGTTACAAATGTAGCTAATACTTCAAAAAATACATTTTCATCTATGACCGATAGTTTTAAATCTGCAACCAGTAGCAATTTAGGCGTAGTTGTAATTGCTGGAGTATTGTTTTTTGTTATCGTGTACGTAATGGTATACATTTATCAACAATACAATAGTACTTCGTTGAAAACAGTCACTATGTTGAAAAAACCAACAAAAGTACCAACCAATAGTTTGTTAAACATTAGCATAAACGAAGCTCTCCCTGAGTTATATAATGGTAAGGAATTCTCTTACTCTGCTTGGATGTATGTGGATGGTGATAATTTGGAGAATACTACTAGTAACAAATTCGTAATGGGTAGAATGGATTCTAAAGGAAATATCGCTACAGCAACTCCACTTATAGTATTGGATAAAAGTCTCAATAAACTTTACGTTTATATCAAAAAAGTAAACAGTAATATAAACAATATTAACGATATTCCTGATGTAACTGGAGATACCACTTTAACAATATCATACTTGCCTTTACAAAGATGGGTTAATATTATAATTGTCGTTGACAACAATTTTATGCAACTATTTATGGATGGTGAGTTAAGAGAAGTTAAGGATTTGACTGAAAATCAATCAATGTCTCAAAATTCATCCGTTATAACTACACCAGTAGGGAATATAATGGTTGGTTCGGCAAATAATTTACCTGCATTTAATGGGTATTTATCTAAAGTACAAGCATTTAACTACGCTGTAACTATTGATCACGCTAAAGTTATATACAAAGCAGGACCCCTCCATAAGTCAATATTGTCTACTATAGGAGTTCCTTATTATGGTGTACAAAGTCCATTCTACCGTATAGATGAAAACATTGAAGTAGATGGAAATTGTAGCACATAAAATATTATAATAAATTAAATGGATTACAAATTATCTATAATGTATGGGATTGTAGGAATAATTGTAGATTATATATCATTCAATATAGTTGTACCTTTATTATTTCCTAAAGTATACACTTTTCAAAAAATGAAAAACAAATTGGATATCGTTAAAGTTACCATTCCACTTTCATTAGGTTCATGTAACTTTGATTCATCGAGTGTTGAATTAAATACTTCAAATCCTTTTAAAAGTGGATTCATATTTATGCCCCATTCAAACAATCTTAAAGGGGGTGCTCAATTTTCGTATTCGTTCTGGTTAGATGTGAAATCTAATAATGCTTTAGCTCTTAGAGATAAGAATATTTTTATGAGAGGTTTACCAAATAAAGTTGAAGGTAGTTCAACAATAAGTAAATTTCCACTTGTGGTATGTCCACTTGTCAAGTTTGGAAATGTAGGTGTATCTAATAATTCTCAAATAAAATCAAGAAATCAAATAGGTCAAACCAACTCTTATTTAGAAGTTATATTCAACACTTTTAAAAATCCACATGCTAAAATTGTCCTTAATCAAGGAGTATTTGATTTAACTAGATCTACCAATGCAAACCCAAGGTGGTTTTTAATTTCTTTAGTGTTTCAAGATTACATAGACTTCTCTAATGCTGAAAAAGGAATTCAAATTCAAAGTTACATAAATGATAATTTAGTGAATACTGAAATTATGAAGAATGACTCTTTAAAAATAAATACTTGTAATTTGTTTTTGACACCAAATACCAGATCAATGACAAATACTAGTTCCCATTACGCCGATTTAACCTATTACAATCATGCTTTAAACATTATTGATATTGAAAAAATATACAATTACGGTATTTCGGATTTAGACGGTGGATGTAAAACTGCTAAACCTTCTGATACTGAAAATAGAAAGGACGTTTATCATAGATTAAGTATGAATAACTATATTCAATAATTTAATTTTAAAAGTTCCTTTTTTAACTTTTTAGGTGAATACCTGAACCACGAATTTATTTCTATACATTTTTCTGAAATTTTAAGCAATTGTAATTTAAGTAATTCACTATTACTATTTGCATTTGTTATTAACTTTATCAATACCATTCCGAAACCAAATATATCAACTTTATTTGCACTTTGAGTCATTGTGACTTTAACAATATCAATATTTTTCATAAAATCTAAGACTTTACTTACTGATTTTGTAATCACTTCATCATCATAAACATACAAAGATTTAGTATAATTAAGCTTTACATCCGCAACGGTAAACTTTTTCAAGTCATATATAGATGTAATATTTGTTTGAGTTAACTTGTAATTATAATAAATTTTAAATTCAGGTGGGTAATAACAATAATTAAATCTTAAAACATAATCTTGATCTTCGTCATACAAGTTGTCAAATTTAATTAATAATCCAAAATCAATTAAGTAAAAGTTATTATTTTTAAAAACAATATTGGTTTCTTTTATATCTCTGTGACAGTAGCCAGCGTTATCTAAAGAAATTAATCCATCCACTATATTGATAATACCAGGCATTAAACTTTTGATATCATAATTCGTTTTAATCAACTCCGATAAATCTATTCCACCATATTCATAAATAATTTGTTTCTTTGGAAATTCACTAAATTTATATTTACATTTTAAGATTGCTTCTTTAGGAATTTTAGACAAAGAACATTCATCTAATTTTGATAACGTATATTTTCTTTCTGGATCAATTATTTTCATAATTTCATATATAGCTAATTCCTCTTCATAATAATCTTCTATTTCAAAAACTTTACTAACAGTTTTTTCTTGGTTTATAACCTTATTTTTACATGATATCGAAGGTTTTAATACACACCCATAAGCGCCTCTTTTTATCATTTTATTTTATTCTTTTTTATCTAAATATATGTTTTTGTATATATATATTATTAACAAGGTCATATTTTTCAATTGATAACGAATCATTATCAAACGAAAGTCTCCAATTTTCACCTAATATCAAATTACTTCTTACAAACACTTCACCTGTGTCATGTACTTCAAAACCATTCTTTGGGTCACCAATATCCGAACCCATACCAACACATAACAATACCTTATTATTGGGTTCAGAAGGAAGATATATTGGTGGAGGTGGAGATGGAGGTGGAGTTGAAGGTAGAACTAATCTAGGTATAACTTTTTCTATAGAGATAGTTTTAACCTCTGCTTGACTTAAAACTCTGTTATAAGTGGCAATTCTGTAAAATTGCGTTCCTTCATTTGAATAAAAAGATCCAATTTTATTTAACACAATGGTGCTACCAGTTTGATAAAAAACTGGGTCAGAAGCAGAAGAAGCTGTTTTTGTTCCTACCAAATCTTCGTTTAAATACAACTTTAAAGTATTTGTAACTCTGTCGAAAGTAACAATGACTTGATGAATTTCTTCTGATAAATTAACGATATCTGGAATTTCATAATTGATACTCACAAGAATAACACCAGGACTTTTATAGTAATTTACTATAATTAAGTTATAAACGCTATATATCACGACACCAGTAAATTCTTCAATAAATGTAGATGCAGGTGTCGTTGTTACGATAAATTTAATACTAGAATTACTCACTGATAAAGTTCTAAATTGGATAACCCATGAATGAGATTTATTGGGGTTTAGAATATAATGTGGTAATGCGTCAACTTCCATATAGCTATTCTTTGCTATTTCAACAAAACCATCATAAACTGTAAAATTATCACCACCGAGAGTTAATCTCAGAACATCATCATTTAAGTTGCTATCGTCATAAAAGTTGAAATCTGTTGTCAATCCTGTTGGGTTAAAAATAGTGAAAACTTCCATTGAACTCAAGATTTTGTTGTAAATAGCGAGTTTATGATATTCGATTGCTTCGTGTGCATAGAAACTAGCTAATTTATTTAATACAATAGTGTTTCCCAAAAATACAGTGCTTCCGGCGGGAACTGTTACAGTTTCTACAAATTCATCGTCAAAATATAATTGTAATGTATCTGTATCGAATGTAACCACAATTTGATGAATACGTATTGATAAATCAACATCCACAGGAATTTGATACTCGATGCTTACAATGATATTATTTGTATCGTCATAGTAATTAACATGTACATTTCCATCTAAAATAAATATTTGAATACCTCCCAAATCTGTTTCGGATGTTATAGTAGATGGGTTTGTGGTTACAATAAACTCATAAACACCGGCTTCTCTTGTAGATGTTAACGTTCTAAATTGGATAACCCATGAATGAGATTTGTTTGAGTCTAAAGTATAAGCTACTTCCATATGAGTATCAGTTCCTATTTTAATAAAACCATCATGAGGTGTAAAACTATCACCACTGAGAGTTAACTCCAAAACATCATCCACAACACTTTGGCCATTAAAGTTAAAATCTAACATCAATTCTATTTGGTTAAAAATAGTAAACACTTCGCCTTGGCTTAAAACTCTATCATAATTTGCAATTCGATAATAATCAACTCTATCTGGTGGTGTAAACGTTGCTGATTTGTTTACTATTAAAGTCGCATCGGTATGATAAAATATATCTTCGGTCGAATCTGCCACAATTGTTATGGGTGCTTCATTATCGAAATATAGATATAATGTTTTTGTTAATTTTGTATAAGTTACTATGACTTGATGAATACCTATAGATAAATCTACTGTAATAGGCACTTCTTTTGTTGCACTCACAAGTACAACTCCTGTAGCTTTATAAAATGTTGCGGATATTTCTACATTATCTGCTACTAACTGAAAACCTGTTAAATATGTCTCCATTACATCTATTGGAGATGTCGTCAAAACCATTTTGGGCACATTCGGATCCCCCGAAGTGTGTGAATTAAACTGTACTATCCAACTTTGGTCTTCGACTGATTTTAAAGAACCGGGTAATACATCGATCTCTAAATAATCATTTGGTAATAAACTGACAAAACCATCATTTATTGTTATACTATTATTTGGTACAAATACATGATAACTATCGGCGGATCTCAACGAAGAACCATTGAAATTTACATCAAATATTAATCCATCATCCAATAGTGGTGGACTAGGTGGTGTAGATATATACACCGGTGGTGTAGCTGAGGGTATTTGTACTGGTGCAAGTATAGCCGAAAGAGCACGTTCATGATACCCAATTTCCTCATAAATATTTGATTTACTGTTATACTGTCCACATAATAACTGATTACTATTAAAAGTTGTTAACGTTTCACCAATCACGGTAGAATTGGTAAACAAATTTGAATTATTTGGATTATATGGAAGCTCATTAATAGGACTGTAATCCAAATACCCTTCTGAATCTATCGTCATATATAAACCTACCGAGTCATCTCTATCTGTTCTTGATGTTAATAATCTAATTGATTGTTTGACTTCTAAAGTCTCTAATGTAAGATTTGTAAATGTTAAAGTTGTTGACATTGATTCTTCATATATTCTAGCATCTGTATATGCTTGTGATAATGTATACATACTTTCAATTAATCCAATAGTCGGTATTATATTTTGTTCTTCTTGAATATTGGCTGTATTTAATGTATATACAATATTGGATAATGGTGTAACAGTTCTTGTATCCACTTTCTCATAATATTCATTTAATACCCCTTTTAAACCACTTACAGTTATAATATCCGTAAATTTTAGTTCAGATACAGGATCACTTTCATAATCTGGTAAAAATATTAAATGCGCACTAGAGTTGACCTTTTTAGATACAGATATACCTTTTATATAATCTTGAACAAATGAGCCTACAGCAAAACATGACGGAAAGAATGAATTTCCGTAATCATTGAATCCTCCTATGAATCCTCCTGTACCGTCTTCATCTTCTAAAAATAAACTAGAATTTACAAAGAATGGAAGCCCAGGAGTTGGTGGGGGTGACATTTGATATGTATCATCTTGTTTAACATATTTAGCTTCCAAATATGTTTTAGTCGCCTGTGACGATAGCACTCTATTTTCAACAAATGGTGTAGACGCAGATAATGTTGATGGAATTATTAAACCCATTGAGTCATGAAATATAAGATTAGATAAACCGGATACATTATATACATTATTTGGAGTTGTTCTATTAACACCTAAAAATCTTGTAATTGGATTTGTTGTATCAATATCTACATCTTCTGGTTTAGAAACAATATTACCTATTTGTAAATAAAATGCTCTCAAATATGTTTGAGTCGCTAATGACGATAGCACTCTATTTTCAACAAATGGTGTAGACACGGATAGTGTTGATTTTATTATTAATCCGTTATCATTGAAAATTAATCTTTTTAAAGCAGACGTATCCAAAAGTTTGTTATCAAAAGATGAATTAATTAAATCAAACGAATCAACTGATAAACTTGTATATTTTGAATCAGTTGTGGTAAAAGTAATTATATTATTTTTCAAATAATTAACTAAATTAATCGCTTTCACAATTTTATTTTCATTTATACTTAGTATTATTACACCTGCATTTGCATCATTTGGTAAAGACGCTGTTACATTAATATAATTATGTAACGCACCCCCCGAAACTACCTTTGTACTTAAATTATTTAATGAACTTAAAGTTATATCTAAATCAAAATTAAGAGTATCTCCATAATGAATCACCTCATTATTTTTATGTAAATAATTCGAATTTAAATATTTATTTACTCCTAAAGGAGTTATATAACTGACATCGTCGTCCATATTTGCACGACTCGAATCAAATTTGAAATTAGCTAAATGTGCTTTTAAATTAGCACCTCTTAACAGGTGATTATCATTTAAAGTATTCTCTACTGGTACATATCCATTAAATACCATATCAGTATTTATATATTTATATAACGCTTGACCTGTTACAACATCCATATTAGTATCAATAATTTTACCAGGTGTATCACTTGTCATAATTTTCTCAGTCAAATTAATATAGTTGATTGATGTATAATTATGAACTTTAGATGGGGTTGTATATTTAATGTCTTCTGTTGTTGATGTACTGAAAATCGAAGCCTTATTATCAGAATAATATTCAACAAGATTCTTACCTCTTACTAGTAGTTTATCATGATATGTTGAAGAATCTATTTTGTTAGTAAACACCATATCAGTATTTATATATTTATATAAAGCTTGACCTGTCACAACATTCGTATTAGTATCAATAATTTTACCAGGTGTATCAGTTATCGTAATTTTCTCAGTTAAATTTATGTAATTGTTTACCAAATATGTTTTAACTGCATAGGGTGTTATAAACAGGATATCATTAGTCAATGTTAATGTAATTTCTGATGATGAAGTATATCTATTATCATTAAAATGTTTTACAAGATTCTTACCTCTTATGAGTTTATCTTTATGATCACCTAGGTTTAAAGAAACATTACAATCAAACACCATATCAGTATTTATATATTTATATAACGCTTGACCTGTTACAACATTCGTATTAGTTAAAACAATTTTACTCATCATACCTTCCATAATTTTCTCAGTCAAATTTATGTAATTGTTTTCTGTGTATTGTTTCAGTGTATAAGGTGTTATATAGTGTACGTTGTTATCAAACGTTGGGTTTATATTTACGGTATTTGTTATATTTAATTTGAATTTATTATCATCTAAATATTCAACAAGATTCTTACCTCTTACTAGTAGTTTATCATGATATGTTGAAGAATCTATTTTGTTAGTAAACACCATATCAATATTTATATATTTATCTAAAGCTTGACCTGTTACTACATCCGTATTAGTTGAAATAATTTTACCAGGTGTATCAATTATCGTAATTTTCTCAGTTAAATTTATGTAATTGTTTACCAAATATGTTTTAACTGCTTTGGGTGTTATAAATTGAATATCATTACTCAATGTTAATGTCGGTTCTTCATCAGAAGTATATCTATTATCATCAAAATGTTTTATAAGATTCTTACCTTTAATGAGATACTCATTATAAGTTGCTGTTAAAGAAGCATCACTTCGAAACACCATATCAGTATTTATATATTTATGTAACGCTTGACCTGTTACTACATCCATATTAGTTGAAATAATTTTACCAGGTGTATCACTTGTCATAATTTTCTCAGTCAAATTTATGTAATTGTCATTTGTGTATTGTTTTAATGTATAAGGTGTTATATAGTATACGTTGTTATCAAAAGAAGAACTACTTGTATTTCTTGCTTCTCCCGGAAAACCTAATGTGAATTTATTATCATCTAAATACCTCACAAGATTCTTACCTCTTATAAGTTTATTATCATGATCACTTCGGTTTAAAGAAACATTAGAATCAAACACCATATTATTGTTAATATATCTATACAATCCGTCACCTGTTACAACGTCTGGGTTATTCAATACCACTTTTTCAGTTGTACCTGCGGAGCCAAAAATCTTAGCAGTATTTTGTATATAATTGTTTTCTAAATAGGTTTTTACAGCTTTAGGTGTTATGAATTTTATATCATTAGTTAAACTTAATGAATCTGAATTTGAAGTTGAAGAGTATCTATTGTCTCGAAAGTATTTGTCTACATTTCCACCACGAAATATAAGTTTTTTATTTTCTAAAGTTGCGTTATCATACGATCTTTCGAAAGGTAACGCATTATGAGTGTGAATATATTCGTATACATTGCTTCCAGTTGCTATTTTTTCTAAATTACCGTCATTAAAATTAACTGTATCTATTGCAACATTTGTTTCATGAAAATCAACTAGGGATAAATTTGTATATTTTTGTAATCCAGAAAACGTTACTAAGTTATCTCTATAACTATCCAAATTATCATCAACAACATCCTTTGAAGCGTGTGGTATATTTGTTGATGTTATCGTTCCTGCCGGATTTTCTATTTTTTTTATATATCCAGTTGCGTCATGATATATCACATCACGATTTTTTTCAATATAATAATCATATAATCCATTTATATTTCTATGCGTGATTGTAACTGATGCATTTTGTATTCCATTCGGTATAGTACTATTCAATGTTTGAGTTGTCTTTAAAATTCCGCCTGTATCTATCTCTAACGAGACTGTAAAATCTCTAGCTGAAGCAGGAATTGTAAAGTTTCCATTAGCGTTTAAAAAAGAGTTATCATAGTCTGCTAGATTTGCTGGTAACGGGGTTGTTATCGAGTCCACTAACAGTTCATATGGTTTTCGCCACACATAATTTCCATATTCATTTTTTGTAATTACTTCATTACTATCCCCTCCTTTCAAGTTTACTTCTACTTGTCCCACTTGTTCGTATCCTATTCTTCCTCCTGAACCTGTAACTTCGAATACATTTGTACTCTCTGAATTTGTTTTTAATGAAGTTACAGCATGTTTTTCAATCTCCAATGATTCTAAATCAATGGCACTAAACGCATAAGAGTCAGAAGTTATACATTTTAAATATGTATTTGAAGTTCCAATTAACTTACCTGATGTATTTCCAACTATTGAACCAGTCAATTTTAATCTTTTTCCTGTGTCTGTGACAGATACATTGTCGGAATCAAACACACTTCCATCATAACTTACTAAGCCGGTATTTACGATATTACGGCTTAAATTGTTTAATGTAAGTCCAGCTCCAGATACCGTGTAAATTGTATTCTTGAATCGTATTACATTGTTTGACTCAAATTCAACTGTATCGTTATCTCCTGCAAAAACAATTTGATTTGAAAAAACAGTTCCTTCTTTCTGTATAGTTGTAGGAACAATATAATTGAAAGAACCATCACCGGATAAATATTGGTTATTTTGCCCTGGAAAATTTAATGATAACTGAAAATTATTATCATTTGTATTATTAATCTTTGTTAAATTTAGAAAATCATAATTTACGTGGTTTAAGATGGACAAGTTACTCATTTTAGAATTTATTAAAGTTGTCATTGTACTGGTATTTGTATTCGTAAGGTCATCAACATAATCTTTCAAATTTGATGTAGAGTTATTCAATTCGTTGTACATTCTATTAACACCATTTGCGTTAATTACAAAATATTCTCGAACACTCGGAACTGTATAATCTTGTTGAAGTTGAACTATACCAAATCTTTGAAAAGTTGAAATTGGTACCAAATTTGTTATGGCGTCATTATTGAAAAAAATATTCGACAACGACCACACAGATATCGCAGTATTTGAATCAGATATAGTTAAATCATTAGTTATATACACCACACCTCTAGTATTGTTGTCTGGATTGGCTTCTGGTAAATTTTCCCATACCGCTTTTCCATATTCATCATAACATTTAAGAAATATGTCTACACCATTTTGTCCAGAGTAAGCTATATCAACATTATTATTAATATACACCAAATCTTCTCTAATAATACAATTTGAGACGGTAATATTACCGTCTGTTATTAAAACATTATTTTGATCGAATGTTGCCAAATCACCAATTCCTAGATTTTTTCTTGCTACCGAATTAAAAGCCTCTATTTCACTAAAAAAATTTGTAGTAATAAAAAAAGGTACACCTGGAATATCACCCAAGTTACAACCATTACTATCTGTATAACTAAATATTTTTGATATGGATAAAGGTAGAATTAAATCTTCAAAGTTTCCAGTTATCCCAACTCTAGATATTCCTAAATTTGACAATGCTTCAATATTATCATGAATATCCGAAAGATTGCATCTACTTCTTATAAATAATGTTTCTTCGTTAGAAAATGCACTCAACTGAATCGGTCTATTTCCTAAATGATAATAATTAGATGTAAAAGCGACTTCTTGAACTCCTGTTGTCACAAGTCTATCTTTGAAAATAGCTCTATACGGATTATTACAACCATTATGATCTAAAATAATCTCACTCAATACATTACTAATTTCTAATTTGTTATTTATGTTACTATCCAAATGTAGATAAAGGGTATTGACATTCGAAGCAGAAGCAGGAAATAGTGTATCCGCATTTAAATGTGAGTGTATTAATTTTTCTAATTTATAATCAAGTTTATTGTTTGGGGCTTTCACTAATCTGAAAGATTGTGTGCTGTTATCAGGATCAAAATAATTTTTTGTGGAAATACCCTCAAAATAACTTGGTTCTTCAAAATGAACGTCTTTCACAGTTAGCACTTTAGTATGAAAATATTCGTTTAATCCAAGATTTGATATAGCTAATGTCTTATTTAAATTGCTTTCATTAAAATTATTTGTAGAAATCATAAATTCAGCACCTTCTTGAGATGGTAATCTTGCTCCAATACCCGATACAATATTTGACAGGTCAAATACTGCTTTAGAAGAAGGTATGGTGTTGCTATTGTTCACAATTAATTGGTCGAGTGGAGAAAAAATAATATTTGAACCATATCCGTTATTTGTCATAGCACATGGTTGGCTTGTAATAGACGAATCAAATGATGTTAATGTGATGTCAGTAGTGGTTAATGTATCCAAACTTAATTGGGGATTCACAATTGTGTCTCTCTCTCGAACTATATAATCTGTTATGAAATCAAATATCTCATTCGATTGTACAAACTGTTGGTCGTTACACAACGAACTAAGCAATATTTGACTAGGTGGTACTTGTAACCAATCCGCTACGGCTAAGTTTTTCCATTCAGCGTCACCAAACTCGTTAGACGCCATCAAAACAAAATTTCTTTCAATACCTTCACCTTTCAACCTTAATGACGAAACTTGTATATCACCTTCGTAAATATGAACGTTAGAACTACATTGATACGCCATAGACAGCAACCCTAAATTATTTTGTGCTTCACATTTATTTCGCAAATCCCCTAAATTATACTTGGCCTGTAAGAATGCCATATTTAATATTATAAATATTTGTATATTGGTAATTATAACAAGGTTTAAATTAAATGAAAATTAGCTAATTTAGGATGTGCTTTAATATTTTTTATTTGTTGTTTTAGTGAAGTAAATTTTAATTGAAACTCGGTATGTATGGTATTAAGTAATTCTGTTGTGTAAGTTGCATTATCATCATATACTAACGAGTCGTACATTTTGACAATTCCGTTTATGTTAGAAAGCCTTTCACTGTATTCTGGGATATGCTCCAAACGAAACCGTCCATCACTGTCAATCGATTTAACAAACATGTTTGAAGTATTCTCTGGTTGGGAAACATTCAATAATTGTAAGGTATTTTTAATTCCCAAAAAAGCAGATGTTAAATGAGTACCGATAATATTTACATTGTCTATGTTTTGTATACCTAGTGTACCAACTCTTAAATTACTTCTACATTCTGCTTTTTTCTCTTCCGTTATAAATTCGTTAAAGTCGTTAAACGATGAAATATATTGTGGTCCATTTATAAAATTATTCAAATATTTTGGTTTATTAATTAAATAATTGTATTCTGGATATTCTTCATACACAACCCTATTCAATTCTAAGTGTAAATAAAAATCTACCATTTTTTCACGAGTTGTATTTTCTAATTCTTGTAAATTACTTGAAAATCGAAACAGAATTAATCCATCGTGATCCAATATGCTAAAAAGAATATTTTGAAATTTTAAGATGTCTATTTCGCCTTCCAACGCTCTCAAATGTGTAGAAGTTATATTATCAAAAGTGTTATAAGTAACAGTATTACTATTTGATATTTCTTCTATACCACCACTAATCACTTTAATCATTCCGGGAACTATTTCTGTCGAATATTTTAAGTTATTTGGATCATTACTTGGGGATATTTTATCATCCATTACTTTAAACTCTGTAAGGTTTTCGTCATTATAACAAACAAAAACAAACTCTGAAAACTGATTTTTAAATGGAAAGGTTTGTCTAAAAGTATTGATTAAGGGAGTAACATAGAGTTTAGAATTTCCTGATATTACAAGATTCGCATTCGATCTAACTGTTAATACTTCTTCCGTCAAATGCATTTCATTTTTCAATTTATCTAATTTTAAACTTTTTAAAGCTTCGGTACTAGAAACATCACTCAATAAATAATTACATCTTGTATAAGATTCTTTAGTGCTATTTATATAATCTATAACCTTTTGTACATTAATCAAATAGTTTTCATTTTTACCAGTATAAAAATCATACAAGATATCATATACATTTTTTAATGTTTTACTCATTGGTACAATATCTGTATTGTTTGTCGGAAATTCTTGAATTTTACATAATCCATGATTTTGATTAAGATCACTTAAATTTGTAGATAAGGGTAATTGATTAAGATCAAACACATTTATTTTGTCTTGTAAAATTCCTGTTTTTGTTGTTTTGATTGTTAAGTTTTTCACTGTCACATAATCAAATGTCATGTCATTATCTAAATTTGAAAAAATATATTTATTCAAATTTAACTCATTTTGAAATCTTGTTTTTATTGATGATAATCCAGTATCAGAAAGATTATTACTCGCAATACATAATTTAGATACATCAAAGTAGTCCTCTAATTTCAAAAGGTTACTACATAAATCTTGGTAGTCACTGGTAAACACAAAATTATCAAATTCATGATACATTACCGCTTCAATATCATTGTTGAATATCGAAATAGAAATATCATTTAAACTCGTTCTCAACCAATTTGATAAATACTCATCTGAATCAAGAATCAATTCACCTGTGGCGCTACTTTTAATAAAGGTATCTTTAGTAGTATTAAAGTTAGATAAGCATAACTTATTTATAGATATATTACCTCCAGTAATATTAACATCACAATCATCTTGTAACACGATGTCTTTCATTCTAAGGTTGAGTCTAGCACAATAAATACTATCAACATCATTCAAATTATTTCTTCTAAAACAATTCATTTTTAAGAAAAAATGTAAGAATATTTAATATTCAATATTATTATTTACATAATCAAATGAACTCTCTCTAACTCTTTATTTTATATATTCAAAAAATTGTTAATGTCCCGAATATCTCTGTTAATCCCATCTATTTCACCAAGAAGTTTATAGTACACTTTAAACAACGCAGACGCTGACGAAGCTTTTTTATCATCATATTTTTGATAATTATTTTCAATTTTAACAATCCCTTTTTGGTAAGAAGTTCCTTCGGGTAATTTAGACCATCTACAATCGCCGTTTGGATTGATAGATTGTAAAAACATATTTTGAAAATTAGTTCCATTATAATTATATTGAACTTGGGAGTTGATTGTTAAATTTGTAAACACACCGTTACCACCTAAAATGATTACATTGTTACTGTCGTAAGTAGAAACTGAACCTAAACCAAGATTGAGTCTAGCAATATCAATATCATGTAATTCAGCTAAGTTACTTTTTGCTGATAGAAACTGAGTAAATTCATTTGAAAACTGACTCAAGTTTGAAGGAGCGTTCTCGAGTTGATAATAATCTCCAGTATGTGCTATTTCGTGTAATTGTAGATGACTTCTAGCAATTGAAGGATTATGTACTCTGATGTTGTCGTCTACACGCATATACTCAGCGTACATTCTCCGTATCTCTGGTTCGATCATATTTGACAATTCGGCATACTTGGTGTAATAAATGGTGTTCACAAATTCGTCTATTGCTCTAACAGATAACACAGTTGAGTTATCAACATTGTTCACTGGATCAGGATAATAGTCTTTGATGTATACAAACCCAGCAGTATTATCTGTTGCAAGTTGTATTTTTTTTGGAAATACTTGACCTTGGTCATTTACACTCAAGTAGGTTTCGTTACCTATGTCAACACCAGTAACAGTTTTATCTAAATCTTCAAAAATAAAATTACTCGTTACCGTTAATCTAGGTATTCTAAATGTATCCGTCATATTGAGAGTATTAATTAAATTTCTCATTCGATTATCAAATCCAAGATTAATTTGGGCTTGATCCACATTTGTTATTTCTGATAAATTATTTTGTCTTCTCATGATTCCATTATGGGTGATCGCTTCCGAAATATTAGCATCTAAAGCAACATTTCCTATACCATCCAATATATTGGAAAATGAGATGTACAAATCAGATATGGCTTTAGACGACGGTGCAGTACCTTCGTTAGATGACATATAATTATCTTGTAATTGAACAACTCCGTATTGGGTATCAGAAGCTTTAGATAAACTATTCCAATACGTTACTCCGTTGTCACCAATATGTAAATACTTTGGATTGTTTGTAATATGCACTTCTTCGAATTTAAGGTTACAATTAATTGTCAAGTTATTAAATATTATGTAATCTTCTGAATTTCTGAGTGCAAGAGTTCCTAATCCCAAGTTACTTATAGCTTGTTCTCTATCGATGTTGTACAATGTTTTTTCTAAAAATATTAAATCATTCGTAAAAGACAGGTGGGATAAGTTTGTAGGTGTATTCGTTAAATCATTATAATCACCAGTGAATGCTATATTACAAATAGAACTTCTATCTACGAATAATAGATCATTATTGAACTCTGATAAACGTATATCATTAGGATCGTTGGATCTTACCCAATCACCAAATTCTATGGCTGTGAAGTCAACTCTTCCGTCGTTACTTTTACAAACCAAAAATTTGTTAACACCGGCTTGATCTGATTTGATGGTTAGTGAATCTATTTTAATTGAACCACCAGTTATGGTTACGTTATTGGAATTGTAATTAGCTAAAGTGCCGAAACCTAGATTTCTTCTTGATTCATAAATGTCTTCAACATCCGCAAGATTGTTTTTGCGATTCAAAAATAATGACATTATTTAAATGAAAATAATATTAAAATAAATTTAAAAATACATTTGTATATGTAATCAAAGTGAAATAATAAAAACAAGATGCCTGGCGGATTAATTCAATTAGTTGCATTTGGTGCTCAAAATATTTTATTAAATGGTAATCCATCTGTAAGTTTCTTTAAAAAAATTTATAAAACTCATACAAACTTCTCTATGGAAAGCATGAAAGTGTCATTCAATAGAAGCGAACTCAAATATAACGAATCGTCTACTTTAATAGCAAAAGTAAAAAGAAATGCTGATTTAATTCAAGATGTATATTTTTCATTTGAAATACCAGAAATAAAGAAATATATCAAAAGAGATGGAAGTAATAATGTCAAAGGTGATGTATTTGGATTTGTAAAAAATTTAGGTGAATGTATGATAGAATCTTATCATATTTACATAGGTGGGGCCATTGTAGACAAACAATATGGCGAATGGCTTCATATATGGAACGAACTTTCTATAGACGCAAGTAAGCGTTACGGTTACGATAAATTAATAGGTAACATACCTGAACTATATTCACCTGATCCACATAACAACTTATCTCACAACACAATACAAATTGAAAAAAGAAGATTATATGTACCGTTGAGATTTTGGTTCAATAGAAATCCGGGGCTAGCTTTACCGTTAATCGCTTTACAGTATCACGAAGTAGAAATTCATATAACGTTAAGACCTTTTAAAGAATTATTTACTATTAATGATAAGAAACCAGATACATATGCTGAATATTTTGAGTCAGAAAGCTTAAATATAGATCCGTTTCTAGAAGTTAATTACATATTCTTAGATACTCAAGAAAGAGGGTTTTTCGCTACAAATGCTCTAGATTATTTAATAGAACAAATCGTTCAAATCCCAATATATAAACTAAAAAGACACGAAATAACCGAACTCACTCTTCAAAATCCAGTTAAGGAAATTATTTGGGTATTAAAAAGAAGTGACGTTCAAGAAAAGAATGATTGGTTTGAATATATAGATAATAACTATTTGGATAGTCGTGAAGAAGAAGCGATTAATAATGACAATTGTATTGTAGTTGTTAATTATTCAAGAGAAAAAGAAATTCTTGTAAATGCAAAATTGATTTTTAATGGAATTGATAGATTCGAAGAGAAAGATGCTTCGTATTTTAATTTAGTACAACCTTATCAACATCATTCAGTGATACCTAAATCGGGTGTGTATACGTACTCATTCAGTTTATTTCCTGAGAATTTTCAACCATCAGGTACTTGTAATATGTCTAGGTTAAATAAAATTCAACTTAAAACAGAAATTGTTCCTTTACATATTGATTCTAGTTACGATTACGATATGGTTGTTTATGTTATAAATTACAATTTTTTGAGAATTACTGCTGGTTTAGCTGGGTTAGCATTCTCTTCGTAAATAAAATTATGAGTATAAGTTAAAAAAAAATGTTATTTAAATTATTAGTATTCTTTTTCAACATAGTATTGATAGGTATAAGTATTTATTATACAATGTTATATACAAAAATGAGTGAAGATATTGAAAGTATTAAGAAGAGTTTAAAAGGGAAAAAAGTTACTTTCAGTGATACTGAAGTGTTAGTAAAGAAAAATAAATACAAAAAACAATAATAAAACAATAATAAAAAACCTTTGTGGGAAATATATTAATAAAATATAAAAAATGAACGTTTCAAATCAATTTGGAAATCTTTCACCAGAAACATTTGAAAATAAAAAGAATAAAATTAAATCAGTGTTAGCTAAAAGTTCCACTTCTGCTAAAAAACTTGCTAAACAAAATACTTCTTTAATAGAAATAAACAATAACATATCCGAGAGTTATAATGTTTCTCTTAAAATAATAGTGGATGTAACAAAACTTCTCAATCAATATATGATATATTTTAACGAAATAGAAAAATTGATATCCAGTTTTAGTAACGAAACTTCTAATTCATTAAATAACGATTACTTTTTACACATTAATAAGATAACTTCAGAAAAAATTGATGAACTGTCAAATAATTTTAAAACACAAGTAGATAGTTTGAAGGAGGTTTATATAAAGAATGATTTACCAACTGGTGATTTAGATAAATATTCAGATTTGTTAAGTGTCATTAATATAGAATCCAAAAATATAATTAAAGCACAAAAGGGAGGTTCATTAAAAAAGAAGAAGAAAAAATGAGCGGATATTTGCACATTATTACTGGTCCAATGTTTAGTGGCAAAACAACAAGATTGATTGAGTTATATAATCATTACAAACAATCTAATTCTGTTTTAGTTTTCAATCATACATTAGATAAAAGATATGTTTCAAAAGATGAACAAAAAATAGTTAGTCATGATAAAATAACCATTGATTGTAACTTTATTTCGAGACCAATAGAGATTCTTTCACATAAAGATTTTAAATCTTCAAAAGTTATTATTATTGATGAAGCACAATTTTTTGATTCTTTTAAAGAAATGGTATTGTTCTTAGTTGAATTTTACAAAAAGACTATAATTGTATCTGGCTTAATGACAGATTTTAATAGAGATGTTTTCGGGGAACTTTTATCATTGATACCATTTGCAGACGAAGTAGAAATAAAAAAAGGAAAATGTAAATTTTGTAATAATAAAGGTTTGTTTACAGAAAAAAATATGAGTAGAAATGAAGTCATTGAAGTAGGAAGTTCTAATATGTACGCTATCGTTTGTCGATGTCATTACTTAAACAAAAGCCTATATATATAGGTTATATACTCGTTTCAAATATTTAATATGCATTCAATATGCAATGAACCAGAGAAAAAGAAAAGAGGCCGTAAACCTAAACATGAAAAAGAAGGTGCTAATTGTGTTCCAAGTAAGGAAACAGAGAAAACTTCAGATCCACAAATTTTACATTTAAATATATCAAGAAATATTTCATCCGTTGCAACTTCTTCAAATGAAATGACGAATATGTATGAATATAATCCTGAATTGAAAGTACCTAATGCTTATAATGAATGTGATAACTTTATGTCACAACCATTTGAGTTGATTATCAATAACCCCGAAACTTCGAATAGCAATGTTAAAATATTGCTACAAAATATTGAAAAACAACCATTGACGAACATCGCATGTTATTGGTGTTGTCATAAGTTTGATCACCAGTATTTAGGATTACCCATTAAGTATAAAAATGACACTTTTGAAGTCTATGGTTGCTTTTGTAGTTTTGAGTGTATGTGTGCTTACAATTTTTACTCAAATGAAAACAATCATAATACATGGGATATTTATAATTTAATTAATATTATGGCAAATAAGATGAACTATATTCAATATGTTTACCCTGCCCCACCTAGAAAATGTTTAAACTTCTTTGGTGGATATATGACTATTGAAGAATTTAGAAAGTTCAAAGATTCAAAAAAGATTATTAATGTTAACAAAACACCTTTTGTTGTTATGGTTGACCAAATTGAAGAAATAAATGATTATTATCATAAACAACAACCAGAAATTATATTCAATTTTGATAAAGAAAGAATGGAAAATCTTGAAAAGAAATTGAATTTACAAAATGAAGAAACAATTCAAAATAATTTTAAAAATACATTAAACGCAAGTATGAATATTGTCTAATTAAATACAGTTTTAAATTTATTATTTTTTGGATTATGAATTCGTTTTCCAATTATTTCACCTATTGTACCATTATTGTTTTCATATATTTGATTCGACGTATCAATCAAATAAACTGAACCTTTGTACTTGAATTCTTTAGTTTCTATTTCTTCAACTACTACTACTTCTTCTTCAAGTTCTTCAACTACTACTACTTCTTCTTCAAGTTCTTCAACTACATTACTAACTTCATTACTAACTTCATTACTAACTTCTTCTTCAATTACATTAACAAAAACTTCTTCTTCAACTAATACTTCTTCTTCAAGTTCTTCAATTACATTACTAACTTTTTCTTCAATTACATTACTAACTTTTTCTTCAACTACATCAACAAAAACTTCTTCTTTTTCAACAATAACTTCTGGTTCAACTTCATGTTCTTCTTCAATAAAAACTGTCTCTTCAACTGTTTCTTTCGTTCGTAACTTTTTATTTTGGTTTTCTAAGATAATAATGTAACTCTTAAGTTTTGTGTTTTCATTCGAAGCTGAAATAATGGAAGATACTTTAAACATTTCTTTTTCGTTATCTTTAAGACTGTTATTTTCTCTTTGAAGTGCTTCTTTTTCTCTCGTTAAAAATAACACCTTTTCTTCTAGGTTTTTAATGTATTTATTTACGGAAAGTAATACTTCATCCACATTAATGTTCATGTTTAAAAAAAGGAATATGGTTTTTAGTATTATAGTTTTATATTCTTTTTGATTTTAAATAAAAGTGTGAGTGTGTGTGTTCTTGCGTAAACAATTTAAATATTTGTTTGTTCTAATAGTAAAACAATGAGAAAAGTTATTTTGTGTGGCACACATCCGGCCCAATATAATGGGTACTCTAAAGTTGTTTTTGAATTAGCTAAATACTTGGGAAATTGTACAGATATCAAACTTTATATTTTTGGATTCCAAAACTTTTACGATAAGGAAGAACATAAAATCGAAAGAATGTTACCTCCTTCAGTTGAAGTATATGACGCTTTTGCTAACGAAGAACCGAAAGGTAAAGGATTTGGTGAAAACCTAATTAACGAATATATTATTAAGGTAGAACCCGACATTGTTATTATTTACAATGACCTTGTTGTAATTAACTCTTTGATTGAAAAAATTAAGACTATTCCTGATAGAAAGTTTAAGCTCATTCCGTACATTGACATTGTTTATAAGAATGAGAAAAATGCTTTAATTAAAAATATAGATAATGTTTGTGATGGTGGTATTATGTTTACCAAATATTGGGATGATGTTATTAAGTACCAAGGATTTACTAAAAAAACTCACATTTTAGAACATGGATTTAACAAAAATCAGTTTTATCCGGTTCCAAAGAAGTTGTGTCGTAAATTTTTTGGTATAAAGGAAGATGATTTTGTCATCGTAAATCTTAACAGAAATCAACCCAGAAAAAGGTGGGATATTTGTATTATGAGTTATCTTAAATTTATTTCAAAACATATGGGTGAAAATATAAGGCTTCTCATAGCCACTAATATGAATGGTGGATGGGATATTTCAGATTTATTGACATCTGAATGTAGAAAATATAATATTACTGTTGAAGAAATTAAGAAACATTTAATCATTCTACAAAACCCACAACAGATTTCAGACTTTGATATCAATGTCATGTACAACGTGGGTAACATAGGTATTAATACTTGTGACGGTGAAGGATTCGGATTGTGTAATTTTGAACAAGCGGGTGTTGGAATACCACAAATAGTTCCAAATATTGGTGGCTTTAAGGACTTTTTCGTTAAAGGTAAAACGTCTTTGTTAATTGATCCCAAATGGTCTTATTATTGTGATCATAGTCGTGACTTTGTGGCTGGTGAAGCTGAAATTTGTGATATCAATGATTACGTTAGCGCTTTAGAATATTACTATAATAACCCCGAAGTAGTCGAAGCACATGGTAAATTGTGTAGAGAAAATATTTTGAAGAACTACTCTTGGGCCCAAAAAGGTAAAAAACTATATGATATAATTGTCGAAGAAGTGATTGTTAAAGAAATTATTCCACCAACAACTCTTGAAAGATCCTTTTCTGGTTTAGATATCCACGACCTAATGAATAAAAAATTGGAATCACAAAAAGATGAAGAGTTGGAAATCATTGAAGGATGTGTTGACGTCGATTCCCTTTCACCTGAAGAAATGAAAGAAATGCTTAAGAAGATGCTTAAAAAATAAATTGATTTTACTAAAAATTTGATTAAGTGTAGATATTGCCTTAAAAATTGATAAATTTTATTAAATTTGAATATAATTAATCAAATACACAATGTCTTCCACAATTGTTCCAAAGTTTATTGTAAATATTTTCAAAAAACAAATAGAAGCTATTCATTATACTCTATTGAATGATATTGCAAAAGAGTATAATATACCCTTTGATGAATTACAAGCTAAATATATACCAGACTTTTATTTGAATTCAGATGAAATACAAATTGTTAAAAAAAGATCTTACAATATAAATCAAAAAAAAGAAAATAGATGTATTGCTATTAACTCAAAAAATCAACAATGTAAACGATCTAAACTTAAAAATCATACAGAATATTGTGTCATACATCGTGAAAACAGAAGATATGGAACTATTAACGATAAAGTATCTTGTTGTGAAGAAAAGGCTGAAAAGAAATGGTCCAAATTATATTGAAAAATAAATTTAATAAATTATTTATATACATATTTTTTCTCAACACATATATTTTATTTTATCTTGAGGGCATTCGTTAAATTCTAATTTAGGTAATTCTTCATAATAATTAAATATATAGTTTGGTGTATTCTCTCTAGGACAGGGAAATTTAGGCATTTTTCTATTTGTCCAATTATTAAAGTATTGATGATTCTCAGTACATGTTACAATCGAATCGTCGTGAAGCTCATCTTGAATAACTAAGTAATTGTGATACGTATTTAATACATCTGGTTGTTGGTAGAATGAGTTTTTATCACATTCGTATCCATGACACAAATCCAAATCAGATGTGTCATTGTCTCTTTTTAAACAAGCTTTGTTGTTTATAAAATTCATACGTAACTCATTTTCTTTATCATTTAATTTTAATCCATCACACATATTCAACTGTAAAACTTGAATATCGTTTTCCATTCTATATTGTAAAACGGATCCAGTTTTATTTTGGATATCTAATTCTTTTATATGTTGACAATTAAGTTTTTCAAATTCTTTGTACATCATTTTAAATAATATTAATAATTTAATTAAAATGTTTTAATTCTAATAATTATTTTTTATTGTATAAGAAACATATTCCAACTCTTTTTGATTCAGTTTTGATTCGAAATATATCTTGTTATTTTTAGTGTCTTTCAATGTATTCTTTTGATTATTTACATATACACTGGTATTATCTTCATGTATCAATCTTATGTACATTTTAGCATCATTATTATAAATATATGGATTTAAATTTTGAATTGCATAATCTTTAATCACTTTATCTTCAGAAGTGAAAGTGTCTTCATATTCTAAATTGTCATCTTGTTTAGCGAAAAAAGTCATAAATCCTGACTTAAAAGTTGATTTATATGTAAATTTATTTAATATGTTATATTCGATTCTATTTTGAAACATTAAAAAGTTAGATTTATGTTTCATAAGAACATCCATCATTGTTTGTATATATTTTTCATTACGCCAATCATCATCATCCCAAGTAGTCCAATATGCATTTGGTGGAACGAATTGTAAAGATATATTTCTCAAAGTACCTAATGATTTATTTACATTTGAAACAGATACTTCTAAAATACTAGGGTATTTATCTAAATTATTAATTATTTTATTTTTTGATTGATTGATAATAATTAATTTTTTATTTTTATAAGTTTGTTTGACAAAGTTTAATATACTCGTTCTTGCATATTTTAATCTGTCTTTATTGTACCCAGTAACCATTAAACAATATACTGGTGCTGGTTCTGTTACAAGTTTGATTTTAAATAAAACTATTATAACTATAAGAAACAATAAAAATATGTAAATGAAAGTATTTAATTTTCTCATTTTATTATAATTGGATATGATAAAATATATAATTTTATTTTTAATTTTACAATGTATAATATATTACATATTTTCAAAGTTTATTCGAAAACAATATTCACCAACCAAGAAAAAAACCTATTATCGATTTAACAACAAAAGAGAGTTTAACAGTTCTGAAGAAATAATTGAACCTTTTAAAAGTATATTAAATAATAATCAAATTGTAAAAGAAAATGTCTTTAGTAAAGCCGACATTATTTTCTTCGATCTATTAATCGATTATGTATATGTTGGTGAAATCTTAACAAATTTAAAGAAATCATTATTTATATATGGTATCCTTTCAATTGACACTTTTGCAAGTAAATCTCATTTGTATACTACTTTAAAACAAACCAAAAATAACACATTATTAGATTTATACACACCCAAAACGTATGTTGTATCAAACAAAAAAGAAGTTTATAATTTAATTAAAAATTATAAGAAAGGTAAGTTATATATTTTGAAAAAGAACGTTCAAAAACAAAAAGGATTAACAATTACAAATAATCTAGAATACCTCAAAGAATCTTTTAACAACAATTATGTTGTTTGTCAAGAACTATTAACAAATCCATATTTGGTTAATGGATATAAAATAAATATTAGACAATACTATGTTGTTATTATGAAAAAACAACCTCGATTTTATCTATACAATGATGGATTTATGTATTATACTCCTAAAAAGTTTATAAAAGATTCAACCGATAGTGAAAGACATATTACATCGGGATACGTAGATCGGAAAATGTATGAATTGAATCCTTTATCGGTTCAACAATTTTACAAATCAATTGGTGACTCAAAGTCTAAAGTAATAAAAGAGAATTTAATTAAAATGTTTGAATTTATTTCGGAAGCTTATACCAAAGTTTTAATAGAACACGATTCGAATCATCACACTAATTTTATAATATTGGGAGCTGATGTTGCGATTGATGAATATTTGAATGTAAAAATTATGGAAATAAATAAAGGTCCAGATTTGTCATATAAAGATGAACGCGATAAGAACGTAAAAATAAATCTAGCAAAATGTCTATTTCATGAATTAGGATTCATAAATCATCCTCATAATAATTTTATCAATTTAAATAAAAAGATAATATGAAACATTGTGTTCTTCGTAATGCACAAGATTTACAAACTTTTAAACAATCTGATTTCGATAAAAAACCAGTTATTGTTTTCATTTATATGGAAGGTTGTCCTCATTGTGATGTAATGAAACCAGAATGGGAAAAGTTTAAACATAAATCAACTGTACCTAGTTTAGAAATCAATAGTTCACTAATTACAATGTTAGATAGTAAACAACCATATTTAAAAAATGTGATGCAAAACGTTCATTCGTTTCCTGATCTTAAATATTATAACAACAAAAACATGGGAAATGCTTACAATGGTGAAAGAAGTAACGAAGCCTTTTTGAAATTTGTAAAGGATAACCTTAAGAAAGAAGCTGATGAGAAGAAAAGTGTTAAAAGTGTTAAAAGTGTTAAAAGTGTTAAAAGTGTTAAAGAAGAATCTGATAAGAAGAAAAAAGAATCTGATAAGAAGAAAAAAGAATCTGATAAGAAGAAAAAAGAATCTGATAAGAAGAAAAAATGAATAAAATAAATAAGTATATTTTTTATTAAAAAACAAATCTTAATTTAAATATAATCACCTAAGGGCTTTATAATATATATAATTTAAAACAAAAATGAATCAAAGAGATATCCTTGTTCGTGAATATTTACGCCAACAGGTAGGAACTATTGTTCAACAAGAAGCTATTAATCAAGAAGAATTTACGAACTATTTAACGAACGACGAGCAAATTAACGTCCATCACAATCAACTTGTACCTGTTAATACATCATCTGAAGATGATTTAAATAAATTCAAAGAACAAGTTCGTTCTTGGTTGAAATTAGATAATGAAATTAAAACTATTAATTCGAAAATTAAGATTTTAGACAATGAAAGAAAACATCGTAAAAAATTTATCGATTTGCTATCTCAAGACATTTTAAGATTTATGTCTTCTAACGAAATTGACGAATTGAACTCTAAACACGGAGTTATTAAATATAAAAGGAGTATGCGAACTGAACCGTTAACTCAAAAGAAAATTATTAGTTCGTTAATGGAAGAGTTCCAAAACTCTTCGCATGCAATTGATAAAATTAATAAGATTTTTAAAGACAGATCAAAAGTAGAAGTATTGCGTCTAACATTGAAGTAAAATATAATCAATATTCAATTAAATGAATATAAATACAACATATTATTTAATTGATAGTCGTGATAGAAATGCAACTATATACAAGGAACCAAATCAATATGTCATTTTTATGAATGATATCATTAAAAATGTGATTTCTGTTAAATTAGTTTATGCTATGTATCCTAAACATGGTAACGAATTTTACACAAATTTACATATAGATGAATTTTCATACAACGCTGAAGCTAACAATCAGCATTTGAGACACGCTTTTACTCAACTACCAACACTTCATTATGTAAATGAATACAAACCAGAAACTGGAGATGGTTTGGGTAAAAATTTCGATCAACCCATTTCAAAATTAAGTAAATTTACCATTTCTTTTATAGATTACGATGGAAGTTTAACCATCATAGGAGAACATTTACTTAAATTTGAAATTAGGCATTATGTTTATGATGGCAATCCAGAAATGAATACAACATTAACCAATCCGTCAAATATATTTAACTTACCTGTTAAATATACTAGTAAAGATTTGAATATTGCTTACAAAAAAATAAGAAAAGAAGCTACTTCAGAAGCTCATATTCGAGAGTTAAAGAATGAATATTTAAGATTATTTGAATTAATTAGTTAAAAAAAATGTTTTAATCATATTCTACCCAAGTAACGGTAGCTTGAATTTGGGCTGGGGTATTCATATAATCTACCACTAAAGAGAAGTGATCCGATAAACCTGAAATATCAGATAATATAACATTAGGGTCATCTTCAAAGTTAATTTCTGTCATTGAAGTACCTTTAAGGTATCCACTTGCAATATTTGTACCACCATTCACTTTACGATAATCGACAAGTTTAATATATGGATCACCACTATTTTGCTCTTGAACTTGTCCTGAATGTAAGGAAAGAACATCTGCTCTAGAATATTGTGTGTAATTACCATTGTCATGATCGTAATTATGAACAACTATAGGATCTATCAAAGGGTATGTAGTAGGATTAAATGCAAATGATTCTGCAGAGTTGTATTTTTCAATTAAACCATTTTTTACTAATCTCCACATAGCAATACTGCCATCTGCTTGAGTATTCATGATTTGTATTTTCATTATTTTTATTTTTGAACGAATGAAAGCGTTATTCAATTTGATATCAAATATGATATCAGTAGGTCCTTCATAAGTAATTTCCTTAAAGTTAACGTCATAGGCCAATGGTGTTATAATATCTACAGTAGGACAAATAGCGTTATAAAGTTGTTTTTTGAGTGATCTATTCTCACTAGAATGCACTACCGCATTACTTTGAATCATTCTAAAAGTTGAAGGATCTACACCAGCAACATTTGTTTCTGATATTTCCCATCTTACAGGTAATTTAGTGAAAGAATTGAAACCATCGGTATCTAAAAATTCATGAAGTAAAACAGCATATCCGTTGTGTAATAATCCAACTTGTAAAATAGTTTTAGGTAAAGTACCGTATCTGAAGACGAAAGTATTCATAATGGACGGATTAAAGTCTAAACCGAAATTACCTACACCATTAGCCATATGACCGTTCCAGTTTAATTGACGAACTCTAGTTTCGTTATTATATGAACCATCAGATTGTCTTCTTACAACAATACTTATACAATCAGATTGTTTTGCTGCTAAACCCTTTGCAAAACCTCCAGAAGAATCATATTCAATAAATATACCGTTCGCAAAATCTATAGGTGTTGTTGTTAATTCATCTTTAAAATCATTGAAATCATCAAATAGACCAATTCTTGCTATCTTTGCGTCTATTACATCATCATCATAAGGTAATGTTGTAGCATTGGTGTCTTCTAATAATACTCCAGATACAAGCGCCACAGTCATTTTCCCGGAAGGAATATTAATATACTCTTTAGATTGTCTGACAATTCTATTTGTTTCCCCTGCTACAATTTTATCCATATCCATAGTAACATAATTTTTGGTAGTTTCGTATGTTGTTGTACCAGGCACATTACTAGCTGTCTGTAGACTTATTTCATCAATGTAATAATCGTTCTTGCCAGTGTAAGTATTTAATTCTAACACAGCTTCTGATTTTTCCACTTCATCAAGCTTAATCAATTGGTTAGAATCTTCAGAAGTAGTCAAACTAATAATAGAATCTAATAAATCATCAATATTTTGAGATAATGGTAATTTTATATCAGCATATTTGTAATATTTAACATAACTATCGTTCTTTAAAAAGAACGTTTGGGCGTTATCTTTTTGAATAACAAGGTTAGTTTTATTCATATAAGATACGACATTTGTTTGTGTGTTTGTGATTCTTATGTAATTCTTATCGTTAATAATGTATATGTATGCTGACATTTTATTTCTGCTAACATCTTATCTGTATTCTTAATAAATAATTATTTAATTTTATTTTTTTATTTTTTAATATTTAAAAATTTAAAAATTTATTTTTTTCATTCTTCAATATATCTTCTTTGAAACTGGTGTTCCAGAATATTCTCTCTATCATTGAATTTCATATCAAAATATTCATCATCAATATCGCTTTCGTCCGTAGTTTCATCATCATACAAATCTTGCATCGTTTTATTAAAATACCCTAAATAATTTGGATTATAATTTGGATTGAGCACTGATTTTTGGAAGGATTCCTTCTGTGTTGGACGTAGAAATTTAACCGACATCATAAAATGCAAATCTACGTTTTTAAAATCGTATAAATTTCCGTCATACTTCCTTTCGAATCTAAATTTCATTTTACTTAATTTACCAATTGGATGAAACTCTTTATACTTTACGGAATAAAACTCTGTCCTACCCGAAGCATACCCTTGGACGTCAATATTAAGAACACCTAATCCAGGAGAAAATTCTTTGATATCATGACTCCCTCGTAAATGGTTTTCAATCTCTTCACATCTAACAATTATATAATTTTCTGAAGCTAAATTCAACAATCCGGGTGATATTACTCCAAAACTATTAAGCACATGATATTTATAATACATATTATATTGGAGACTTTGGCCCCTAACTTCAACAGGTTGTATAGAGAATAAAGTACATCTATGAACGTTTAATAAAGCATGTTCGTTATCAATTACACCCACATATAAATTAATAAAACTAAAAACAGAATTTTCAATATCATCATTTTTAAAATATAATCTAGCCCTAGGAACATTATCCTCATTAGAAAATTCTTCGTAAGTTAAATAAATATTAGCTAAATGTGTGGTCGTTAGTTCATTATTTGTAGCTGTCAATAAATTGTGATTTTCCCTTTGAATACGAAGAACAAATATATCATTTTGGTTTAATAAATTGTTTCTTTTCACTTCAATCTCAAAGTAGGTTATTGAACCAACATTTGACATATCTTCATTTGTAGGCAAAATAAAAGATAACGATTTATTTTTGTTACATTCTGTGTAAAATGAACCATCCTGATATCTTTGAGTTTTTTCAACTATATTTGACAATCCGGTTATCAGATTTATCTCATCATAAATTACTTTTGAAACATATACTTTGTCGTGAATGTTTAAATTTTGTAAATTCATAAAATAAGAATATCCTATTTGTAAAGTTATATTTATATCATTTTCGTAATGTAACACTTTCGATACAGTTATCTCATATATTTGATTTGGTATTAATATTAAATGTGTATTTGAATCTCCAAACTTTTCTACAACAGACGCAACAACAAAAGTTTTCAAGCTTAAAGTAGTCTTTTGATTATTGGTTTCATATACATAATTATAGTCTATTAAAGTTCTATTTGTCGTTATATTTTTTACTATAATATTTAAGAAAGTTTGTTCAGGTCTGTATCTAAAATTTTTATTTGATATTATTTCAATATTTTGAATAAAACATCCCTGATTGTATAATGGTTTATGTGTGTACTTAAATGTATGTGTTCCATAGTCACTACTCACCAAACTATTTGTAGATTCTAAAATTTTACTATGTGTGTATGCTTTGTAAGTTTCATCAGATAGTCTTTGTGCGTTTGCTTCTAATATAGCTTGTGCTGCAGCACCAGAGACTGTACTTGTATCTATAACGGGTACGATTGTGTTTGTAGCAGTGTTACTGTCATTCAACGCTTTCATAGCGTCACTCGCATTATAAAAATGGGTATTTGTATGATGAAAGGAATTCAAAACTTTATTTAAATTGTTATATTTTATAGTCTCACTATCTAATGCGAATTGATCAAACCCTAAAACATTATCACTTGTGGATGCTTTCATATCTATAATAAACGGGTACTTACGAGATACAACACGAATAATTGGGTAATCACTAACTAATCTTTTTGAGAATTTATCAGTATAATCTATTTCGTTATCAGAATTATCAATGTCAAATATATCTCCCAATTGGTCATTCATCCTTTGAAAAAATGTCTTCGCTGAAGCGAAATCTTGAATCATTAAACTTGATTCCATCATGTGAGTATGATTTAACATGTCAAATCCAAATTTACTAACAAATAAATTATTATAATATTCTATCATAAACATGGTTCTAGGTACAGTCGTATCCAACACTTCGATACCATACACAAAATTAAATGGCTCTGTAAAATCTATTTGAAATTCTGATGGGGTTGGATACAATAACCTATCTCTCTTCGAACTGTCAACGAATATTATAATGTTCTCTTTTACACTGTTTTTATACAAGTAATCTATATCATCAATAGGCATTTTTTTGTTAATTATGTAATAAATAAAACAAAAATGTTTTAAATATATATAATCTATATAATGAATAATGATATCGTTTCAAAATGTATCAAAATAGAATCTTCTCCCTATATTGAAAGTAACAATACAAAAATATATACAAACACAGGATATATTATAAGCACCAATTATAATTTATATTACGACATATGTGCTAGTCCAATGGAAATTAAAGAAAGTATCACTTATATACAAAATGATACATTTGTGCTCAGCAAAAACAATGTTTCTAACATCAACATAATAATCACACATCCATTATTGATATTTTTTTGGGAAAATAACAAAAACAATGAAACCATAATAATTGACAATGTAAGTAAAATGAATCTTGAAAAAATAATTAAATTAGGTAAATCGATAATTATTATTACTAAAAATGTGTTCCTTAAAAAATATGATGAAATCAAAAATTTTACATTTAATAGAGTTTTTTTACATAATATAGATATACCTATTAAAAAGTTGAAAAGTTGTTTCACTTGGATATGTGTCTCAAATATAAAAAAATTAAAATTAAATAAAAAATTAGCTAATTTGGTTGTGTGTGAAGAAGAAGATATATGTATATCCGAAAAAGAAACAAAATATATAATATGTAAAAAACCTATCGAATCGGTTACACTTGATGGATTAGTTGATAAAGTTGTCATTGATCACATTGACTCTTATAACATTAAAATGGCTTTAAAATTATTAACTTCTCCAAATATAAAGTCAGAAGAAGATATACTAAAATCAGTTTTAAATAATTTAAATGATAAATTAAAATATATTGAACTTAGAGAATATATAATAAGTAAAATTTCGTATTGTAGTGAGGACGAGAAACAAAAAAGATTAAATAGTTTAATTAATATTAAAAATAAAACATGTACCCAAAAGAATGAACTTGTCCAAAGAATAACCACCAATAATATATGTTTTATATGTTATGCAAATATTGAAATTAAAACAATTTTAAAATGCTGTAATAACGCGGTTTGCTTTGAATGCATTAATAAATGGCAGATTGTTAACAACACATGTCCTTTATGTAAAAAACCAAATATAGAATACTTTATACAAGAAGCAACAAATAACCCTAATGTGAATACCGAAAATATAATTTCAAATGATAACTGTTTATTTGATAATTTCTATATATTAATTAATCAATTAATTAATTCTAAGAAAAAGATTATTATTATTTCAAATGAAAAGACAATGATAACCAGATTTGAAAGAGTATTAACTTATAGTGAAATCAAGTTTCTTAATTTCAAAGGTAACAAAAATATGATTAAGAAAACGATTTCTTCTTATACAAAGGATTCAAATATTAATGTGTTAACTATGAATTATAATAACATTAAAACAGGAATTCCTTTATCCAACGTTACTGATATTATTACAATATATTCAGAAGAAATTGAATTAGAATCTATGTATTCACAATGTCCGCTTTTATGTACTCACTGGTGTTTAAGATATTAATAATTTATTTGTTTTCTTATCATGTTCTGATAAATAGTTATCATATTTATTTAAATTAATCAATCTTTTTTGTTCTCTTTTAGAATTTATTTGATTTACCTTTTCGTAATATTTCTTTTCAGAATTAGTTAATTCAAAATTGACACTAGACCTTTTGGATTCTAAATCTTTTAAATCTTTGTATTCTTCTCTTTTTTTAACTAAATTAGGTTCAATCAACTTATCCGTTGTATGGGCGTATTGATAATCCATATATTGTAATCGATGCATGTCTTCATTTCTACCCGAAAAATCTTTCGTTGTACCACCCAATTCTTGAAAATCTAAAGATTTACATAAAACACTTCCTTCGGGTTCTTTGTACTTTTGTAATTTATAATGTTTTTGGGATACTTTTATTTCTGGTTCATCTATAAACTTTGTGTATCCCCTTTCCACATTCTTATCTACTGTTTTATTCTCATTAAAATATTTATTAAACTTATCACCAAATCCATCGTCTGCAACAACAAACTTGTCCGGTTCTGTTTCTTGTTTAGAATTCTTTTTCAATTCATAAAAAACTTTTTCATCTTCTTTTTCTTTCATATCCTTAATAACTGTTTTGAAGCTGTTTACAATTAAATTGAATATTTGTTTATCACCCCCCTTATCTGGATGATACTTTACCGCTAATTTTTTAAACTTGTTTCTTACATCATCTAAAGAACTATTTTGATTAACTTCCAGTATATTATAATGGGTCGACAAATCGTTCATTTAATTAAATTTATTTAAAAAGTTTTAAATAATTCTCTTTTAATGGATGACAATTTTTATGAAATATTAAATGTTGACGAAAATAGCACGGTTGACGAAATTAAAAAACAATATAAAATTTTGGCACTGAAGCATCATCCTGATAAAAATAACGGAGACGAAACTTACTTTAAAAAGATATCTAATGCTTATGAAAACTTGAGTAATGTCGTTAAAAGATCCGAATACGATAAAAAACACCATTATCCTATTTTGGAAGAAATAAGTGGTATGCACGATTTCTTTTCAAATACATTCGATTTTCATGAAGAACAGCAAAAAATAACAATAAATTTGGATATAAGCGACATTTTATACGGTTGTTATAAAAAGTATGTAGTAAAAGTTATTCTAAATTGTAGGGAGTGTAGAACAACTGGTATTATGTATCCTGAAAAAAACACTATTCAATGTAGAGAGTGCTTTGGGAAAGGAGCTAACCCTATGATTCCATTTTTATCTTGTATGTCTTGTAATTCAAAAGGTATTTTTATTGTGAATAACATTATATGCAAAACTTGTGATGGAAGAGGAATAATATACAAATACGAAGAAAAAACTATTTATATTAAACCTGGAACTAAACATGACGATAAAATACAAATATCAAAGCACTTGGTTTTGTTACTCGAACATCAGTTACTTGAAAAACATATATATTTTATAGGTAACGATATTCACTATAAACTAGATTTGACGTTATTAGAACTATTATGTGGATTTGTAAAAGAAATTAAATATGGTGAAGAAATGATTACGATTAGAAGTTTAAATATTTTTGATTATAACAAAGAAATAGTACTTAATCGTAAAGGAATTTGTAATTTTGGTAATTTAATATTACACTTTAATTTAATTATAGAAGTTGATTTACCCATATATAAAAAATTAGGTAGAGCCTTGACAAAGTTATTAAAAGTAGAAAACGATTCACTTCCGCTTAATAACGTAATACACATTAATTAATATTGAAATTACGAGCAACATCATTAACATAAAACAATGTTTATCACTGAACAATTCATAGTTCTCTTCTTCTTCTTCTTTAAAGGTTTCGACAATCTGAGTTTTAGCTAAAGGATCTTTACCACACATACTGTTATAAAGTTCTTTTTTATACATATATATAGAGGTCGCTTCATCTAGAGTTAATATTTTTTTCCCTAATCGCTTGTTCACAATATTATGAAGGTCTACAGTCCATTTGAATAATTCTGTTTTGTTTACAAGATGTTTTGGATAAAGTGGAGTCTTTTGTAAAGTTTCTTCCAAGTGATGTCCACATTGTTTGCATGGTAAAACTTGATATATATTACTATAGAAATTGTAAAAGTTTTGTTTGTGTTTTTCATTTGGATCATCAGGATATCCTAAAGCGACAAAGTGAAGAGTGGTCCACATATATTTTCCCCACACATTAGGATCCATTTTTTATTTTTAGTGAGGAATTATTTAAAACATAAATATATATCCTTAGTGTATGGGAAAGTGTTATGGAACAACATAAGAAATTTCATAGAGATAACAATAAAAAAGATATAATTTGTATTAACTGTGGATATAACGGACATACTTCAAAGAATTGCAATTTTCCAATTACAAGTTTTGGAGTTATTGCATATAAATTAATAAATAACAAATTGAATTATTTAATGGTTCAAAGAAAAGACACATTATGTTATACAGAATTTGTGAGAGGAAAATATGACATCAAAAACATTAAATATATTTCAAAATTATTAGCTAATATGACAAAGTATGAACAAGACAACATCAGAGTGAATGATTTTGATGCTTTATGGGATTCCATGTGGGTTAATAACACTAACAATATGAGAAAAGAGTACAATAACAGTATATCTAAATTTAAAACTCTTCACAGTGGATATAAAATTAAATCTAATAATGATGTCATTGATGTATCATTAGACATGTTAATAACAAATGATTGTTTAAAAGAAACAGAATGGGAATTTCCTAAAGGTAGACGAAAAATAAATGAAAAGGATGTGGTATGTGCTTTGAGAGAATTTGAAGAGGAATCTGCTATTAAAAGTAGTTTACTTCTCGTTGACGATTATTCAAAACAGTACGAAGAGGTATTTATTGGTAAAAATAAATTAAGATATAGGAATATTTTCTACCTAGCTTCTTATACAAAAAACAACATTCATGATATCTTTTATGATAAATTAAATAGTGATCAAATTAAGGAAATTAAAGATGTTAAATGGTTTGAGTATGATACCGTTTGTGAAAAAATATTTAATAAAGTGGAAAAACTAGAATTGTTCAAAAGAATCAACTCCCAAATTATAAAAGCAAAAAATATTTCCGTAAGTATAATTAAATGAGTATAATTTTAAAGGATTATCAATTAAAAGACTATGATAATAGAAATTTTGAAAGAAAAATAACAATCGGTGATGGAGATTGTGCTTATAACTCTTTTTTGTCTTCAATGATTGAATTATATCCTAAAGTTAAAGTTCCTAAAAAATCTAAGACTTTAAGAAAAGCTTTAATTAAATATATCAATGATGGAAAATATATACATAAGAAAAATGATGAAATCATAAAAAGAATACAAAGTGGTATCGATAAATTAGGTGATGGTTGGGGAGAAAATGAAGAATTTGAAATTATGTCCAAAAAATATAATGTATGTATTGCGATATGGTCTGCTTTTCAAAAACTATGGATATATGTATTGACACCTGATATAAATACTTCAAAGTCTGGAGTCGATGGATGTAAAAAAATTATATATTTAATCAATATTGCTTCTTCTTCTTCTTCTTCCATCGAATCCATTAAAAATAAGCCATTGAAGAATGTTTACAATGAATCTAATAAAAATAATGGGTTACATTTTGATTATTTAATTCCTAAAAAAGAAGTGGTGGTTTACGAAGATAAAGAAGATTCTAATACGGATTCTGATGAAGAAGTTAAAGATTCAAATAAAAAAGATTCAAATACGTATTCTGATGAAGAAGTTAAAGATTCAAATGAAGATGATGATGATGAAGATATAGATTCAAATGAAGATGATGATGATGAAGAAGATAAAGAAGATAAAGAAGATTCAAATAAAGATGAAGATGATTCAAATAACGATCCAATTGACGAAGATGAAGACGACGATATTGATATTGAAACAGAAGAAAATGAAGAAGATGAGTTATCTTATAAAGACGAAATAGAAAATGTTAAGAAGATGACAGTAATTAAACGATTTGAATATTTCAAAAATCAAGTTGAAAACTTTGACAATTTCGATAAAATGAGTAATTCGGAAGAAATTAATAAAATGTTACATATTTCCAAACACATTAAACCAGTGATAAAGACACATCGATTAAGTCACCAAAACGAATATTTTGTTGAAATTGATAATAACAAAACTGAAATTGATGGTTTCAGTTTTACCAAAAATCAAAAATTTCTTAAAAAGTTTTTATCAATTGACACAAGTAATATGGGATTACTTCTATTTCATGGTGTGGGAGTTGGTAAAACATGTTCTTCAATAGTAATTGCTGAAAACTTTGTAAATATGTTTGATAAAAAAGTATTAATCTTACTTCCGAGTAGTTTAGAAAACAATTATAGAAAAGAATTATTCGATATGAGTAAGCTTAACTTTGAAACCAAATCTTACGATTCTTGTAATGGTAAAAAGTATTTAGACATGCTACCAAGTTGGGATAAAATGAGTAGAATCGAAATTAATAAAAAAATACAAAAAATGATTAATGAAGAGTACAGTTTTTTTGGTTACTTAAAAATTGTAAATTTTGTAGAGAATCTTAAAAAGAAAAGTAGAGTCACTTATGGTAAAGATGAAGATAAAAGAAAGGCATTTATATACAATAATATTAGGGATTACTTTTCCAATAGAGTAATTATAATCGATGAAATACATAACATACGATTATCTGATGACAAATCATTAAAAAAGTTTCCTAATATATTGAAACTTATTTTAAAGTGGTCCAATAATGTGAGATTAGTCTTATTGTCAGCCACCCCTATGTTTGATAGTCCTAAAGAGATTTCATGGATTATGGATTTCTTGTTTTTGGTAGATAAAAAATACAAGTCTTTTGACACTACTATTGAATTTGATGAAAATAACCAACTTACGGATTCGTCCGTTAGAACTTTAAAATACTTTTCTAAAAACTATGTTTCATATATGAGAGGATATAACCCCGAAACTTTTCCTTTAAGATATTACCAACCTTCAAAAGAGTTATCCAAAAGTGAACTTCCATCAAAAGATATGTTGACAAATAATGAAATTTTGCCTATAGATACGTCATTGTATACATTTGAATATTCTTTTATGAAAGCACATCAATTAAAAATATATAAAGATGTGATTGACAATACCAAACAAGATGGTAACAGAGATATTCAAAAGAAAATTCAATTATCAAATATTGTATACCCTGATAACAATCTTGACAAAAATAATTTAATGAAAGGTAAAAGTGGGTTTAAACAAACGTTTAATATAGAAGATACAAAACTTCTTAAAGTTTCATATAGTGATGATAAAAATGAATGTTTTTCACAAAAGAATATATCCAAATATTCTTCTAAAATGGATAACATTCTCCAGCACATAGAAGAATCTGAAGGTTTGGTACTTGTATATTCAAAGTATTTATATTCTGGAGTGATTCCTTTAGCGATTGCTTTAGAACATTTGGGTTACTCTAAATATAACAATAATAACATATTGACTTCTTCTTCTACAAAAAATAAACAAAAAAATCAATCGTACATTATTATAACTGCTGATGACAAACTTTCACCTAACAATGTCAACGAACTTATGAAATTTAATGAAGAATCAAATAAAAATGGTGAAGTTATCAAAGTAGCACTTATTAACGAAATTGCTTCTGAAGGTGTTTCTTTCAAACATGTTAGAGAAATACATATTCTGGAACCTTGGTACAACATGAATAAAATAGAACAAATTATTGGTAGAGGTGTAAGATATTTGAGTCATCACAATTTACCAAGCGAAAAACGAAATGTTTGTATTTACTTGCATATAAACTTATTGGAAGGCGAAGAAGTTGAATCTGTGGATTACAGGAGATATCGAGTTGCAATGAAAAAACAATTTAAGATAGGACAAGTTGAAACCATAATGAAAAATAATTCAGTGGATTGTGTATTAAATAATAATAATTTTAAAAACTCAATATTCACCATCACTAATTCTAAAGGTAAAGCTCAAAAAATAAGCACTAATTTCGATGCTATTAAATGTGCTCACAATCCTGTAAGCACAAACAAGTCTCCTTTGAACATGAGATTATTGCTTTTTGATATTATAGAAATAAATAAAATATTAGTATTCATAATACAAAAGAACAAATTATATTCATTTTCACAATCTGACATTGAATTATTGTACAATCACACATTATTAAAGGATACTCTCGGATATATGTGTAAATATAAACGACCAATTGTACTAAATGAAATAAAAGGATATTTAATTAAGACAAACGACCAATATTTCTTTCAACAAGAAGAGATTGATGATGTAAAAATAAATTTAAGTGATAGGAAAAAAACCAAACAAAAGTTTATTAATCATCTTTTAATTGCGGATAAAACAATTAAGGAAAATAAAGAAAATATATCCATTGTTACAAACATAGAAGATGGTATCAATACATTTATAAAGAAAATGAAAGAAATATTATCAAAAGGTATATCTAATGTGGATGATATAAATGATAAAGTTGTTATGGAGATGGCAATTGATAGATTGACCAGTTCTGAAATGAAAAATGTTTTTGAACTGGATAATATAAAACACAAAGATATACTAGAATCGTTACACAATAGTCACATTATTGTTAAAGAAGATGATAAAGTAGTAGCATACTTTGATATTTTTATGAATGACTTTTTCTGTAAAAAAAATGATATCGTCAAAGAGTGTGCTTACAAATTGAGTGATACCTATAAAACAAATGCCATCTCAAAATTAAGTAAAAATAAAGAAAAATATGGTTTTATGGAAGTGTCTACTACAAAAGATAAAGTGTTGAAGTTGCAAGTAAAAATAATATTAAGAAATTCAAATAAAAAATCATTAGGATCAGCTTGTATATCAACTTCAACTTTTACAAATACTATTCTTAAAAAATATATTGAAGAATATGATAAGGATTTTGTTCTTAAGTCGTTTAGTAAAGAGAACTTGTGCTTTGTTTACGAGTATTATTTGAGAAAGAACGATTTGTTCACCAGACCATTAGACTTACTTTTGAAGAAAAAATTGATTTAATTATATAATTAAAATTAATATCATATTCTTATAATAATGGATAATTTCATTGAAATTAAACACCGTGACATAGTCAAGATTTCACCTTGTCTTTTGAATTCCAATTACAGTTCAAATATTCATAAAATTTTAAAAAAAAAGTATGAAGGCATTTGCTCCAAATTTGGATTTATTAAAAATGACAGTATTCAATTAATTAGTATTAAAAAAGGTGTGATCGAACTAAGTACTTTTCATGGTTATGTGTTATTCGAAGTTGAATTCATGGCGAGTGTATGTAATCCATCCATAGGAAGTATTGTTAAATGTAGTGTTAAAAATATTAACTCCTTTGGTATTATGTGTGTATCTGGTACAATTGAAAATAATGTATTTCATAATATTCTTAATGTCATTATACCTAAAAATAACTCTCAGTTTGTTGAAAATGCAAACTATTTAGATAATATATCTATAAACGACGAAGTAAATGTTGAAATTCTTGGGAAAAAGTATATTTTGAATAACAAGAATATTAATATTTTTGGTAAGATTATTGAAAGTGCTTCAGATAAACAATTGAGATTAGATGCGTTAGAAGAAGGTAATAATTTGGATTATGAAGACGAAGATGATGTTGAAGTAGTGATATCAGATGACGATGAAAACAATGATGACGAGATAGTTGAAAAGCAATCAGTGATGTCTGATTTCGAAATAAACGAAGAAGAAGTTTTAGATGATGAAGATGTTGAATCTGAAGCGGGAGTGGAATCAGACCAAGATAATGACGACTACTAAAGATGTTTTAATTTGAATATTTGAATTACAATTTTAAAGTAATAATTCTTATTATAATAAAATAAAAATGTATGAAAACATAGAATCCAAACATAAACAAAAATATTTCGAAGAACCCATAAAACACAATTATTACTTAACTCACAAACCTCATAGTGAAATCGAAAAAGATATGACTGACACAAACATAAATGAATTCTTTAAAGAGTTCAATGATAAATTAAAAATTAAAACAACTTCGATTAAAAAGAAGAAAGCAAGTTTTTTCAAAAGATTCAAAAAGACAACATATATATGTGGTAAATTAATAGACCAAGATTATGGTGAGTAAAAAAAAATACATTTTTTACCACAAATATTTATGTGAGAACCATTTAGCAGAATACAAATTCGCTTTTTTACCATGTCTAGCGTAATAATTTTTTCTTCTAATTTTATCTAAATGATCTAAATGTGAATATAGTTTCAAAGAAGTACTATCGGTATATTGTTGATATCTATTATCTCCAAAGTGAACTGTTTTATTTGAAAAAACAGCCATATATTTTTTGTATTGTCTCGTACTCTTGAATATTTCATATTTCATTATTATTTTTTATTTTAAATTTATATTAAAAAAAGTGTCTAATACCAATCTATTCAATAAATGCGATTCTTCAATATTTTCTTTATTTTGTCCTTCATAAGGCACAGCGTAAGCGTTGTCACATAGCCACTTGTTAACGTTCAACCATTCCTCTTCTTCATTATCTTTAACCCATACTTCACCCAATACTCTACCATACTTATCTCTTCCGTCTTTCAACTTACATCTTATTTCTATTTCACCATGTAACATTGAAATAAGTTTATTTTTAGAATATAAACCATATTTCTTTTCTTCTAAATTTGAAGTTCTTGATTCAGGAGTGTCGATACCCAATAATCGAATTCGTTGTTTGGTCAATATATCAAATCCTAAATCTATTAAAACATCAATTGTATCTCCGTCGACAACATGATCGACCGACAATACTTTATAAACAAACGAACAATTACCAACGTTATAATTTTTCATCTATTTTTTTTAGTTAATTATAATATAAAACACTCAAACACGAAACTTTATTTTTTTATAATTAATTTTAATCATTTAAGTAAAGAACACTAACCTAATATTTATATAACAAAAAATATAAAATGAGTAACCGCCAAAAACTTATAAAAGATTCGAATCAATTAGGGAACAATTTAAAAATTGAATTCTCTAATTTTATGCATTCTTTCGAAATACCATTTATGCAAAATCAAAACGGAATCTTTTTCTCGTTAGGTGATGTAAAAGATGATGTAATTGATAAACTGATATCAAAATTAGAATTCTTAAAAAAATTTGAAATAAACTCCACCATTCACACAGACAATTCTACTGAACCAATGTTTAACTACGATTTCAAGAAAGAACAACCGCCAATCAAGGATTCTGAAGAATCGGAAGAACCTTCTTCAGAAAATGAAAATAAGGTTGCTTTTGAATATGATAAAAATGTGGTCAAAGACATGGAAACCTATTTGAATAAAATTAATAAAAAAAGTATTCATGTCAAGTATTCTATTGCTAAGAAGAAATACAATAAACAGTTTTTAGTAGCTGTCAATACAAAAAAAATTGAAGATACTGATTTAAGCGAATTAATGAAAGAAGAATATATAATATGAATGCAATTAAAGAAATTGGTGTTCATTCTACTCACAAGTTTCAAAAGATTATGTCTAACAAATATGTACAAGGCGAACCTTATGTTACAAAAGAATTGAAAATTACAAATAAATATATTAATATACCAAAGATTTCATCCGTTTCAAACTTTCAAAACAAAACTTCCATATTTGACAAATTAGCCTTTTTTAGTGAAAATGGAATCATTATGGATTTACCTTTGTATAAAGATAAATTTGTTAAATCCATTTCTGATGAAATTTATAAGAGTGTATCGAAGCGTCACGGTGTGTTGAAAAAAGATATGTTTGCATTTGTATATGACACCGAGTTTATTAGACCCATTAATAAAGACGTCATCACATTATTTTCTAATATTTTCAAGAAAAATATTATTCTCATTTTCAATAAAGACTTTCATACTTATACATCCGATTACGATACCACAATGGTAATAGGAGTTGATACAATCTATATTGAAGATAGTTTTGAGTGTGCTCTTTTTAATTTACAAACAAAAGGATTGTTTCAATACCATGATTTGAATAATATGAAAATTACCGAACTAAAAGAATATGCTAAAACTTACAATATTGACATCACAGATGCTAAAAAGAAATGTGACATGATCAAATTACTTCAAGATATAAAAAATTGATCTAAATGTTAAAAATTTATTTATATTAACAATTTAAGAATGGAGATTTCACTTGCAAATTACGAATCAATTAAAAATGGTTTAATGATTGCCAATGAAAACAGTATTTATGAATTAGAATGTGTTTTTCTGTCGCAAAAATTGACCAAACAATCATTCTCTTCTGTATTAAATTATCTTTTTCAATCAAAATTATTTAAACTCGATGAAAAAATTAATAGAGAGTCACTTGATATTTCTTTATTGAATTCAAATTACAGATTGACTATTGAGAATCAAAACAATATTGTTGATTTTTGTAAAACAGATGTTCTTTCTGAATATTATGTTATGAAAAAAGCACCCGTAAATGGTTTTGAGAATATCAAGTTATCCGAGTATGACATTTATTTTAAAATGAAAAGTGAGAACATTGTACCTACAGAAGAAGTAGAAGACGAAAAATTCAAGAAATTATTCAATACAAGCAATAAGTTCTTTAGAAATAAAAAGAGATACTCCTTCTTTCATACTAGTAACTTGTTTCGTGTTGATGTAACAATTGTCAAAACTTCAAGTAAAACTTCGAAAACATTGGATGGTTCTGGATTATTGAGTTCAAGAGATAAATTTGAAATTGAAATCGAATATTTGAATGAAGTAGGAAAATCAAAATCTGTTGAGAAAGAGGTTATTGTTGCGTTGTTCAATATAATTGAGATTATTAAAAAGGTTATGGATGATACATCGTTTTTAGTAACTAAAACTCAAAAAGAATTGGTTTTGATTGATTATTTAAATCTTGTGAACCCTAAAGTGTTTGAATCTTCTGATATTAACGGATTCATGAGAAATGTTGTTTATAAGCGTCCAAAGAGTTTCTTCTTATCTTATCAACCAGTAACCTTAGAACAACCAAACTTGTTGGATAAAGAACTTGGTAGAATCTCGATTAAAGAGGATTACTGTGTCACTGAAAAAGCGGATGGAGAACGAATGTTGTTGTATGTTGATAAAAATAATAACGTTTATATGATTGATTCCAGATTAAATGTACGAAGTGTTGGTGTAAAACACAAATATGCTAATTCTTTAGTGGATGGTGAATTTGTAAAGAAGTCAAAGTATAAAACGAATATTAACACATTTATGGCATTTGATATTTATTTTATGGAGAATAAAGATACGAGAAACCATCCGCTTTTACCTAAAAGATTTGATATTCTTAAAGACTTTTGTACGACTGCGAGCTCTCAATTTAAGATTAAACCTAAAAAATATCATGAAGGGAAAGATATTTTCAAAATTTCTAAAGAAGTGTATGACAGTGAAAAGTATGATTATCACATCGACGGTCTCATTTACACACCCATTGATCTATATGTGGGTGTTTACTACAAAGGGGAAGAGTCAACACCCAATTCGTTCGGAGGAACTTGGATGAATGTGATGAAGTGGAAACCACCATCAGAAAACTCTGTCGATATGTTGACCGTATATGGTGAAGAACTGTTTATACCAGATATAGGTAGATGTGTACTCGCTAATTTACAAGTTTCGTATAAAAGTAATACGGATGAGCTAATTGACCCTATTAAAGTATTATCAAACACAACAATTAATAACAAAGCGTTCTTTGTAAGTAAAACATTTGTAACTGTTTATTTGAAACTGGAAGATGGGAGTAAAAAGCCAAAAACAATGAATGGTGAATTAATTTATAATAACACTATTGTTGAATACGCTTATGATGGTTCAAAAACTGAATTTGAAGCATGGATACCGTATCGTGTAAGACAAGATAAAACTGAGTTATATCAAACAACAGGAAATATAATGGGTACAGCTAATAGTTATTTGACTGCGGTTAATGTATGGCGAAGTATTCAAAATCCTGTAACAATTGATATGATTTCTGGATTACAAACACTACAAACAAGTGATATTATCGAAAACAATGTATATTATGCGAGAAATGTAAATCGAATGAAAATTTTATCCAAACCAATGTTAACTTTTCATAATAAAGAAATTAAGTCAAAACTATTTTCGTTGTTTAAAAATTCACAATATAATTTGGTGGATTTAGCTTGTGGTAAAGCTGGAGATTTATATAAATGGATTGATAATCGATACAAATCAGTTGTTGGATTCGATATAAATTTAGATAATATTATGAACTCTAATGACGGTGCTTACAAGCGTTTCTACCAAGCTAAACAATTGAATAATAAGTTGAACGCTGTTTTCTTACAAAAGGATGTTTCTAAACCATGGATAGACACTACCAGTATTGAAAACGATACAATGCGAGAATTATACGATATACTTTGGGGTACAACCAAAAGAAAAGATGTAAAGAACATACCGATGTTAAAATATTACAACATAATGCAATCACAATTCGAAGTAGTAAGTTGCCAATTTGCTATTCATTATATGTTTGCGACAGATGAATCCTTGGAAACGTTCTGTGCCAATGTGAACAAAGTGATGAAAGAAGGCGGGTATTTTATGGGAACTTGTTTAGATGGTGCTAAAGTAAACGAACTGTTGGAAAGTACTGAAGATGGTAAGAAATTAGGTAAATTGAATGAGAATGTAATATGGATGCTTAAGAAGAAATATGATAAATATGAAGAAATGAAAACAGGACAACTTATTTCTGTATATTTAGAATCTATTAATAGAATTTATGACGAATATCTTGTTGATTTGAAATTATTGGAAGATAAGTTAGCCAAATATAATATTAAAGTATTAACTCAAGTTGATTTGAACAAATTAGAAATTAAAAGTTCGATTGGAAATTTTAAAGATTGGTATGACAAAGAAAAATATCCTATGGCTGATGTTTTGAAAGAATACAGTTTTCTCAATACTTGGTTTGTATTTAAGAAATATCCCAAATAATTTAGATAATTGTAATATGTTTAAAATATTAAATCATACATTTAATACTTATGATTCTATTGAATTAGAAAATTTAAAGACTGAAAACAACAATCTTTGTGAAACTCTTAAATTAAATAAAAATAAGATTGATGTTCAAAAAAAATGGGATATTGCTAAAAAATATGCCAACGAATACGAATTTGTATTTTCTTTTTCAAATGATGGTGTAGCAGATATTATACCACTAAGTCGTTCATATTTTAAGCTTATTGAAATGTTACAAGATAACGAAATTTTAAAATTAAACAATTCGTCTCCACTTGAAGTAGCTTGTTTATGTGAAGGCCCAGGGGGGTTTATTCAAGCTATTAATGATGTTTGTGATACAGACCAAATTCTTCTCAATACCATAAATTGTATCACATTAATTTCCAATGATAAAAAAGTACCCAACTGGAAACTGAATACTGTTAAAAACTATAGAATATCTTATGGAGAAGATGGTTCAGGAAACATCTATGACATAAAAAATATTAATAATTTTATTAAAACGGTTGGAGAAGAATCAGCTGATTTAGTTACTGCGGACGGTGGTTTTGATTTTAGTAACGACTTTAACTCACAAGAAACAAATTTTATGTTGTTACTTTTATGTGAAATATATATTTGTTTAAAAATTCAAGCTTACAATGGAACTTTTGTAGTTAAAGTATTCGATCTATTCCACAAAAATACACTTAATCTTATTTCTCTATTGAGATTGTTCTATAAAGAAATTGTAATTCAAAAACCCAAAACAAGTAGACCTGCTAACTCTGAAAAATATTTAATTTGCAAAGAGTTCAAATCTAATACTAATAAACTACAAATATTTAAATTTATTTCAAACAAAATTACAAATGGAGATTATGAAATTGACGAAGTCATTGAAAAAAATATACTATACGACACTTATATTCAAATAGTCAAATACAATAAAACTTTTGTCAAGAATCAAATTGAATATATTGATAAAACTATTGAAGTGATAAATACGAATAGTTTTAATAAAAAAAAGAATCTCGGTGCTTGTATAGATTGGTGTCACAAATACAATATACCTGTAAAACAAACTATTCTTTAACTAATGGTTTAACATATCTATCGACAAGTAAAGATCCTACTTTAATTGACGCGTCATGCTGAGTTGTTTTGTTTTGAGCTATTTTTTGTTTTTCATTCAATAAATACTTTAAAGTATCTTTGTCTAAATCTTTTTGAAAAAGTTTCTCACTTAACACAGGATAATTTGAAGAAAACCCCGGATACTTGCTTTCGTAAAAGTCCAATGATTCTGTATTACCTATAATTTCTTCAACAATATCTTCAATACTAACAGAAACTTTCATTTCAATATTCGACATTATTATATGTTTTTTTTATAATTAAATCTTTTATATTTTAAATAATAAAAAAATGGATTTCTCTAATTTTGATAATTCTAAAAGTAGTTTACCAGGACCAAAATTGAACGGTGGTTTATATACAGGACAACCATTCCAAGGTAATTGGGGAAATGTGCCTGTTAAACCAGATACTGTTTACTTAAATAATCAAAATCTTAGATCTGCTAATCCACCGAACGAAGCTTTAGTACAATATGGTGATATTATTCGACCTGGTAATAGCGTACCGGAATTTGTTAATATACATAAATTTTCTGACAAACATAACATTGTTTGTACTGGTTCTTATGCTAAAGACGGTTACAAAAGTAACGATCCAACTTTTGCAAATGAAATGCTTTATTGAAAAAAACTATTTCTTCTTCTTAGTAAATTTATTTGCAATATATTCTTTTTTAAGAAATAATTCAGGAATAAAACTGTAATCACTATTTTCTAAATTAACTAAATTATCGTCTGGAACACTTTTTGTTTTTTGGGTTTCTTTATTTAATATATAAAATCCTTTGCTAGCATATAATATATCATATCCTTCTCCTTCAATTCTTTTTGGGAATTTCATTAAAAATTTAATATCTTTTTCAACAATATTTAAGTAATCTGTTATACCCTTTGATTTCATATAAGGTTTAATACCAATATATTTTGGTTTGTCTTCTTCTTTATTAAATATTTCTATAACGGGTCCAAATTTAGCATTTCTTACAACAACCCGTAAATCTTTAATAGTAAATTCGTTTTGTTTAGAATCTAGAGCTTGTTTTAGAATGGTTTTATCAGACTTACATTTATCATTCATAAAATCGTTGAAATTAAATATAAGATCATTATATGTTTTTTTCCCATTTGCAATTTCATCTAAATTGTTTTCCATCGAACTTGTAAAATCTATATTAATAATTTCATTAAAGTTTTTAACTAAAAAGGCATTTATTTTATCACCAATATCTGTAGGAACTAGTTTATTCTTTTCATCAAATACTTCTTTAGTTTCTTCATGTTTTTTAATTTGTTTATCCTTCAAAATATAATCATCAAATACCTTCTCTTCACCCTTACAATTTGTTTTAATTATAAAGTTTCTCTCGTAAAGTTTATTGATAATACTAACATAAGTCGAAGGTCTACCAATTCCAGATTCCTCCATTGTTTTAATTATAGAAGACTCGTTGAACCTTTGTGGTGGTGAAGTCCAAATACAATTTCCTCTAGCTTCAATTGATTTCAAATCTTTTTTTGACTTCATCTCGTTCGTTATTTTGTCAAAGACAGATTCTTTCACTATTTTAATATCACCATCTTCTTTATATATTTCTTTAAAACCATACTCAATCAATTGTTTAATTTTACCAACAAAGTACATATCATCTTTTAGATTTTCGTGATAAATTTGAAGTGTTAGTTCTTTGTATTTAGCATGTATCATTAACGACGCGATTGTTCTTTTAAAAATGATAGAATATAATTGTGATTGTCTCGGAGATAATGTTGGTATTTCTTTTATTAATTTAGTGGGTCTTATAGCTTCATGTGCTTCTTGAGCGTTCTTTTGACTTTTTTTAGAAGTAGAAGAAGTCTTACTATTTACACTATTCTTTCCAAATTCTTTTGTGATATAAGTGAACGCTAATTCTTGAAAATCATTAGAAAGAATTGTACTGTCTGTTCTCATATAAGTTATATGACCCAACTCATACAACTCTTGAGCAACTTTCATTGTTTCTTTGATTGAAAATCCTTTACTATGAGCTTTTTGTTGTAAAGTGGAAGTGGTAAAGGCTTTATCCGGCTTTTCCAACACATACTTCGTGTCTGAAGACTTTAAAGTATATTTATTATTTCCAAGCAATTTTAAAGTTTCAATGACTTCTTCTTTTGTTCTAAGTTTATACATTTTATCATTTTTATATAATTTTGAATCCACAATATCATTGTCGAAAGTATTTAATATGGACCAATATTTTTCAGAAACAAATTGTGTAACTGCTTTCTCTTTATCAACCACAATCATCAAAACAACGGATTGGACTCTACCCGCAGATAAAGTAGTCTTTGAAGAAAAGTTTTGCCATAACATGGGTGTAAGCTTAAAACCAACAATTCTATCTAACACCCTTCTTGCTTGTTGTGAATTCACCATATCCATGTCAATATCTTTTTGGTTTGATACCGCATTGTATAAAGCTGATTGTGTGATTTCGTTAAAAATAATTCTTTTGTAATTTTTGGGTTTGAGTATATTCATTAAATGCCAAGCGATGGCTTCACCTTCTCTGTCATTATCTGAAGCGAGAAGCGTTAAATCACTCTTCAAAACCAATTGCTTCAACGTATCAATTGATTTTTTCTTAGCTGGAATAGGTTCATAAATAGGTTGAAGCGTTTTTGTATTCAACCCCATATTCTTTTTAACCATATCACAAATATGACCACCACAAGCTTTTACAACAAAAGAATAGTTTTTGCTTGAAAATGCTTTTTGTAAATACATTTGAATAGTTTTCTCCTTTGTAAAAGATTCGACGATAACCAATATCTTCATTATAAAAATATATTTAATAAGTTATTATTTATATTAAATCAATTTTAATCAAATTTTTTTATAATATCTTTTAAAATGAAATATATCCAATTACTTTAAAAAATGGCTAAAGGAAAATTAAATTTCGTATCATGGTTGTTTGAACAAAAGGATGTTGATGGTCTCATTATAGCATTACTTATTTCAGATGCAGTCAGAAATTTTATAGACAACTTATCAATTTCAATTATACAACCCATATTAGAAAGTATATTACCAACTAACGATAATTCAGAACAAGTGCTAAAAATAAAAACATTTGAAATAAAATTCAAGTTTCAATACCTTATTGCTGGGTTTTTTAATTTAATCTTTATATTTTTCTTGTCTTATCTTATAGTTAAATATCTTTACGGAATATTATCTCTCAATTAAAGAAATGATATTATATTTAATTCAAATATTAGGTATTGTGCTATGTTTTGTGTTAATTTTTGCAAATCATCGTAGAATTGACAAAATACAATTTAACAACGAAAGATTATTATTAGATACAAAACAACAAATAAATGCATTAAATACAGTATTACTTCAAAAATATGAGAAAAAACAAAATATTGATTCAAAAATAATGAAGTTAATTGTTGAAAAGGTGAACAAATTAACTGCTAATGTTAATTCTACAGATAATTCTTTAATTTCAGAAGTAGCTGATTTAAAATCAAATATAAGGTATTTGACAGATCAAAAAGTTATGTTTTACGAGTTTGATGAAGAAAGTTCTTAAAGTATTTGTTTTTTTTATGCGTTAAAATACTTTAAAGCTTTTTTTGCAGCATCAATTTCTGCATTCTTTTTATTAGTTCCTTTACCAATACCCATAACAGACCCAAGATTATTTTTTACATAAATTGTATAGCATTTTCCATTTTTATTTTCAGAAACATCAATTTCATAAAATTTGGGAATGAATTGAAAATTATGTTGACAATATTTAACTAATGTATCTTTATAATTTTTGTTTTGTGTCATCAAATCAGAGAAATCAACATACTCTTCTAAAATATGAACGATCCACTCATCTGCATGTTTGAATCCCGAACCATCCTTTTCTTCGTAATCAAAGAATATTGAACCAATAAATGCTTCAAAAGTATCTTCCAATATATTTTTATTACTTCTTCCATTATTACTTTCAATTTGACTTGACAACAATATATACTTTCCTAACCCAATTTGTGCTGATAAAGACGCTAACATTTCACCATTCACTAACTTCGTTCTGGTTGTTGTAAGAAATCCTTCGTTAACAGTCGGATACCTTTCAAACAGATACTTACCTACCACAAAATTTAAGATTGCATCTCCCAAAAACTCCAAACGTTCATTACTTTCTTCTTGAAGAGGTAAACAATCATCCGGACAATTTATATTTCCTTCATTATAATTTTCGTTCTTTCTAGTGCAATAAGATTTATGAACAAATGCTCTTCGATAAATGTTAATATTAGTTATATCATCAAATATTGACAGAAATTTCAATACATCATCCTTGTTTATCAACTGATTTGTGGGATTATAAGGGGTTTGTTGTACAAGTTGACAATTGCTATTCATTATTATATATATGTTAGTAATTAACACGGTTTTTGAATTTATTATATAAATTAATATTTAATCAAATTATATCAATTTTTTAATAATATAAAAATTTGAGATAAATATTTATACATTTTTCATAATTATATTAAATTAAAAATGTCACAATATCAAAAGATTGTTCAACTTGAAATCGAAAACTCCAAAATGATTATCGATGCTATAAACAAAAATTCTGAACTAGAAATGAATATGATTAACAGTGTTAACAGTGTTAACAGTAAATCAGTCAAAATGAATGTTAAAAAGAGTAATAATAACAGAGTATTAGTCCTTAAAAAATGGGTTCCTAAAATAGTGTCAAAAAAAATAATAAAAAAATTGAATTAAGCTAAAACCGAATATTAAATTAAATATATTAAAAACACCATAATAATGACAACTTGTTTGAATTTGTTAAATGATGCATTACAAACTCATAGTTATGATGAAATTGCAGAAATCATAAATGTCGCGAAAGGTACAATAAAAAGATGGATAGACCTTGAAAGTGTACCCAAAGCGTATTGTTTTGAATTGATGAGATTAAATAATATTGACATCGACTATTCAAAGTTTTCATACAAAGAGAAAGATCAGTTTTTCACACCCAAAGAAACAGTGAAATATTGTTATAATAAAACTTTAGAAGTGTTAAAAAAGTATAATGTTGATGAATACCAGTATACATATATAGAGCCATCAGCTGGCAAAGGTACTTTCTTAGATATACTTCCTAAAAATAGAAGAATTGGAATAGATATTGAATCAGACCATAAAGAAGTTATTAAAAGTAACTATTTAGACTGGCGACCAGAATTAGTAGAAGCTAAATATATAGTAATAGGTAATCCACCATTTGGTTTAAGAGGTCAGCTATCATTAAAATTTATTAATCATTCAGCCTTATTTGCAGATTTTGTATGTTTCATTTTACCACAAATGTTTGAAAGCGACGGGAAAGGAGTACCAAGAAAGCGTGTGAAAGGATTGAACTTAATTTATAGTGAAAAGTTGAAAACAGATTTTGAAAACAACAAAGGAAATTGTATAAAAGTAGAAGTAATATTCCAAATATGGGCTAAAGATATTTATAATGAAAAATATACTATTAAACCAGTCAATAATGAAACAATTAAAATATATTCACTATCTGATGGGGGAACACCATCTACCACAAGAAATAAAAAAATGTTTAATAAATGTGATATTTATTTACCATCAACATGTTTTGGAAAAGAGAACATGAAATGTTTTGAAAGTTTTAAAGATTTACCTAGGCAAAAAGGATATGGAATAGTTTTTATAGAAGCTGATAAAAAGTTAGCATACATTCAAAAAGCTAAAGAAATTAAATGGGATAGCGTTGCATTTCTTTCAACAAATTCAGCATACAATATAAGAAGTTCGCAAATAATAGAGGTTTTCAAATATTAGGGAAGTTCGTATATTAAAGGTGTTTCTCGGTTTTCTTTTTGTTATTTGTTCATAAATTTGTTCAATAAAAAACTGACAAAAACATTTAAGAGGAAATGAAATCATCTTTAAAATGAATCTAAATTTAGATTCACTAAATTTAAACAGCGAAAATGAAGACAATATAAAAGCAATCAAAATCCAATCTTGGTGGAGAGGTTGTCATTTAAGAAAAATATTATCAAATATTGAGGATAATATGACTTTTCAATTTTTGGGTATGTGCTTAAATATTTACAATAATAACTTAAAAATTAACGCGGAATTGAATGAGTTACTATCAAAGAAAAAAATAAGAAATGAAAATTTTCCATCACATATTTCAGAAAATATCGCAAAGTTTGCTATTATGAAAAAATATCATGTAATGCCGTGTTGGGATACTGATAAAGGGGATCTTGTTATCAATAAAATTGGTTTATATAAACAATTAGAAGTAAAAGGGTTTATGTCGTCTGGTCCTTCTTCATTTGGTCCAACCGAAAAATGGGATATACTCTATTTTGTAGATGCTAAAGATACAATGAATAATATTTTCAAAGTATATGAAATAAAATTATCTAATAAAGACGACACATTTAGAAATATTAAACTTTCAAAAAATGAAACATATGGTGAAGTAGCCGACAGTAAACGAAGGCCTAGAGGTTGTTTTGAAAAAATTTTCAAATCACAATTGGGAAAAGATTGTAAATTAATCTTTGATGGGCATATTTCAGAATTAAATAATACTTTCTAATTTACTAACAATTAAATCTACAACAGGAACAGATACCGCATTACCAGCTAATTTATATAATGAACTATCACACAAATTTGGAAGTTTGTAATGTATTGGAAATCCTTGTAAATTAAAACATTCTCTGGGAGTCAATTTTCTGATTCCTTTTTCATCTTTCAATAAAGGAACATTATGACCACCACCACCCATATTGGCAGTTAAAGTAGGACAACAATTACTCTTGTTCTCTCTAACATAAAATCGTCTATATTGATAAAGCACATTCTCAGATATATTCTTAGTAATTCCTTTTTCTATTTCTTTATACACCTTAAATCTATCAGTATAATAATATTTGTCATCAACATTTATTTCTAATAAATCACAAATGTTACCTTGTACTTGTGTAGGAAAGTCAAAGTTAAACTTGTCAAACTTTTGTTTATCACGAAATCCTACTATATATATCCTTTCACGATGTTGTGGAATATTCGTAATTTTATTTGTATCAAGTATAGATGTTTTAATATGATAACCTACTTCTTGTAATTTACTTTCAATAATTTTATATGTCTTTCCTTTATCGTGTGATTTTAAGTTTTTAACATTTTCTAAAATAATTATTTCAGGTGTATGTTTTTCTAAAATTTCAATTATTTTTGAAAATACATTTGATCTTTCATCTTCGAATCCTTTTTTCTCTCCAGCTATACTGAATGGTTGACATGGAAAGCCTCCACATAAAACATCAAATGATGGTATGTCGGATACATCAATTGTATTCAAGTCCTTGAGAGTAAACTTATTTTTGGGATTATTTAGTTGATATATTTTTTGTGAACATTCCATCATATCATTTGTAAATACACATTGGAATTTTTTATTTTTTTCAAGTGCTAACGAAAAAGCTCCAGTTCCGGCAAATAAATCAATAAATCTTAATGGTTGATGATCCATTTTTTTCAATATTTTAATAAAATCTTTCTTTTTTTAATAAAATCAATTTTTTTATATATATCTTTAGAGTGTTTTTTATATAAATTCATATATGAAATGAACATACTAACCACTGACTATGAGAAAAACAGAAAGTATTTAACAACTATATTAAACTCTCATAAATTGAACGGTTATGGTGTAGAGATTGGAGTTAAACATGGTCAATTCTCACAGCATTTATTATCTAATTGGAAATGCGAGAAACTGTATTTGGTTGATCCGTGGGAAAAGCAAGACGAAACTACATACGACGAAACACATCATGATCACGACAAAGATATTGGTATATGTATTAATAATTTAAAAGAGTATGTTGATAAATATGAAATTATAAAGGATTATTCTTATAATGCGTATTCACTTTTTAATGACGAGTACTTTGATTTTATATATATTGATGGTAATCACTCTTATGATGTAGTAAAAGATGACCTTACAAAATGGTATCCTAAGTTGAAAAAAGGTGGGCTTATCGCTGGAGATGATTATTCGAAATTACCTGAAGAAAAATTGTTTAATTACAATTTTGGAGTGAAACGCGCAGTAGACGAGTTTGCTAGAGAAAACAAAAAAAATGTATCAATTGATTTGACTGGTGAGTGGTATTATACCTTTAATTTTCAAAATTCAATAAACTATTTTCCATCTAGAAACTGGTATTTTTTCAAGTAAAAAAATAAATAAATAATAAGTTATTTTTGTGTTTTATTTAATAATAATTGCGTTATTTTTAATATATTGTTTAAGTCTAGTTTACAAGAGATTATCCTCATTGAATTCCAATGCTTCTTTAAACTTATTTTCTAATGATACTTTAACTGATGATGACAATGTTAGTCTACGCCGAATGTTAGTCTCATGATTTTTGAAATCGTATTCGAAATAACATCCTCTATTATTCTTTGCTGACGTAAAGTGCATATGTTTATTAAGTGGTTTACACATTTTTTTAGTCAAAATAAATCCGTTCTCTTCGTGTAGAACGTTCGGATCTTTCAATCCCAATTCTTCGTTACACAATAAGAAGTCTATTTGTTTTTTATACGAAGATGTGTTATTAAATTCATCATAAACCTCTTCAATTGATATTTGATTATTTGTATAGTGTTTGTTGAAACTTTTAATCAGTTCAATACATTTATCTAGTTCCTCTTTTTGTTTTTCTTCAAACTTAACACAAATACTTCCATTAGATTTTGATACTTGAAGTTGTTTATCCAAGTCATGACCCAAGTGAAGAATTTCAAAGTATTTTTCAATAATACTTCCTTTTCTAGTTCCATTCTGTACTTTCTTTTTATTCTTCATAGGAATAGCAGGATGATGTTCTAGAACAAAACGTTCTTGTGAACTGTCAAAACGAATGAATCTAGCATTATCTTCAATACCAACTTGTACTAGTTCATCTAGTGGCTTATTTCTATCACATCGCATTCGTTGGTTGTAATTTTGTTCTGAATTTGTTGCAATACGAAGATTTGAAACACGATTGTCATATTTTTGACGATTAATGTGGTCTACAGAAGTTACATGTCGTTCGGTAACATTATTTACCGGTTGTAACTTCATAATATAAGCATATAGATGAACTTGTGCATTATTTAATTCATCTTCTCCAATTCTTGTAGCATGCATAATATACCCATTGTGTTTATGATAATACCAATTGTATTTCATCACGTCTTCAATATATTTTCTATCAAAGATTGTGAATTTGTTATCTAGTAAGTTTAATTTACAAAACGATTCATCACCATTTGTAAATTCATCCACCGTTTGAGACAACGAACCATTCTTGTCAACATGTCTGCGATTTTCAAAAGTATGAGTTTTCACGAAGGTAAACATTTTTGAATGTAATAGATTTGTTTGTATTATGTAACAATATATATATATAGATAAGTTATATTGATATATGGATTGTTATATACTTTATGTATATATGGGAAAATACCTGTTTTAAAAAAAATCATTTTTTTATTTATATTTGTATAATTGATTTTTTAAAAAATAAATATGTTTTTTATTAAGGAAATTCTGTATCACACCTGTTAATTATTATTCAAAGTGTAAATGTTAATGCTGATAAATATTTCTTTTCTAATGGTGTATGTAGAGCTTTCGTGAATCGAATATATTTTCTTACTTTTGTTTCAGGTGATGTAAAGTCATAAGCAAAAGAACATCCAATACAATTTCTTTCTGGTGTGAAATATATGTTCGGTGGAAGTTTTCTCATCAGTTTTCTAGTTAATACGAAACCTTTTTCTTCGGCTAAAATATTTGGATCTTTTAGTTGTAATTCCGGTTTATTGTTCAATATATCTATTTGAGTTTTAAACAATGATGATACATCCGAAAAGGTTTCATATACGTCTTCTAAAGATATTGTGGTATTTTGGGTATGGTTGTTCAAACAATTTGCTAACTCAATGTAAATATTTAATTCAGATATATTTCTTCCATCGAACTTTTCACAAGTGTCAATTGTATTATTTAATTGAATAAAATCTATATCTACATAATATGCAATATGAAGTATTTCAAAGTATTTTTCAATTAACGAAATGTCTATTCTTGTACCATTAATTCTCATATTTTTATTTTTCAATAAAGGATGAGTTTTTTCAACTATAAAGCGTTTTTGTGAAGTGTCAAAACGAATGTGTCTTGGATAATCTGTGATTCCCAACTCAACTAGTTCAACTATTGGTGGTTTTCTATTACTTCTTATTTTTCTTGTAAGTCCAGTGGTTTCTATTTTTGTAGAAAGATTTGATACACGATTATCGTTTTTATGACCGTTTATATGTATTAAAGTTTTTTTTATATCAAAAGAATTTGATTCTAAATTTTTTATGAAATTTGGAAGAACTTTTTTGTTATTTGTTATGTTTCCATTTTCATCAATTTTCCAGTTAAATTTCATCACATCGTCAAGATAATGTTTATCAATGATGATATACGTTGTCTCCAATTCAATAATACAATAAGATTTTGAATTATCTGTAATTTCGTACACTTTCTGAGTAAATCCATTGTTGTCATAAGAATGAGTTGTAATATATGAGAACATTGTTGATTGTGTATATAATATATTTTGTTATAAAGCGTATAAAATATCAATTTTTTTTAAATGTTAAAAAATGATATTTTATTAAAAAAGATTAGTTTTAGTTTATGTAAAATTATTGATAATTTGAAAAAAGAAAATGTAAGATGGTAAATATTTATACCCACCCTAGTTACTATAAGCAAGTCCCCCCATGCCCGACATCACTCTAAGAACATTATAGTTCACAGCGAAAACCTTAACGGTATTGGTAGAGTCTACACCGGTAAGATTGAGGGTAGCGTTATCAATACGGGACATGTTGCAGGTACCAGATGGTTGATGTTCTTCAGGTTTGAGAGCGAAAGAGTATACGTTCACACCACCAGTTTTCATGGAACCAGCGACACCCATAGTGGGTACACGTTCGTGATGTTGGTATGGTTGTACAAGTTGGAAATATTGGGGCACACGGGCGGTGAAACGTTCGTGACCGTTAAGTTGGAGTTTCGCGGAATCGTAAGAAGTGACATAGGCACCGACGCTGGAGTCATTGTCATCTTTTTCTACCCACACAAGTTCCTTGCATGGATGATTGAAGTTGAGTTTGATCTTGGAGGAGGCGGTTTCATCACCGGTGAATTGGAGTTGTTCGATAAGGTATTCGTGAGATACTTGGGCGAATCTTCTGCGTTCATCAGTGTCAAGGTAAATGTAGTCCACATAAAGGGAAGCGGAACCGAGAGTACCAGCACCGGAAGCTAACACTTCAGATACATCACCGAATTCAATGTTAATCTTCACTTCGTGGTATTGGAGAGCGATTAAAGGTAAAGCGAGACCGGGGTTTCTGCAGAACCAGAACTGGAGTGGAACGAAGACAATGTGATCCTTAACATCACCACCAACAGCAACATTGCAAGTGTGTTCGTCAAGGACATCACCACCGTTAACCATAAGTTTGTAACCATCCCAATGACCGGCGGTTTGGGTAAGTTCGTTCCAGATGTGAAGCCAGTCAGCGTAATGTTTGTCAATTCTTTGACCTCCAATTTCAACTTCAACGGACTTGATAAGTTTGTGACCGGCCCAAGCGGCACCGGCGGATGGAAGTTCGGCTTGAAGGTAGATTCTGTGAACCAAATCTCCGTTTCTGGAGATGGGGCAAGTCACTTTCTTACCGAAATCGGGGAAACCGTTGAAAGTTTGTTCGATAGATTCCATAGAGAAGTTGGTGTGTCTTCTGTATACAACTTTGAAGAAAGTAATTTGTGGGTTTCCTGAAAGGTAAATATCTTGTGCACCGTAGGCAACCAATTGCATAAGACCTCCTCCCATATTTTATTTAATATAAGATGAGAAAAAAATTTATAGATATTTAAAATTTAATTTTACGCATTACTATAATAATAAATATATGATGAAAAATAATGTTTATAAGAGATCTTGTAATTATAAAAAAACTTCAAATACGTTAGACTTTTGTCACAAACACAATATAGAGTCTTTTGATTTAGATAGAGAAAACTTGAATGAAAAATACAAAAATTTAGATATCCTAAAGAAAGATATAGAATCTATTCAATCAAAACCTAATAATGACAAATCGGACGAAGACTTTATAAATATAGTTTCACTTAATGATGCAATCAAAGAAATAGAAAAATGTATTCAAAACATTGTATCCAATAAAGCGGAATTAGATTATTATTCAAATACAATTGACATCTTATACAATTATTACGACCTAGTAGAAAACAATTCAGACAATAATATGAACATTACAAATCATTTAACCAATTCAAATAATTCTAAAAAAAAATCAATTCTAGAATATTTTCATGAACACGTAGATGTTATTGTAGCTAATAACGAAAAAGATGACATCATACCTAATGATAATAACAGAGCTTCCCTATTAGATGAATATCTATCAATTACCGATAAGAATTATATTAACGATAACATCGATAACAATATAGCGTTACAATGTGATCATTGTGGTTCCACTGATAAAACTGTAATCAACAATGATAGTATCTCTATTTGTAATAAGTGTAATTCAGTACAACACTTATTAACGGATAACGAAAAACCGTCTTATAAAGATCCTCCTAAAGAGATTAGTTATTTCTCTTATAAACGAATTAATCATTATCAAGAATGGTTGAATCAAATACAAGGTAAAGAAACTACTGATATTCCTGAAGAAATATTTGATAAAATAATGCTAGAGTTGAAAAAACAAAGAATAACAAACATTAAAGAAGTTAATAGACAAAAAGTTAAAGAAATATTGAAGAAGCTTAAAATAAATAAATATTATGAACACATACCTTATATACTTAATCGTATAACAGGAATACCCAATCCTAACTTGACTCAAGAATTAGAAGAAAAATTAAGAAATATGTTTAAAGAAATTCAAGTACCATTTTTAAAGCATTCTCCTTTAGTTCGAAAAAACTTTTTATCCTACTCGTATGTTATTCATAAATTTATTCAAATTTTAAAGAGAGACGAATATTTGAAATATTTTCCTTTGCTTAAAAGTAGAGAAAAATTACATCAACAAGAAGAAATATGGAAGAAAATTTGTATTGATTTGGGTTGGAAGTTTTATAGAAGTATTTAAGGTCCAGTCATAGGTCGGCTTATGTTAGGCATGTTGTTCATAGTGGGAAATCCAACAAGATTAGCACCTATTCCTAAACCAGCACCGGATCTAGCACTCACACCTAAACTAGGACTGTACAAATCCAACAAACTGAATGTTGCCGCTGCCACAAAACCAATAAGAACAACATCATCCATTGTTAATTTTTTATTGGGAAACATGAAAGCAGCAGTAGCTACAACTAAACCTTCCATAAGATATTTGAGAATACGGACAAATACTTCCATGAAATCAAATGAGTAAGTCATTATTTATTTATAAATAATATTAAAATTTAATAAATCTAATAAATTTAAGAGGAAAAAATATTTTATTTTTTAAATTTTTACTTAAACATTTATACAAATATTACACATATATAATGATTTCTACTAAAGAAGTCGATTATTTAGAACAAGACGATCCTATTCGAGGACAAAATTTCGTTTGTGTATCATTTATAAGTCCTGAAGATGTAATTAAACAAAAAGAGGCGTTCTTTTTTGAAAAATATACCAAAGCTTACGTTCAAAAAAATAAGGAATTCATCGAAACATTGAAAACGTTATTCCCTGAAAAGAAAGATGAAATTAGAATTATGACTGATAACTTTGATTTTCTCTTTGATGAAACAAAGGTTTCTGAATCTTTCAAATATTATTGTCAAGATCAATCTGATAATCTTGAAAAAGAATATTACGAGAAGAATGAATTTCAAACATCTATTCGTGGTTTGAAAGTTAGAGGTGTATTTGATACCATTCAAGAGGCACAGCATAAAAGCGAAAATTTACGAAAGAAAGAAAGTAACAAATTTTCAATTTACATCGCTCAAGTTGGTTGTTGGTGTCCTTGGTCTCCGAATCCCGACTCAATCGAATGTCAAGAATTTGCTGAAACAGAGTTGAACACGATGATGAAGAAATATAAAGAAAATATTGACGATAAAACAATTTTCTTCGAGAACAGAAAAGAAGAGTTGAAACATAGTATTAAAGAATCTGAGGAAATGAAAAAGAAAGTGAATGAAGATCAAGAACTTGAAGGACTTGAAGGACTTGAAGGAGAAGATCCTTGGATCTCAAAGATGAAAGAAAAAAATCTTAAAGATGTATAAAATAAGAATAAAATGTTTAGCATTCTATTTATACTTTTATTTATTGGCATCATTATGATAGTTGATGGTATATACAGAGAAGAAATAAGTAAATTAAAAAAAGAAAAAATCATAGAATATAAGTTCATTCCTAGATCTATGTATGATGACATGTTGTATCATAAACAAACAACACCCGCTTACGAAAACATATTTACTGAAAAACATGACTCAAGAGGTGCTGGAAGAGTCGAATAGAAATTTTTTAATTTCAAGTATTCTTACCTGCTTGTTTTACTTTCAAAGTCACACTATTTTTTTTTTTGAAATGTGAAGGATGATAATTAATTTCGTTATCATCACTCTTCATATTCTTGGACATTTCCCAAAATTGTTGATTACATATTTTAAAAGATGGATGTTCGGTTGCTTTGTACCAAAAGACATTATCTTCCAATCGGTTACTTTTGGTTGTGTTATCTATAACAAGACATTCAAAATTTTCCGTACACTGATCCATAACTTGACAAAATATTTCAAAGTTTTGAAACATCCCAGCGTAATTATCATATATTCTTTTACGATTTGCTACTATATTTTCTCTCAAAATAAATATATAATCAATATTTGTTCTTAAATTTGGTGGTATCCCTAATGGATATTGCATTGAAATAATAAAGAACATTTTAAGATGTCTACCATTCATAAACAGAGCCCTAATATTAGTTTCCTTTGTCCAACTAGAATCGTACAAACAATCATCTAGAATTAAGAACGCCCTAGGATCAATTTTGGAAATACCATATTTAACATCTTCTTCATTTTTGTTATTTATAACATGATTTTGTCGTTTGACAACATTATCAATTATTGATTTTTTGTATTCGTTATGAATAAACATTTTTGGAATCATCTTCCCATAAAATCCATTCGCTGCTTCTGTTCCAGAAATAACTGTACCTACTTGAAAAGAATTGTTATAAAATAACAAATCTTGAATTAAAAATGATTTCCCTGTGTTTCTTTTACCTATCATAACTACAACTTTATCATCAGATATAGTTGTTATGTCAAATTTCTTCAATTCCAATTTCATTTTAAATGGTTAATATAATAAATATAATAATAGCACTTATCAAAACGGTTATTAGAATGGCGGTTCACCCATTTTAATGTTATTATGAATTTGTCTTGTGTCATTATTATCATAAATAAGTTTTACTAACATGTAAATCACTATAAAACATACTCCAAAAATAGAACATATTTGAAAATTACTCTTTTTATTTTCAGGAGAAGCCTTCTCATTCGAAAGCATTACATAGGATACAATACCTATTGATATTGTTAAACTTATAATCTCAGATGCATATTCCATATGTATATATTTTTAATTTTAATTAAAGAATGTTTTTTAAATAAAATAAACACCCTTTCATCTTTTCATCATTAATAAATGCTTTTTGAGATTATTTCTTTTTTTTACATCTTTGAACTCTTCGTATGATACATTTGACCCAAGAATATTTTTGATTTTTTCTGTTATCATTTTTCTCTTAAGTTTTCTATCCGAATATATTTTTCTTCTTATGGTTTCTTCGAGATCATTTGAATTAAGTAAATCTTGTATTTCATATTTCTTTAAAAACTCTTCTTCTTCTTTTTTGGATTCTAATTCTTCATTGTTTAAAATATGAACTTGTTTTGAAGAATCTTTAACATTCTCTTTAACATTCTCTTTAACATTTCCTTTAATCTCTTCAATATTTACAGAATTTACAACATCTTTTACCTTTTCTTTAATCTCTTCAACATTTACAGAATTTACAACATCTTCTTTAACATTCTCTTGAACCACTTTAATAATTGTAGAATCTTTAACAACTTTTACCTTTTCTTTAATATCTTCTACATTTACAACTTTAGAATCTGTAGCTTTAACATCAACATTTTGTTTAACATTATTAATAACATTAACTTCTCCACCTTTTACAAAATCTTTAATAGGTTTAATATTTACAGAATCTTCAACTTTAATAGGGTTAACATCTTCAATAACTTTAACATCTTCAATAACTTTAACATCTTCAATAACTTTAACATTTTCAACTTTAATAGGGTTAACATCTTCAATAACTTTAACATCTTCAATAACTTTAACATCTTCAATAACTTTAACATTTTCAACTTTAATAGGGTTAACATCTTCAATAACTTTAACATTTTCAACTTTAATAGGGTTAATATCTTCAATAACTTTAACATCTTCAACTTGTACACAATCTTTAATAACTTCAACTGTTTCATGTTCTTCTAATTCGTTACAATTTGAACTTTCTTCATCTTCGTCTTCATCTTCACTTTTATAACTTACACTTTCTTCGACATCATCTTCGTCTTCGACATCATCTTCGTCTTCGACATCATCGTCTTCTTCAACATCATCTTCATCTTCAACATCACCATCTTCATCAACATCTTCACTATCATCATCATTTGTATCATTTACACGCCTATACCCCCCTTCGGTTTTTCCATTTTTCAAATAGTCGTCAACAATAAATTTCATTGGAAGTTCTTCTTTAAAAGAAATCATAATTTGGTTTTTAATCAAAGCAATGGTTTCTTCTTGGTTTTGTTTTTTTTCGAGAACCCCATATTCTTGGAAAAATAATTGAGGTTTTTTCCATATAGCCCTAGCTATATTTATGTAGCATTTATGAATAAATTCGACGCCTTTAGGAATGGTAACTTCTATGTTATTTCTTTTCCCTTTAAGAATCGATTCAGTCAAACCCATTAGGGAAGCTTTAATTAAATCGTCTAACCAACAACAGTTACTAGAACTTTTAAACCTATTATATTCATTTTCTATAATTTTTGAGTTCCATAATGGAATGGATTCAAGTGCTTCTTGGTACTCTTTCAAAATGTATTTTCTTTTCGAACATTTTTTTACAGTATTTTTATAAATAGCTTCGAATCCTTGAACGAATAAAGGAGTACATTTAGTTATAAAGTCTTGACAATAATGTTCTTCGCTCATTTTATTATAACTCCTTTTATATAGAAATAATTCAAACCGCATTATTTAGAGAATGAGTATATGGGTTATTATGGAACGCTTTCAATAAGTCAGCATCAAGTCTATTACAATTTTGTTCGGTAGTAACATTCTTCTCTTGTGTTATATTCATAAATTGGGTTGACGGTGGTTCTTGATATATTCTTGATATATTGTGTGATTCTGGTGCATTACATACCATTCTTACATTCGTTAAATTTACAAAGTCAGAACCCGCACTCATTTTAATATTATTTTGAGAAGGTGCTTGATTGATTAACGTGTTCTCTTTGGTTTGGTTAATTACAGCGTTATATATATTTTCATAAGACATCATCGCTTCATTTTCATTACCTGCAGTACCATAGTGTTCGTTGTCTGAAGTAATTTGTTTATTTGTTGTTTTAGCTTTCATATTTGCGGTCTTGTATCCGTCACTATTTTGTTGATCTGCATTTCCTACATATTCATTATCTGCAAGTATCTGTCTACTTATATCTTTAGCAATATGTGTATTTGTTAAATGTCCGTTACCTTTGTTGTTACCCGAGACAATACCCAAAACATCATTGTCTATTGTGGTTTCTTTAACAGTGGTTCTCGCAATATCATTTGGATCGTACACTTTTTGCATATTGGGACCCTTCATATTGATTGTACTATCTACATTATCAAGGGTGTCTCTTATCGTTACTTTCGCAATCTCTTTGGGATCATACACTATAGATTTTTTGATATTAGTCATATTTCCTAATTTTGTATCGTGAATTAGTGTTTCTTTAATCGTGGTTCTTGCTACATTATTAGGGTCGTAAGTAGTTATTTGCTGGTAACCTTTTAAATTTCCTGTTCTACTATCTTCAATTAAGGTTTCTTTTATAGTAGTCCTTGCAACATCGTTAGGATCATGAATTGTCATTTTTTCATTCCCTTTTAAATTTCCTAATCTAGCATCATCGATTAATGTTTCTTTTATAGTAGTCCTTGCAACATCGTTGGGATCATGAATTGTCATTTTTTCGTTCCCTTTTAAATTTCCTAATCTAGCATCATCGATTAATGTTTCTTTTATAGTCGTTCTGGCTTTGTCATTTGGATTGTATAGGGTTGGTTTACTCGGTAACGTGGATTGGATTTGTCCAAACTCTCTAGCATTTTGAACTAAGTATTCTTTATTGGTTCTTTTGAAAACATCCGTTATAGGTGCAATCATAGATTTTATATAAGATGTTAAGTTTCCTTCATACGTTTTTGTAGTAGTTATGTCTCTTTCATTGTTATATACCAAAATATTCGTTCTACCATAATCGTATTCTGAACCTTTACCTACATTGGTTGCTAAAGCGTTACGGTCTCCGTAATTTGAAAGATTGTTTTTCAAAGATTCTTGTACTTCACCATATTTAACATTTCCAATGTTTCTTGAAGCGTTACCTTGGTATTCTACAGCGTCTTTACGATTTGTATCTTTAACTTCTTCAAGACATCTAATTTTTTCTTTAAGATAAGCACCAGTTGTTCTAAATAAATCTTTCTCTGTTTTTTCGTAATATGTATCCACTCTATTTTTATCTAATTTTCCAATTTTGCCTCTTTTACTTTCTTTCAAACCATCCACAACTCGGCCTTCAAAAGTTTCTTTAGGATTTGTTTTAACACGCAAGTCATCTATATCTTTGTAATATTGAACATCACGATAGTCGTCTTGTTGAAACCCACCAGATGGCTTTACTGGGTCAGAAAATTTACTACCTGGGCCCACTCGAATAGGCGCTACAGGCACTATATTATTATGAAAAATGGGTCTTTCCATTCTATCAAATTCTGTTAAATAACCATGACTATTTTCATGGGTATATACGTTCTTTTGAATATCATTAAATGTGTGTTGTTCTGTCTTTTTTATTTTTATTTTATCGTCAACACCTGTAAATTTTTCTAATAATGTTTGATTCATATTCTCACTTAAGTTTTGAGTTATTCCACCTCCAAAAAAGGGAACCATATTATTATGTGTAAACTCTTCTAATGGAGTATCTGCTAAACTACTGTAAAAACTCATTATTTAATTATTTATTATATTCTATTATTTAAAAAAAAATTATAAAAAATTGACATCTTTATATAAACATAATACTCATAAGATAGTATAAACCCAATTAATTTAACTCTATCAAAAAAATGAATAGATACATTAATGAATGTGGAGTTGTGTTGATTAACTCTCAATTTGATAAAGTGTTGATTATTTTTCAAAATGAATCTTTGAAATGGGGTCTTCCTAAAGGACACATGGATCCACATGAACTGAATAGAAAAGCGTACTTTGAATGCGCTAAAAGAGAGTTGTTGGAAGAAACAGGAATCATGATTTCTACCCACAAACATAAAAAAATAGGGACATTTCTCATGAAAGATAAAATATTTTATATTATACAACTCATGAAAGATGTTAAAATTAGGAAACCAAGGGACACCCAGGAAATTGGAGATATCAGATGGTTAAATATTAATAGTATTATAGAGTTCATGAACAATTATAGATGCAATATCACTCTTAAAGAAATAAATAGATATATTTCTACAATCTACGAATCTCATCACAGGATCGCCAATGTATAAAGGGTGTACTTTCTTTTTCATTGTACATATTTTCTACTTCCACATCAGTAATACAAGTACCGTCTTTATAATGAGATGGCATCACATCATCGTTATTTTTTAATATAGGAATACAAGGTCGATGATTGTCTTTAACAATGGTTCGATTAGAAATTTCTCTTTCAAAAGGCATAATAGCTTTGTCTTGTGGATTTTCACAAAGCTGTTCCCACCTATTCCATCCGGTACCTCTTAACGTACAAGGTGGATTGGACAGAAGCGTATCTTCGGGATTCATAAAATCAGATCCACAGTCTTTCAACTTGTTTGTTTTACAATAATTAGCATCAAATACTCTTTCCTTAGGGCATTTAGATTGTTTCATATTCAACCCTAATAATTCTGAATCAACTTCAATAAGTTCTTTATTATCACAAAGAGCAACACCACCCATTGATTGACGAACATAAGGTGATTGAAAAAAACAATCTTTATCACAATTGGTAAAAGGTGCATTTAACATATAATTACCGACACCTAATGATTCTTCAAGGTATTTGTCATATGCACAAGTATCATACGACAATTTAGAGAAACTCATTTTAAATTATTATAATATTTTTTTATCCACATCTATCTAATGTCATTTTGGGCTCTTGTGGAACTGAACCATAGTTAAACATTTGGCAACTATTTAGATGTTTTAATGAAACATCGATATCAGGATGTTGAACAGGTTTTATATATTCTTTCGAACTGAGTGTTTCGTTCATTGTAGGTTGATATTTGTACTGAGAACATCTCGTACTGGGGTGGCGTTGACCTCTTAAGTCATTTTCTAAATCAACTAAATTACCTCTTATATGAGACACATTGGTACCTCCAACTGTACCTAATTCCATTCTACATTTATCTTTATGTTCATACATCATAGGATCTAATGTATAATTAACCGGCGCAACACTTTGTAATAAAGATTGTTTGTATGAACAGTCGTCATAACTTAATCTGTTAGCACTCATTTTATTAAATGAAATATATATTTTATTTTAATAATAATTATTTTATTTGTTCCATGAAATACCATCAAACTGATAACCGTTCTTTTCTAAGAAATCTTTTTGTTTCAAAGTATCCCTAGTAGTTTCCCCTCCACGAGTCCATGATTCTACAATATTATTTGGGTCTTGAATATTATCGGACAAACATTTTAACATAGGAGTAAACACATCTAATGCTTTACCTTGACAATCAAAATCATCGAAAGTTATCTCTCCCTGTTGAATAATACTTTCGTTCTCAACATTAATTTCTCCACGACCTAAATTTGGTATTGCCTGAAATGTTCTTGTAAACATTTGATTTTTACCTTTACCACGAATATGTTCGCTTGGTTGAATTCTTACTTCAGAGTCATTGTCAATTTGACAAGCATTGGTTGTACCATACCCGTCACGAAAAGTCATGTGGTTTTCAGTAGCAAAATCTTTAAGTTTTTGAACTTCTTCACCACAGTCTAAAGTATTTGCTCTATACATATTAAACAACATATAACTTTCTAATCTGGCATTTTGTTGATTATAAGAATCGATAGCACATTCGTCTGAACCTAATACGTGATCTTTATTAAAATACTTCATATTTAATATAGTTTTAAGAAAAATATTTACATTTTAATCCATTTCCTTCTTTACATGTTTTCTCATTTATTCCGTATAACCAATTGGCAAACTTATCTTGATCATTTGGTATTTCTGTTGAAGGCATTGTATAATATTGTCTTTCTGATGCGTTCTTATTATAAATATCATCAGTTGTCCTATACAAATCCTCATCAAAATATTCATCAATATATTTATTTACAATTATTGTCGGTTCACATGCTTTATGTCTCTTTGGATTCTCTTCATACTCATTCATCATTACATTCATAAAAGGATTCTCCCTTGTTGGTTTGGTACAATTTTTTTTATCATACTCTATTTCATTAGATTCATACAAGTCATCATACATATCGTGTTTTCTATTTTCGTTGACATATTTCTCTTTGTTTTCGTCAAGTACAAACATAATAAAAGTCACAAATGCAGTCATTATAAATATAAAACTACTTCTATAATCATTTTTTAAAGAATAGATGATTATACTCAAATACCCTGACAACCTTAATACAGAGTTTAATTTTTCACTAAAATTCATTTCACTTGTTGGATAAAAGTGTAATAAATTATGTATATCAAAAAAATCTACTATATTTTTATACCAAATTGTCATTTATTTTAAATTACATCTTTTTATTTAATTAATAAATGAATCTGTTTTATATCTTTATTTATTTCTTTTTACTATCCAGTTTCCTTTGAAGTCTTTCTTTTGTTTTATTTGATTTACCTCCTCCACTATCTCCACTCATCATTTTAAACATATCAGCCATTCCGCCTCCACCTCCATTCTTATCATTCGCACCAGTCATCATACTCATCATTTGAGACATCATGTCACCGTGACCCGCTGTATTCAATGAGCCCATCATACTCATAGCTTCTGACATTAGTTCCTCTTGATTTATTTCCCCATTTTGTATTTTTTGTGTTATCTTTGTACCCACTGTTTGAATAATATCCCCTAACATATTGGATCCACCTCGACTAAACATATCACTCAAATTATCCGGATTATCCATATTAAGACCATCAAAATTTATACATGAAGAAATCTCTTTGGCCAATTCACCAATCTTAGTATTGTTTAAAAATTCGAGTTTGTCGTCCATCTCTAATCCACCGCCCATAATCGGCTTAGTTACATTCAATCTATCGTTAAACATCTTCATCAACATCTTTTGAATGTCGTCGTCAAGAATATCTTCCAAATACTTCTCTAGTTCATCTTCTTTAATGGTTTTCTTATCTATTCCATTAATCAAAAATAAAGTTCTATCCAAAAGAATACTCTTCTTGTCACCATCCATTTCGATTTGATAAATATATCCAATAACCAATAGAATGTAAATATAATATTTTAGACTTTTTCTACTTTCTACATTATCAACAACTACCTTCTTCAAAATATCATGAACCGTAATACCCACAAATATAGGCACATTCAATACTTCTAAATTATCTAAAATATCTTGTTCTTCATCAAAGAATCCTGAAGTCATTTTAATATCGATGTTTGATGTAAAATAATTTATGTATTCATCAGACTTCTTATCAAAAATCTGATATGTTTGTTTAAGAATACTTTTGATTTCATCATTTTGACCTTTAATCTCTTTCATGAAGTTGAGAAATATACGATTGAATATGTAACAAATGTTGTTATTAACGGTCATTTTAAAAGAAATATATTTGTAAATCTTTAAATAAAATATATTTCTTTAAGAAAAAACAAAAACTAATATATATATAAAATTTCTTTTTTTATCTTTTATCGCCTTTTACGATTGTTCAACATACTTTTTACGATTGTTCAACATACTTTTTACGATTGTTCAACATACTTTTCACACAACTTGATAAGTAAAGTAAAATAATTCCACACCACCACTTTGTTTTCGTCGTTCATTGTAGCCCAATATGTTTTGACTTTATCAATCAATTGCGAAGTGACTTCCATTTCCATATTTACTGTTTGTGAAATTTCTTCTGAATATGTATGAGTCAAGAAGAAGTTTTCATCTTTATCAAGAATTCTTTGAGAATATTTATCATACACCATTTCCTTAAAGTATTTTAAACCTTGCTTTTCATTCACTATGTTTAGCATATTCAAACTTGTCTTAAATTTATACAAGTCGTCGTCACTTGGATACACAGATATCAAATCATTAAGAAACTCCTTCAGTTTAGTATTGAAAAGTTTAATACAATCTTCCTTCTTCATAGTTTTTATAAAAATGTATTATTAATCATTAAAGTATGTATAATTTTTAAATCATTATCTAAATTTTTTAACTAATAGCTGAAAATTCAACTTACAAACTTTATTTTATTTATGTATCATTTTTAAATCTTTGTCTCGTTGTGATATGTAATCATCGTAACTTATTATCTTATTAGTGTCGGCTTCAGATGGTGTATTAATCTTAGTATCTTTATCCAAGAACTGAAAGCTGTGATCCAAATTGACTCCACTCTCGTTAACATAAGAATATTTATCAGACAGAGTACTACCCATTTCATTCACCATAAATGGTTCTATATTCAACATCTCATTCAAATAAGTAAATAATTCTTCATCAAAAAATAACTTATTCTCATTATTTATTACACACGGTACTCTATTTATGGATTGTGGTGGATTATTCTCTGATACATCAACATCTATCAGGTTAAATTTATCTACTCCAATTTGTTTTATTATCGAATATGCTTCTCTACAAAACTCACAACGTTGACTAAAAAAAAATATGTTATTCATTTCTTTAATGAAAAAAAAAAATTGATTTTAAATAATAATTAATATTATAAATATTATGAATAATACAATGAATAATAATACAGTCTTACAAATAGGAAATGTTTCTCACAAAGAGTTGGACTTCAAAGTAAAAGATATTGATTTGTCTGTTATTAATTCATTAAGAAGAGTTGTTATATCAGAATTGAAGAATGTGGGGTTCTTCTTTGATCCCAATGACTTTACAGAAGATACAGATACTATTATTAAACAAAACGATACTCCTTTACATAACGAGTTCATTCAACATCGTATTTCAATGATTCCTGTTTGTGTCAATATTAATGAACTTGAAAATTGGGACAAAGATAAATATAAATTTGTAATCGAAAAAGAAAACAATACAGGTCAGTTATTAAATGTATACACTAGTGATTTCAAAATATATGACAAGGAAAATAATCTTCAAAAAGAGTTGATGAAAAGGTACTTTCCAGTCGACAAAATAACAAAAGATTCTATTTTAATTACAAAGATTAACCCTAGAAATGGTTCTAAATTTCATTTAGAAGCGTACGCTTCAGTAGGTATTCCAAAGAAATCAACCTCTTACGGAATGATTAGTAACTTTTCAATTGAATTTATTGTAGATGAAAAATTAGCCACTAAAGAATTAGCTAAATATATTGAAGCGAATAAAGAAAAAGCACCCATTGAAAACCTAACTCATCAGTTCAATTCGATAGAAAGAGAAAGACACTATTTCAGGAATCAATACAGAGAACCCAATTATTTTGAGATTAAACTTACATCTGAATGTTCTATCCCTTGTAAATATATTATTCAAAAAGCAGTTGCTAATCTCAAAGAAAAGGTTGTTTCATTCCAAAATTCAGATTACGAAATAATTAATACAGATATGTTATTCACCATTATTATTAGAAACGAAACTCACACTTTAGGGAATCTAATGCAATCGCTAGTTTTTAATCACTTTATTAGAGAAAATATCGATAATACATATGGGTTAACCTATATTGGATATAATGTACCCCATCCGTTAGAACAAATACTATTACTTAAAATTAAAGGTGATAAACTTCTGCTTCTGAATGATGTTAGAAACTTTATAAACGATGCTTGTGATCATGTATTCAATATTCTTAACGAATTCGATTCCCAATTAGAAAAAATAGCAAATTAAATTCCCCACTAATACATTATCTTACAAATACTAAAATATGAATGTGTTAAAAAACAATTTAAATATTTCAGATTTTCTTATTCATAAAAAAACTACTTCACAAACAATTGAATTTTGTTTTTTATATCTTACCGACTCATCTTTCAAAGACAAATCACCCGAAAAACAAATTCAATTAACTACTACGTTAAGAAAAACATTAGGAGAACAACTTAAAACAATTGTTGAATCTAATAAAACATCTCAACAAAAAACATTATTAACTAAATTTGATAAATTAAAATTACATGAAGCGCTATTAGATGAAACGGTTTCTTTGGAAGACGATTTTATTTTTGTCATTGAAAACATTCTTAAATCTCACAGAATTATAACTTCAAAAAATAAATTATTTTATTTAACTAACGAGTTTAAGAAAAATGATAAAATTATTCTTATTCATAAAGAGAAGAACAATACTTTTTTTCCTATTTACTCTAAAGACGACAAATACATTTTTACGTTAGAAGATGATGTTATCAAACTTATCACATCGTTTCAAGAAAACAATTCAATAAACGAATCTGTGTACAACGAAACGGATAAAGAAAAAACTTCTAAAAATTCAATATATATCGTAAATGAAGACGAAATTGAGTTTGAAGATTTTGATGAGAATCTTGTCATCTCTTATAACAATAAAAACTTTGCCCAAAAGTTTTCTAAGGATGAACAAATTATTTATATACAAAATTTGCTTACTTTAATGAAAGATGAAAAAGGTTCGGGATTAAGTTTCAGCGAACTTATTGATAGTAAACCACCAAAAGATATAATGTATGACCTTCAAGAAATTAAGGTTTCTGATGCAAATAAACGATTTGAAGATTATGACGAATACATTGATGGTTTTAAATCTTTTAAAGATGATTTTCGTAATAAACAATATATAAATTCATCCTATTACGAAACAGATCCAGGTCTGATTAATGTGATTAAAAATGAAGATGTATTAAGAAACTCTTTTACAAGTGTTTTGAATAAATTAGACAATTCTGAAAAGGAAATCAATTATGATATTTGTATGGAAAACTTCAGTAAAGCTTCTCTAGAAAATGTGTTAAGTTTTCACAAAATTGAAGTAAAATCAAATTCAAAGAAAAGTTTGTGTGTACTTTTAACAAATTACAACTTTTTAGAAAAACTAACCATTGAGAGAATATCTGACAATTACACTTTAAAAGAACTTCAAGATATAGTAACCGATAATAATATAGATGTTAACAAAACCACTTTCAAATCAAAAGATAAATTGTTACAAGTAGTTATAAATCACAAAGAAACAAAACATATATATGATCACGACATCTTTACTTATGACGAGTTAGCAAAAGTAGCACAAAATCACAACTTGAATGTATATGAGGACAAAAAGCAATTTTTTGATAGTTTAGTCCAATATAATTTATTAAATGGTGCTTCAGCTGTTGTAGATTCACAATGTGATTTAGACCATGATGTCAATTCTGCAATTATGATTAATGATGATGCTGAAGTGGATACTTTAGATAATAGTCTCGAATCGTTTAGACCTATTGAAGAAGATAAACAATCATTCATTGGGTTTTATTTGAATGGTAATCAAAACTCTCCTAATTTCCAAGTATTTGATGTTGCTAATTACATTTCCATTTTAAATAATTTAGAATCGTTTCTTCCTTTAAAATGCGAAATTCATTACTTTGATTCAACCGTTTTAGAAGGAGAAATATTAGAAATACTTGAAGAGGGTTCTCTTTTAAAACTTAAAACCATTAACGACATTTTATATTACAACTTGCAAAATATACTCGAAAATAAATTTTACATTTATACAAACTTTAACGACGGATATAAATATAACAAGCACCATATTTATGAAAACATATTCTTCAAAATAGATGATTACCCTTTTGAAGATATGAAAAAGTTTGTATCGTTGACTTTGAAAGAATATCTAACCGTATTTCATGTTTCATTAACATCCTTTGATTCAATTAATAACACTCTTAAGAAATTTAATACAAACATTCTGAATCTTCACAATAACGATTTACAAGATATCATTCCGTTTATAGAAAATGAAGAAGTTATAAAAAAAGAAGAAAATGTAGAAGAAGAAATTAAAAATGAAAACTTGAAAAGAAAATCAAACTTGGATTTTTTACAATTTAATGAATCCAATATTTCTGACATGCATAAAATGTTTTTGTTACAACAACAAAACTATTTTAGAATCATTCATGACATATATATAGAAAAGTATAAAAAACAAACTTTAGATAATTTAGACACAACTGTCAATGTGAAAAAAACAGATGGGATAAAGAAGAAAATTATACAAAAACATAACTTTAACAGTTTTGAAGAGTTGAAAGAGTATAAAGATAGTATTGAAAAGTCAATAGAACATAACCAAGAAGTCGAAATTGAAGCTAGAGATTCTCATACCACTAAATATTTGTCAGATTTGAATTCTATTCTTGAAAGTTATACAACGTTTTTAAACTCATTTGAAGCGTTTATGGCAACAAAACACGAAAAAGAGTTTATTCTAGAAAAGAATTATGTTAAAAAACAGAAAACATTAGAAGGATCTATTTCTGACTCTCCTACGTTTATCAATTCCGATCCAAACTTACAACATGCGGTACTAGTTGATAATGATGTTGAAACCGATATGGATAAATTAGATTATTTAGTTAAAATTGTGGGTGTTAAGTTGTCCAAGACTGAAAAAGATTATATAAGAAAAAACAAAAAAAATATATTAAAGATTTTAATTAATTTAAAAAAGTCCAAGAATGTGAAAACTTCCAGAAATGATTTATCTAATTATGAAGAATATAGTGAAATTTCTATATATTCTGCTTTCATAACATTATTTGCTCAATTCAAATACGATATTAATGACATATTCAAGCCTTGTAAAGATGTGTATTCGCTTCATGGATTTCCATTAGATGATGCTAAAGAAAGAACTTTCACTAAATATATAGCATGTGTTGTATTTAATAAATTTAGTAATTTGAATAAATATTATCAATCTATTGATTTTTGTGAATCTCAAATACAAGCCATTATAAGAATCATATTTCAAAAGAATCCAGCGTTAAAAGAAATATTTAATAAATTAGATAAAAGTATAAAAAAACCAAAAGAATTAGTTAATAACGAATTACAAACCATAAAACCATTATTTGATAAGAAAGAGTTAGATATCAAAATGAATAAAAGTATTACTAAAGAAATTATTGGTTCAGATTACCAAATACATTCTATAAATAATAAAGATTTCAATTCTTTAATCGATAAAAATACCCCACTTCAAATTGTCAACAAAAAAATAAAGCTTGTGAACTATAAACCATTATTTGAAAAATTCGATTCTAAAATATCCATAATCAAAATTGTTGAACCAGAAATAGTACCAGATACTGAAGAAGTGGATGATGACTTGTTATCTTCTTTGGTTCAAGAGTTTGTAGAGTTCTTAGGTATTGACATTAAAGCGTTCAAAGAGACATTCATATTACAAAGAGATTCTAATGTTTTGAATTACTCACATTTAATTAAAACTAATTTGTTTTTGAATGAAATTTCCAAAAGAGAATTCTTTGAAGACAAGATTGACATCATAAGAAAATATTTAATTAAAAGATCTCAAAATATATCTGATATTGTGTACAACACTTTCTTATCCGTTCAAAACATATTAAAAGAAATTTTTGAAACTGAAAACATCTTTACATATTTGAATAATGAAATGAATGGTGAAAAAAGGTTACATTTTAATACATTTATAAGTAATTTTCAAATATTTATTAACAAAAGTGTCGAAAACTTTATGGACCAAAATATTAACGAAGAAGCATTAAAACAAAAATCTGAAGTTTTGAGAGAAATACAAAAACAAGAAAAAATGTCACGGTATGATAACTTGGAGGACGATGAAATGTACATATTTATGGAATTAGAAAGAACAGTGGGTATATCTATTGAAAGAAATACCAACGAAGAAACTTTGGATGATGTCGAAAATAATGAAATGAATCAAATTTCCGCGGATGACGACATAGAAGAGTAAGGATCCGATAGATGTAATTGTAGAATATCTTTTAAAGTTCGTTTCTTTTGTTTAGTATAACTAGCTAATATATCGTAAGAATTAACTATTCCTTTTACGATTGGTTTATCATTTTCAAATATAACATGAAATCCACAATGTTTACCTCTTCTATACACAATGATTTCATTTCCTATTTTATACATTTGTTCAAATACATACTCTGGGAGTTTCAAAAATTCTATTTTATTTAAATCTCTTACAAAGTTTTTTTTTCTTAAATTAGCTTTTTTAATTTCTCTCCTAAACACACTTAATGGAAACTCATAATCATATTTCTTTCTATCAATAGACACTTCTACATTCAATGAATTTATTTTCTTATTTTTAGGAAGGTAAACACATTGTTCAAAGTTTTCTTTTTTAGTAATGTATTTACTTTTAACTAAAATATAAAAGATTAACAAAATTATTATTAATAGTGTTATAAGTTTCATTTTGATTAATATATAATTTTTAATTTCAATTCTTTTTTTCTTTTTTATAATCTTTGAAGGATGTTTGTACAACAGTCGTAGGCATTTTACAGAATCCGTTCTCACAACCTCCACCATATTCGTTATCATCATCAAAAAAGGGACATTCCATATTTCTTCGACATCTTGCCGACCACTTCATTTTGATAGGTTTTGTCTCTCCCACATAATCATATTCGTGATTACAAGAGTACTTATTGACATAATTTATCTGTTCTATTAAGTTTTCGTCAATACAAGAATAAAATTTAGGTAATACTTTAACTTCCCTTGTCATATGAATATACTTGTTAATTTTATCTACAATGTAAATTCCATTCATAAATGTATGCATTTGATTTTTTAGAAGAATGACATCACCGATTTTTACTTCCAAGTCATCCAACTTGTTTTGATATAATACGATTTTGTTTGTGGTTAAGTTTATTTCTCTATATTTGCCATTTATGTTATTTTCTAATACAAAATTGTATCCATCTTGGTAGCTTACTTTTTGATGTATGATAAGTTTCAATGGTGGTTTTATTAAATTGAGAGAGAATACAAAAACGCTACGATTAAGATCATTATATAAAACAAATTCATAATTTTCAAAATATAATTTTTTTAAATGTGTTAAATCTTTTTCCATAAAGTAATCTATAATATAATAATTTTCAATATTTATAGAATCATTTATATAAAGTAAAAAATCTACTTTCTCAAAATCATAATTGGTTTTTTTAATATATTTAAAGTTTGGTAACTCTTGATTGTTATGAACTTTATATATGTTCTTGAACACTTCTATATGTTGTGGATGCATATAACCGATTTTAGCGTTCTTTGGGAAAGTACGAATGTCGTTAATCGGTTCTGCAAACTTTCTATGTTGTAGAATAAAAAACTTATTGTTATCGTTACCAAATGATTCTACATTATTATGTTTTTGTAAGAAGATGTAATAAATACAAACTATCACAAATAATATTAATAATATTACTTCTAACAACATTTCATTTAAAATTTATGGATATATTTTTATAATTAAATAAATTATTTAATTATAAAACATGAAGTTCCATAAACGGTTAATTTTAAGTTGTCTATTTTTTATTTTGTTTATGTTATTAATTGCTATCATAAAACCATCATTCATTATATCTAAAGATGACAGTATCAAAAAATTTGGCTTTGAGTATAACGAAACAATTTACTCTTTAGGAGTTATTGTGGTTGTCTTAGCAGTGATACTATTTTACATATTTTCAATGATAGATTTAATATCTAATTAATTAAAAAATGAATTACGAAACCAATTTCGAAAAGCTTCAAAAACTGAAAGAAGATTTATACAGTAAAAACTTACAATTGAACTATAAAGAAAATAAAACGGAATTCAAAGTGGATGCATTTTCTGTTAAAAAGAGAAGTTATATTGAAATAGATAGTGAAATAAATAAACTTGTATTAAACCTCGAAAAGTTAAATGTAGAACTATTTTCAATGAAAAAAATGTATATTTACAGTAGATCAGATGTTTTTGAAAATACAATTAGAAGATTAATTAAAGAAATTAACCAAGACATCGAAAAAATAGCTTCTTTAAAGAATGAAAAATTTAATGATAAGATATATATCCAAGTCGGTGAAATAGTAGATAATGCTAATATTGTTATCGAAGAAGAAGTAGTTAAGAAACCTAAAAAGAAAAATGAAAAGAAGGTTATTGAAATTAAAGAAAATGATGTTAAAGAAGATACTAAGAAAAAAGATCCAGAAAAGAAGGTTAAAGAAGTTATTGAAATTAAAGAAAAAGAAGATAAAATAGATTCTAAAAAAGATAAAATAGATTCTAAAAAAGATAAAAAAGATAAAGAAATATCTCCCCAAAAAGCCAAAAATGTGAAAAGCTTTTTATTCAAAACGTATGAACAATGTGTATCTCAAAAGTCGAAAGAACCTACATTTATGACTAAAGCGGATATAGTAAAACATATTAAGGAAAATGATAGAGCATTATTAGAACATTTACCTAAAAGTTTTCAAAATATGAAAAAGGATGAAATTTGTAAAGTAATTTTTCAATCTTGAAGAAATAATTTTAATTAAATTAATTAAATTAATATATAAAAAAAAATATGTTAACGAATAATGATATCCGTATTATATATTTGTCTCTTCTAAAAAGAGAACCTTCGGATAATGAAAAAACGAACGCATCATCTTACGATAGCACTTCCTTGGAAGAATTAATTAAATCAACTTCTGAATATAAAGTATTAAATAATATATTTGAATATAACTCTGAATTTAATAATGATACAAATGTTAAAAAATGTTACAACTTTATTGGGGACTCTTCAAATACAAGTGGACTAATCATAGGTAACGGAAACTATTGTATGGAAACAAGTTTTAAATACAATAAATGTAACAAATCATATATAAAAGATGATTTTATCGAAGTAAACATTGTAGATGTCACAACTATCTATTTTATGGAAATAAATAATGTACACACAATTAGTAATCATACACAAAGCCTTGATATGAATAATTGTGTGTTTATTGATTCTTTCACACTTAGTAACGGTATTAAAGTCAAAATAGAAAAATATCCGTTACATACACATTCAACTTGCTTTTTACAAAAAATTACAATGTCAAGTGTAACAGATTTTGACATGAACGTACTTCATTCTTTTAATGAAAAAACTTATTTTAATGCATTTGAAACAGAAATCAATTCAGTGATGATGAACGTTTCAGAAATTAAAAATGAAAATATAGTTGTTACAAATTTATATAAATTTGACCGAGCAGAAGATGTTGTGAACAAAGGTTACGATATTGTGAACAACGTCATTCATAATAAATTTATGATAAAGTTGTATTCAAATATTGATTCTGTATTTTATGTTTTATCTAGTGCACTTTCTGACGAAAATGAATTATCTAATTTAGAAATTTTAACATCCACTCAACTTTATTCATTTGAAGAAATAATTGCTCAACATATTCTAAAATGGAATACGAAATGGAGTACCAGAATGGATATCTTAAATAAAGTTAATATTACTAATCTACAAAGTCTAAAAAATAATAACTTTAACTATTTAATTAAAAGTGCATTATTTAATATATATTGTGACATTTATAATTATGATGACTTCTTTACTCTTCCCATATTAAATATTTTAAAACCAAATTTAGCTAAAGATGTTTTGAATAAATTAATTAAAGGTTATGAGACAAAAGCGGAAACCACGAATGCGCTAGGAAAATCTGGTACTTTCTTTTATCACACAGTGAAATCTGGTAATAATAATAACAATAAAAGTTTGTTTGTGTATAAGACAGCATTAATATCAATACATATATGGAATTATTTCAGAGTTTCTAAAGATAAAGGTTGGTTAATGAAAGTAGGGTTTGATATCTTACGCTCAAATGCAGACTTTCTCACCGAATGTGTTAAACAGAACTCAATAACTAATGTGTTCGGTTTGGATGAATCTAAATTACATAAGAATAACGCTTTAACAAATTCGTTAGTAGCGTTAGCACTCACTTATACCAATCATGCAATTTATGAATTGAATTATTTATCAATAAAAAAATATGAAAGTATTCCATCTTCAATCCCATTAGCTTTATTTGATGAAAATATGTTAACTCAAGTAACAGGAAACACAATCACTTTTGTATTAGGAGAAGCTAACGGATTTTATCATTATGATATATTTGATTCCACGAATACAAACTTGGGATATCAATTTGGAGGTGATAGTGGATACAAAATAAGTTTACAAAGTAATACAGATTACACTCTCATATTAGATGAAAGTTTAATTAATTATCCCATCACAATAACTCACAGAATCGATAGTGATTATAACAAAACAAAATCTCTTAGCAACTCGTTAGTTATGAATTCAGATGAATTATATGGATATAAATTTAATAATTTTGAAAACACCCAAGGTATTTTTAAAGATCACTTCAATGCAAATTACGGAGAGAACGCTTTCATTAATAGTTCACTTGAAAATGTTATACAACCTTACTATAACTACAATTTTGAATCGTTAACATTTTCCGAACCATTGTTACTACTCAATTCATATTACAGTTATAATTTACAATCGAAATACCCTAATTCTTTTACAGATATAATTAAAGATAACACCGCTTTCTATTCCAAATATTCGTTTGATTCTGATTTCAATAAAGTTCTCTCTTCCGGTTTAACTGCGACCATCGCACAAAACTATCAAAGCTATGAGAAGAAAAGAACCAATATAAATTTATTTTTGAATAAAATGGATCAAATTAAAACGTTAGAACCTTGGGGTGGTGATCAAATGTCTAAAATAGTCTTGTTTACTATGCTAACATGTATATTTGGTTTTAAAATCAAAGGGGAAATGAATGCGGGAAGGTTAATGACCGATGATTATGGATTGAAATATGAAGTTAAAAATGTGTTACCCGATCCTTGGAAAAAAATACAATTGAATAATGTTGGAATCGATAACAAAGCATTCGTTATTAATAATAACATTTACAATGATCAACCATTTTCGGATATAATAGAAAATTTAACTTACAAATATACAATGAACGAAGCATTAAATAACGTGTTCTTTGAAGTTGTGCCTTCGACGCCATTACAAACAAATATGAAAGTTCTTATAAACGATGTCGGAGATTTCACTTCCAATTATACTTTTGATGAAATAAATACAAATCCAAACACATCTTCTTCTACTTCAAATATTGTCATACCATATACAACGTTATCATCTACTACTGACACAACTATACCGATACTAATTCCCGAGTTAGTGAACCGATTTGTGAATGTTATTTATGAGATTGGTTCAAATCAATATGTTGTGAGACAAGCATTTGAAAACATAGTCGACCCAACACCTAATTTTATCAATCCCACAATATATGCATCTACGACTTTAACGACTTTAACGACTTTAACGACTTTAACAACTTTAACAAACTTAAAAGTGAATATGAATCTAAACACATTATATAAAAATACGTATCAACCATTCTCTAATCTTAATATTGATATATTTTACGACAACAATA